TCGGCAATCAGTTCTTCATTAAAATTATCACCCAGCAACAACGCTAGTTTCTGATTGTTCTGCCACACTGCTCGTTGTGACTCTGTTAAACTTCCACTCATCATAGCAAACTCGTCTGTCGTAGCTTGTTCGTAATCCCGCAAAACACGCGCCCCAGTTGGTTCGTTGATGTAATGAGCAATAATATCCCACAGACTAACGTTTTTGCCGTCTACCTCACCCAATGCTTTAGGCGAAAGACGGTCAGGGAATAGGCGATAAGGAACAATGCTGGTTTCCTCATACTTATGAATACCCGGATCCTTCAACACCACCCCAATCGGGCAGGTGTGGTCTGGATTGTGTTTCAACCAAACGCGCATCGTCGCTTTCTGTTCAAGGCGTTTACTTGCCTCTGGAACTTTGCGCCCGGTTTTAACACCCTTTTCGCTGCCATCTGGACTGTCGTATTCATCCTGCAAATGGTTAATGATGAAGATGGTTTCAACTCCAAATTTAGTCATCAACTCATCAAGCATACTTACTTCTACCTTGGGAGCGTGACCAAGTTTGCTCATTACAGCAAATTGACCACCGCCGATTACTTGTTTGTACTTTCCAGCACGTTCCAAAAAGTAAGTTGTCCACGATTTAGCAAAGATTTCCCAGCTATCGAAGACAACGACCTTAACGCCATCAAGTTTCTTGAAATCCTCTAATACAGCCTGTACGAGCGCATGTTCCGGCTTTGGATGCGTAATGTCCTGCAAGATGTGTAGATAACTTCCGTAATGTGCGTAACCACGATTTTTATCACCAAATGATGGATACGGCTTCACGTCGAAGTTAAATACTGCAATCTCGCTTGGCTTTACGCCCGGTCGTCCCAGTGCGAACGAAGTTTTCCCAACGCCCATTTCGCCAGTCACCTGAATAATACCATTAATCATTATTCACCTTCTATCCAACGAGATTCGGCCTTAAAAAACGGGTCAACCTCATTTGGTTCAAGCGCAATGGCAATCCCACCACTACGCTGCCAGTAACGCAATTGGTCATAAGGTCTAGCCGACGCACTAGACATTAATTTAATGACCAACATACTCTGCTTTTGAGTCGCGCCAAGTTCTTGCATCTTGGATAATCCAGCATACAAAATACTCGCACTGTCTTCCGTCATGAACAAGTCCTCGTCCACGACAAGATACAATACAGCACCGTTAGCAACGTGTTTCTGAATTAGCGCGTCGGTAACAACCGGTAAATTCATGGCTGTCGCTATGATGCTAAGTGGTTGCTGTAGTTCTTTGATCACAGGCTTGCCTTCATTGCGTTTAGATCCGCCATAGTGATGCCAGTGTCTTTCCAATCAGTCAGCAGACTAGGAACTGATTTGCCACCAGCAAGTTCAGCCATAATATTCGTCGCGCATTCAGGCCAGTCAGCCGCATCTAGAACCCAACCAGCAGGAACAGGGTAGGTAGCAACTGCACCACCTTCTACTTCAACACCATTTGCGCGGCAATACTCAACGAGTTCTTCTTTTGTCGAGAACGCTGCTTCAATATAATCATGGTAACGCGGGACAACCGTGTCGTCATCCTTGCGAACAATTACGCCATCCTTAAAGCGAACGGTGTCGTACCCAAATGTAGTCTCGTCTTCTGGATTAAATCGAGGATGGCGTTTGCTTGCCAAATGAATCCAAATTGGCGTATCATACATTGCTGATGGAACATTTTGTCGCAATCCATCAGCGAAAATGCCCCACTCGAAAACCGGCTGCATTACACTGTTAACCTTTTCGTTTTTGGCAACAAAGTACAAATTCCAGTCTTCATCTTGCTTGAAATTGATGTCAACTACGCTGGTGTCCTTAATCAACGTAACACGAAATGCTGCCGCACTACCTTTGTCACCCATCGAGGCGGCTTTCTCTTTCGCTTTGGCTACGTCACCATTTTCAACAGCCACGAAACGATCTGCCCGTTCCAATCCTTCTGCAAACGAGAAGAACCCAGGTGTAACAACCGCCTGCTGAAACTTGCCATATAAACCAGATGTACCGGCTTTGGTGGCCTCATCGAGAAATGCTTCTAAATCAAATACTTGTTCGGTCATTAAAAAACTCTCCTTAGTTAAATAAAGTTATATAGGAATAATACCAAAACAATTGTTATATATAAATAGGACAAACGGGTTACGTATTGATACTTGACAATGTGTTAAAATGGTTATTTATATGGGTAAAATGAGTAGAGACAAAGGAAAGCGAGGAGAGCGCGAAAGCTGCACAGTCCTCGAACGTATATTAGGCATCAAACTTCGTCGTTCGCAACAGGTAAAAGGAACGGCCGATTCTGCTGATATTGAACCAGTGGACAGCGAATGGAAATTGCATCCTGAAATAAAGAGAACAGAGAGCACGATTTCAGTAGCTACGTATAAGGCAATCAAACAAGCGGTTGCCGATTGTGGGGATAATATTCCGTTCGTCATGTCTAGAAAAAATGGTGAAGATTGGCTAATTATCATTCGTGTTGATGACCTAATTCCATTTTGTGAAGAAGTGCTAAAAGTAAAGAGCCAGCATACGAAAGGCTGGCTCTAACAAGGAGGGTGAGAGAAGGCTATTTTCCTCGGAGCTTATTAACCCCAAGCACTACGGTATCCCAAACGAGATGGTATGCGGCCGTAGCACCCGCAAATAAGGTTGTTGCCAACGTAACTAATTCAGCTACTCCCCCGTTAGCAAAGTCAATCCCAATTACGTTAGTCCAATTAAGCAACAATACGGTTGCGCCAGACAACACCGCTACTACAATTCGTTGAGCGGCCGTACTGGTTTCTTCGTCAACTACACCAACGTATTTCCCAAAATACTTCAATAACTGCATGATTACCATAACAACTAATGATAACCCTGCGATTGCTTCTGGTGAAAGTCCAATAATTTCCATGTGTGTTTCTCCTGTTTAATTTATTATCAGTCTCTATTATACTTGATAGACTTCATAGCGTCAACAATAAATCCATCAGGAACCTTGTAACAAACAACGGCGTAACCGGTGTACCCCTCATTAGCCGGATAGTTCCTGTAACACAATTTGTACATCTTTCCAATCGCTTCATCTTCATTATAAGAAAGAACAATTACCACATTGTGATTGGTTTCAATTTTGTAACTACCTTGGTAACTAACCTGACGCTCCGCCAAAATCGAACCTGCATAAATCATCATGAATTCACCTCGCTTACTTGCATCGGTATAAATATTGGTTGATTGCCCCGATCTAGCACAACGCCACAACCGAGTACAATTTGCCCGTTATATTGTCTTCCATATGCCATTGCATAGGCGTTCTCGTCAAGTCCACACCCGACATTAAGTGCATACCAATTTGGGCCAAGGTATTTAACCCCAGGATTAATATGTGTGTGTCCCTGTACAATACTGCGTCCCATTTTTAACGCTCTGTTATATGCCGCATGAGTCCCACCAGTTACGCCGTGTTCGTATGTAATCCCATCAGCAACCCATGATAAGCCCCATTTCCATCCGTCTGGACTTCCCCAAATTTCTTCAAACGAGCGGATATACCGTTTGGGGATGCCAGATTTAAAGGCACGACGCATGGGTCGATCATCATGATTACCAATACAAATGTATGCGTCAGGAAAAGCATCGTACCATTTCTGTAATGCAAGCTGGGCCTGCTTGGCCTCATGTCCAGCAGAATATCCATCTGGATCAGAGTCCCATGCCGAAAGCGCGTGTTCATCAACTACGTCACCAATAAAAACAATGGTATCGCAATTGTATTTTTCTCGAACACCTATGCAAAAATCTAAATACGATGGGTGACTAAATGGCTCGTGAATATCTCCAATGACGAGAATGTTATTAGAACCAATAATATGTTCGTTTACAGTATAAGATTTTACAGCACTATCTTTTTTGACTTCACCTTGAAGCCGAGATAGTTTATCTTGCATATCACTGCCTAACGAGGTTTTGATCAACACCTGTGGCGTGTTGGCTAGATTACCTACAAATCGGTAAAAACGCTTTCTGCAAGCATTGCCAGTTAACTCTGTGTCGAATGTGTCGTTTACTAAATCGGATAAGGTATCCCAGGTGATTTCTTCGTCAGATTGCTTCGTTGTGTAAATAAAAAGATTAATCCTGTCGTTTAATTCGTTGTTATTCATAAACTCTCCTTGTAAGAATTATATCACAAAGAGTACATGACATAAAACGATATATCTATAGCACTAAAGTAATATTGTACGGCCGTGGTGCGGTTGTTATAATGTTGGGGACATTTGAACACACCTCCATGTAAAACCCCTGTGATAATTTCATGGGGGTTTTCGTTTTAGGCGATTAGTAGACGATTGTTGGTTGATTATGGTATAATGGGGTAATTATAAATAAAAGCTCCAGCGGTGCTGATACACCCTAGAGCATGACCGACTAGATTGGATAGCCGATATATAGATGTTAGCGTACTCAACCAGTCTTGTCAAAGGATTGGTTTTTTGTTATGTATAAGAAGTTTAATGAAACACGTGCCGAAACAATTTTTGTGGACGAATGGATAGAAATGGTTTGGGCAAGTTCTGTCAAGGATTATTACGAAAGCCTGGGATATGAATACACGGGCTATTTAGATAAATTCTGGGTTCATATAGACGATCTGGTAGCGTCTTCTGGGGTATATGTCAATGTTCAATGCCCGGTCTGTATGGAAATCAGAAGTTCTCGGCGAAGTCAAACAAAATATTCTGGACACACTCTATGTAGGGGATGTACGAAAATCCTGGATTTAACGAACATTAGATTTGGCAGATGGGTTGCTCTCCACATACACGAGATTGTTAATGGGCAGGTTTATTGGATGTGCCGATGCGATTGCGGAACAGAGAAGCCAGTTCAAGGAGCTAGTCTAATGAAGAAAAACACAACGTCTTGTGGTTGCTACCGACATGAGTTTTTGTCTTCTAGAACAGGAAAAAAAAGCCCGGTTTGGGTGGGGCCAATCACTCTCTGTTGCGAACAATGTGGGACGGAGTACGAAGCCAGGGATTCATGGGATGCAAAAAGGCGAAGATTCTGTTCAAAGGAATGCCAGGGCGTTTGGGCGTCTGAAAATAGAGTTGGGGAAAATAGTGCGAATTGGAAAGGCGGCGATGTTGAACTGAAATGCGAATGGTGTGGAGAATCGTTTCTTGTGCACCAAGGCAGGGCTAACGAGGCGAGGTTTTGTTCTAATGCATGTGTGGGAAAATGGCGCTCAGAAAACATCATTGGCGAACTTCATCCAAATTGGGATAGCAGTTTGTCTGATAGCGAAAGATATGTCAATAGGAGTTCTATAGAATATCATCAATACATAAAAGACGTAATGAAAAAAGATGAATATACCTGCCAAATCTGTGGAGGTACGGAAGACATAGAGGTTCATCATCAATATTCATACGCGCACTACCCAGAATATGCACATGACGTTCGTTATGGACTTGTAATGTGTGAATTCGATCACAAGTCGTTTCATAGCTGGAATGGGGGATATAACAAAAGGTGCGAACCGGCAGATTTGGATAGGTGGTTGTACGAAACTGCGTAAATAAAAAAGACCCTCATCGCGAGGGTCTTTTTGTTATACTTTAAGAGTAGCAGTTGGGAGGGATGTTGTTCAAAAATTCCATCTTTAGAATTCCGTCCTCAGCACTATTGATTGATTGCACGTCGACTTCAAGAATTTGCATATCTGAGTCCTCGCCTCGCGAAACTTCACTGTAGTACAACTCCGTAAGGGATGCTGTCATTTTTTGGAATACGCCAGTCGATAATTTATAAGGCGATGTCCAGGTGGCTACCATTCGATTCGAGCTTGCTCCAGACCAGACCTCATACTCGCTTTCATCATTAAATAACAACCGCATACTTCCTTCAAGCATATTTGAACCGAAGAAAGCCCCTTGTGGGCCTTGTTGATTTACGGCCGTTCTGTAATTGCGATTGCCAGCCGTATACGATAGCGTGAGGTCGAGTGCCTTTTCAAAAGGTACAGAATCCCTAGTTAAGCTCAATGTCCACGCAGGCCACACTCGCACCGCGCTAACCGCTGGTAGGTCTGTCAAGTCGCAAGTTGCGGTCGGGCGACCTTCCCAACTAACTGAACCAGTGATTAGCCCATCTCGCGCCTCGGCTGGTGTGCTCAACTCAAACTCAGTTACCAGCATTCCTCCAAAAACTCGCATTCTCGAAGTAGCTCCGGCTGACGGATCGCCCATGGATTGAATACTAAATGTCGGGTTGCTACTGCCGTTAACACTAACGATGTGCTGGAAATACTTGATGCCATTAATGCTAATTGTTGCATCATTATCTGACCATGCGGTGATGCTGCTTGCCCCAATCGCACTAAACGAAGTTCGTGTATACAGACTACCAGATGAAGTGAAACTAATAATTTCACTCGCGGAGAAACCGTCGCTATCTACCCCCTGAACGTTAACCCAGCCTGGGGCAGAAGTGCTACCTACATAAATCTGTAGAATAGCCCCGCCATCACCCGGCTGATTAACTAATACAATCGATTTGCTAGTAGCCGCCGCAACCGGTTCAAGCTCAAGCATACTTGCGCCGTTTGTAGACGGAACCGAGTTACTAGACATGCTACCCAATGCACCGTAGACGATCAAGGGTAAAAAGTCCATCGTTACATCAAAGGAAAAATCTCCATCAGACCATCGACGACCAACGACTGGACGACGATTGTATCGCGCTCGGCTTCCGGCTCGTCCTTCTGGGAATATCGTGGCTTGTCGATCCCATAGATCGGGTGTACCACTTACCGTGATAGGAACCCAAGGGCCACCTTGCCAATAATAAGGATTCGCACTGAGGCTCGGAGCAACGCCATAAACGTCTTCCCTTGCAATAGCAAGTCCTATGTTGAATGTTGATTGTGGTACACCACTCATAGTTTATCTCCTAATAATTAAAATACTTAAAGTATTATACATAATTCCTATTTACTAATCAATTAGTTCCCCTGAACTCCCACTGTAGCACAAGGCCGGTATAATCAATGCCCTGCCAATTCAATAACCCACCTGCACCATAATTCCAACTACCAAAAACAGCGCGTTGAGCACCTAATGATAACAGGTCTTCCATTACAGCGCGTTCCTGAAACTTCTCTCGGAACTTACCAGGAAAAGGTAACACGGCATTTTCTAAATACTTAAGCGTCCCACCTTGCGACATACGTTGAGCTACAAAGAGTAACCCAGTAATATTAATGACGTTCTCCCAGCGATTAGGATGAGCCTTAGTATCTTGTGTACCTTCACTTGGATAAAACACAACGGCCGGTATCACACCAGTCCCAATGCTATCAGGATTTTGCGCGAAACCATACGCATTTCGGATCCCATCAATCGTTCTGCAATGGGTAGCCAACTTGTCTATTATTCGTTGTTCGGCATCGGCCGTAAAATTCGCCATTAGAAACTACTCACATCTATTCCACGATAACGACGAAGCGCATCACGAATGTCTTTCGGCCAACTGTCTGCAAGTTCAAACCCACCCATTTGCGGGAAGAAATGTCTTGTACCAGTTGGGTTATTCCTAACTTCGTATTGCCAACGAGCCAGTCGCATGGTATTAATTTTAATTTCGTATTCCGGTTCCCAGATTTGAACCAACGTACCGCTTGCGTGATCTCGTGCTGTTGTACCATTCATCCCACGGATTACGTGTGTGAAGTTCTCTGGGCTTGCACCGTATCCAGTATCGAGAACATAAACAAATTCTGTGTCAGAACCGCTTCCAAGTCGCCAAATTTGTTCACTCTTAAACCGTGGCGAAAAACCAATGTCGTTATAACCAGCAGATGAACCTGTGTACAACGTTGTGTTACTTGCCGCCATGTCATCCAACAAACAAGTTCCGCTGTTTATCCACGCTTCGTTAGTATACTCATAATCACTGCGATAACCTTCAATAATATCAGTTACTACACTACGACGAGGCGTACCAGACCAGTTAAGCAGACTACCGCTGTTGTCGCGAATCTCCGCTGTGTTATAAGGGGTTAGGTTCCAGTTGTCTCCACACCGTAACATCACAGCATCGAGAGATATTGGCTGATCCCCAGCCTGCCCACTTAGACCAATTAGCTCCAAAAACATATTGGGATATTCAACAGTACGGCCGTCAGGGGGATGATCGAAATACAACGTTCGTCTTGTTGGAAAGAACTTTTTGCGCGTGAAACGATCTACACCACGAGATGCCTGAATTAGATAATCACGAAGAATCACATTCAAGCCGCTTGATGTATTATCATTAAAATCGAAATAACTTTTTAGTTCACTGAGACTCGCGTAACTATTCATAAATAATCAAAAAAAGGGGATGGCCTGAGTAGACCACCCCCACAGGCATATTGCCATTACGATTTTAAAAACTACGCAATCACATCGCTGAGCACAGTCGTGCCGGTCAATTGAGTTACAGGCACATTACGTTGACCCTGTACTTCAAAAATAACCGTAGCAACTGTGCTGCCCCCAGTATTGTCGTAAGACAGACGATACCAAGTTGCGCTAGATTGCAGCGGCATACCCCGAACAACCAGTTGAGATGCAACGGGCGCAATACTCAAACCAACTTGTTCAAAGGTGCCATTAGATGCAGCACTGCGCTCGATGTTAAATACCGTCTGTGCAGAGTTTGCCACAGCCAGTACGTTCAGCCAACGACCAGTCGCGCCAATGTTAAAAGGATTACTGGAACCCCCGTCTGCGAAAGTTACACCAGACAGAGCCACAGCATATTGGATAGCACTACCATTCATTCCATTCATTTCATTATCTCCTTATGCGCTAACCTTTTGGGCCTTGAATCTCCAAGGCTCTACAACTGCACCACCTAACCGGCGACGCATGAATAGCGCAACTTTGTTTTGACCAGTCGTGGTAGCATCCATTACTCGTTCCACCGTCATACCTACACGGTCTGCGATAACATAACCATTGAAATTACCAAAGATCAATGGATATTTATTTACGCCAACGGCCGGAATCGATTCCGATTCGTAGAATGGATAACCCAATACGGTCGCAGGTTCACCAGCGCGGATAGCCGGTTCCCAAAGGTATTGACCAGTCGTGTCTTTCAGCTTGCGGATTGCGGCGTGTGTACTACGAGTACCCATCAGAATAGCACCGTTGCGATACTGTTGAGGAAGCGAGTAAACCAAGTCAATCAAACCGTCTGCTAACAACGTGCTGGATGCCCCAGAATTAACTACTGCTACACCAGTTACAGGGATTTCTTCTGCGCCGGATCGTGCGCCCAAAATACCGTAAGGAACGTTCCCGCCCGTACCGGTGATGAAGCGAACATCTTCGTCGATACCAGCGGCTTCACCAAACAACTCGGCCATCATCTGAATCATGTTAAAAGCACTGTCTTCTAACTGATTCCGGCTCAAGTCAACTCGCGCCATCGTGGTGTGAATCGGAATACGTTCCATACCAAATGTCGGATTAGTCAAAGCGGCAGATGCGTCAGATGGATTTTCATCAATCCAGGTCACAGTCACAGCAGAGGTATAACGATCATCCCCGCCCAACAACTTGGGCCATTCAATAGCATCACGATTGGTCGTAACCTTTCGTGCGTATCGGCGAACAACACCAGTGTCAGCGATTTTCTTCACCATCTGCGCCCGATAATCTTCCGGCACTAGATAACCACCAAGTTCACCAGTTGATTCGGCAATAGTAGCTTTGACGGTCTTGTAATCAATACCATCACGTACGTCTTGTTCAATTTGTTCCGGCAACATGATCATCGTCTTCAACAGATTTTCTTCATTGCCACTCACGCGACCAGTACGCACGTATTTCACAAACGCACTTTGCTGGTCAACTCGTTTTTGCTGATAATCACTCCCATACAGGTCTTTGATAAGAGCAGTCGTTGCATCTTTGTCAGTACCGAATTTCGTAACATACACATTTTTTGTCGTGTTGTTTTGTTCAACATTTTCTTCGGTCGTTTCAAAGGGCAAACGAGCAGCAGTTTTAACCACAGGTTCAGAAACTTCTTTACTCTCGAACTCAACGGCCGTAGCTGCATCAACAGCCTGTAGCGATTTGATTTGAGAGGTATAGGTTTCAACCTGAGATTGATAACTAGCAGCGCGTTCTTGCAGTTTTGCTACTTCATCCATTTTACCGTCAGAGAGTGCAGTATTGGCCTCAGCCAAGACCGTCTTCACAGTCCCTAGCAATTCGGCTCGTTTTGCAATCAATTCTTTCAGATTCATCATTTTCTCCTAACTAAATTTCTAAAGTAATTTCTGTCAATCGGGCTTCCAGTTCCTGCTGTTTTAACTCCCGTCCTAGACGTTCCTTCTCGGAACCGTTGTCATCATCGGTCGATTCAACTTCTAGTTCAGGAAGTCCCGCTGATTTATAATGTTTATTCAACTCCGCAATTGGAGTATCTACCATTCGGTATTCTGCTGGGCGATGTGTCCCAGTCATCTCCACCATAGGCCATCTAGTGATCTCACCAGATTTCGTAACTCGTTTGGCCGCTGACAACACACCAGACGATGGATATAGCATCCGTTTCTCAATAAGTGGCTTAACCAGCTTTTTATATGCCTCGTGTTCAGTGATCTTAGCCTTAAACCACATACCAACTTCATCTTCTTCCATTTCAGTGACTCGACCAATCACGGTGGATTTAATCGTTCCGTCCATGCCGTGGTCAAACAAAAATGGAATTGCGCCCATGCCATCGAAAACGCTTTTAATCTCGGCTGTTTTTTGCGTGAAATACTCTCCGTGGTAATCCTTATTTTCAGAATCTCCCCACAGAATTCCGTATGCACCAATTTCATCATCACCAATGGCTTTAATAGCAGTTAGAAACGAGGCGTACTTTGTTTCATACCCAGCCACTCGCTTGACCTTTTCCCATTGATTAACATCGGAAATTTCAACATCTTCTCCATCACGAGAATACGGAACTTTCCACAAATCCTTGTCCTTCTGGGCAATGACATAAGTCGGAAACGTTTCTACAATCCAGCCACTATAGCCAAATTTTTCTTCCCACTCGTGCCGAACGTCAGAAATCATTGCGTCGAACGAAATCTCGTCAATTGATTCTGTTTGAACATCTTCTAATTCAGGTTCTTCATCCATAATTTCGCATAGCCTAAGTAATTAAACAAAAAAAGAGCGACAAGCCAATTAAGACCTGTCGCTCTGGGCGATCTAAATATTCGTTTTTATTTTATGTTATCCTGCCCCGCTTGTCAAGGACGGTGTTTAAAAAACAACCAACCGCCAACTCCGAGGCCGATAACCAGCAAAATAGTACCACAAACTTGTACTGCATTATCTATCAATAACCCAAATAATCCGATGTCACTTCCCATAATTTCTCCTACGCTAATAAACCTTCTAACAAAGGCGTTTGCCAGTCGTAAGAAGATTTAAATAACGTCATATTGCCATCCATGTCCAGGTATTTAGAAAATAACCCGTGTTCGTATAAATCTGCATTAATCCAATCGCGTTTCTTTAACTGATTATAGAAATAAGCACCATACGCGAATTGATTCAAATTGTCTACTTCATGCAATCTGTCAAACATGTACGTGTATACAGGTTCCATATCAATTGGTTCACCAAATCCAATCGCTTGATACGGTAGGACAACAAAGTATTCAACAACATCACGATATTCATTAGCAATGTTTAGCATAGTGTCCACGTCGTTAATACTCATTGGAATAAAATGAAGATTAAGTTTTGTGATGCCGCATAGCTTTTTAATCGCAACTCGCCAGTATTTCTCTAAATGAGCATGGGTAGTAACAGCAACTCCGCCAGCATATTCTTCTGTAGCATCGAGAACTGTATTAGACAAATGCATTCCGTTCGTTGTGTAATTAGGCATGATACCCAATCCGCGAATTGTTTTCATGAACTCAGGGAAATCTGGATGCATCGTTGGTTCACCAGCCCCACCAATCGCAATCTGGAACGGCCGTTCATTCATGCTCATCGAACCGAAATACTGCGTTGCCTTGCCGACTACATTGTCATAATTCTTCCCCCGTGGTGTTGAGCTAATATAGCAATACTGACACCTACCGGCGCATAGGCTATTTATTGCCACATCGTAGAGTTCTGGATACTGCAACTCAGTATAGTCATTACTATCACAGATTCTCCAATGAACAGTTTTCCCGCTTGGGGAGAACAATGCCGCATAATTGCTATCACTAAATACACGTTTTCTAACCATCGTATGATGCCTCGTGGGAAAACAATCGCTCAACAAGTTTGCCTATTTCGGTAGGAGCACCGTCTTTGAGAGAAATCAAATACGATGATTCACGATATTCATAATCATTCTCGAAAAAATCATCTGTAATAATTCCTTCTTTAACCAGACCAAGACCAATATCAATAATTCGCTTACGTTGATCAGCACTATATGGTTCATCAAAGATAGTTCCGTAATGCGACATAATAGTTGCGGCATCATCTTCATCCATCTCTTCAAAATACTCGTCGATATATTCCAGCTTGCTCATATCTTTTACTACTACAATATCAAATACATCACGAGACTTCTTTTCTGTTCCAAAGTGCTTCAATAATTCATCAATGAAATTGTGCATGGTATCCGGCGAACTCGCCATACTGTACACAACTGACGAACTGTTTGTAATAATGTCTGTGCTAAACGGTTTAATAACAATGTTCATTTATCTTATCCTTTTGTAAATTATTTAACTTCTTCTGGCATATTATCAAACAAAATCAATAACAAGCCGCAACTACCAAATAAAAACATCAGCACTTGCCAATACGCGCTTGCACCAATTGTCCACAATGTCGTACCAATCAGCAACGCCATACAAAACATGCCGATACCGGTTTTTGTGTTAATACTCATCATTTAAAACAGTTAGAATGCCTAACAATAGTAACATACTACAGATACATAATACAAATGGGTGTTGAAAAAAATAGCCAAACGCAACGGCCGTTATTATCATTGGTAATCCAGCGATTCGTTTCATAAACATTCCTGCCCCACATATTTCATAACCATACTTGACGCATTTTTACCATCGACCATTGCAAACAAAGCCCCACTATAACGGTGTTCTTTTACTGCGACAGCGAATTCCTTCCTGCTCGTTTTTGGCGCAGCGTCATATGCTCGAACTATTTCCTGTGTAATATCATTAGAAACAGTATTGAATTCGTCGTACCATTCCTCTATTTGCTGAATGAATTCATCTGGAATATCAGGCATGTCTTTGCCATTTTTCCACATTTCATATGCGTTTTTTTTGCTAATATTATTAATGATTTTATGTAACCACACATAATCATCGCCTTTTACTTTAAATCTCTGCCCGTTGCTATATAGCAAAACATATCCCTCTTGCTCTGTGCCAACTAATTCGTTAGCAGCGCAAATCACTTCCTCGTAACTGTTGAGTTCGTAAACAACCGGCGTACTAAACCCCATGTATGTCGCAAACTCTTTAACAGTTGAAAAGGGTAGTTCATCACCAGTATATCTGTCAAAAATAGCCAATAAAACCAAATCGGTTCTATCTCCATAGTTAACAACTATCGGAGACAATTCTTTATTCTCTGGGTAAATTATTTCAAATAACAGAGTCCATGTATATGGTATCTCGTCTACATAGAAATATATATTCAAATAATTCGTTGCCCAAGCGGCCTGATTGGAAAAAAATGAGCCACGAGTAGCAATTTTGTGTTCACCGTCTTGTCGATACAAAATACCAAGACTGCCATCAACTTTCTCAAATACATTCACGAGATGAGTACCGTTTCTTGGTAATGCAACAGATTCGCCACTTGCTCCATATTGCTGACCGTAATTAAAGAATTTTGGAAATGGTTGCGCAACTATCTCTCCAGTTGTCTTGTCAATAATCAATCCACGACAAACTCGCTCGTATGCATTCCATTCGTTAGCCCATTGCGCTTCATGAGTGTAGCTAAACAAAACCAAGCTGCCATTGTGATCTGTTTTAATTCGGCCGTATTTTGTCCAGTCAGTTTCTCCGGCTAATAACGCATCTCTTATTTCTAAAGCGGTGTCGATTAATCTCATTAAAAATCCTTACATAAATAACGTAACAACATAACCAGTCGCTACAACAAAAACTGGGCGTAATAAACTAGACACTATATTTACAACTCCATCCTCTGTACTCGCTTTTTTACTGGAATCAGTTTTCGGTGTTTCGGTTGTAAGCATCCCAATTAACAACGCAATACCAATGGCAACTGGTATCGTTAATTCAGGGACATTAAAATAAGGAATAACAAACCATCCCCACAATTTAACGAATGCCCAACCGTTCAAAAGCGCACTCGCAAATATAATTGATACATACAATATAAACAATCCAACGTATTTCATAACAATCTCCTACCAACGCTCGTGATAATTTGTTAACTCTTGGACGAATTTATCAAACTCAATTTCCATAATATCAAAGTAATCCCAAGTGAATCGTTTTGCGAAATACTTATTCCCACTCTTGACTAATGTCCATGTATTAAAACCTGGACTTAACCAACCTTCTGTCCATACAGACATCAACGGATCGATTGTATTTCGCTCTTTATCAGTCCACGCTCCATCGTATACATGGCTAATTCCATTTGGTTCCATATTTTTCATAAACAAAGATGCAATATTCATAACAATCTCCTTAAGTAATTTCGATTATTATATAACATAAATTAATTCGTCACAATGGTAATAAAGTGCTATGTCTTGACTACTGTATAGATTTGTAGATAATGTAAGTATGATCCAAAACTAACTAATGTAGTTCAGTATTAGGTAACGGCCGTGGTTGTTACTGTGCTGGACAGAATGTGAATGTGAGATCAACTAGGCTAACACAGGTTGGCCTTTTTTATTTCTATATACTATTCTTTCATTATTTATAGGAATTATTTTTGTTACTAAAAGTCATTTACTGTCGTTGATAAGTGCGTGCGTGTGCCTTTTTGACTGTGATGCACAGACTGTGACTGGTTGCAACTGCTGTCGCTAAGAAATATGTGATAACTGTGTGGATTTGTGACAAAAATATGTGTTGTGTGTTAAAAAACGAGGTGCTGTTCCAACGCAAAAAACCGGCTACCCGGCAATCAACTTAAGCAAATCAGTGTTATTCTAGTTTATATCGCCAGTTCCCTTTATTCACTTCGCCCCAGTTGATTTCACTAACAAGCACACGGCTGTGTTGATTCTTTGCCAGCTTAACCAATTCGATTTCCATGTCGTTTGCTACTGTGACAAACATGCGTTCGTGCTCTTCAATCGCTGCCTGTAGCGTATCGGCCGTCGGGTTTAGGTGACGAGTACGATTAACAACTTCTTTATGAATCGCAATTAAATCACTTGGCTTGCCACTGATGACAAAGATGTGGTTATAAACATCGATGTATTCGCCATCTTCTTCAACTTCTTCCACGGTTCGTTGGTAGCCACCTGTCACACGCGAGTTAGGCGGAGTAGCGAAAGTGGCATCGACCCACTGTGCAGTCATGTCGCTCATGCACAGAATGATGTCACCATCTTGCGGCTCAATAACGCACAGAATAACTAATGTTCCATCAGGTTGCGGAATACGCATCACTCGTTCGATACCATGTTCACGGCGCAGTTTGTTGCAATCATTGTCATCGCCAACAACCTGGACAACGGTTCCGGTTTTGAAGTGCGCCATTGTATCAACAATGATATTGAACTTATCCATGCGGAATTGTCTACTACAGGACTCGCATTCATTTTTGTTCTTACAGCGATAAGTCCAGTGTTCAAACGTTCGCGTGGCATTGTTTAGCTTATAACTAGGAAACCAGCACCACGCTACCGGACTGGACATCATGTCGGCAATTACACCAGCGCGATGACCCTCGGCTTCCGCTAAGAATGCGCCAAGGTTAAATGAATTTTGTTCAAATACTTTTTGATCTAACATATTAACTCCAATCTATTTGATCTTCACGAATCACTTCTTTAGTCACAACTTTCTTAATCGGGACTCTATTGTATTTTCGGGCAACCCGTAGCAATATCTCATCTTTTTCTCTTAGGGCTTGTTCAATTGTGTCAAAGTCAGGTAGGATGTGTCTGGACGCATGTTCTGATTCTTTCAATACTGCTTTTACTACTTTATCAATATTATCCCAATAGAATGTTGTTATTTCGATTTCTTTTATTCTTGGCGCGTTCATGATTTCCTTCTCTTTCTAATCTCGCTGATTATTGTGCCAAGTTGTCCAGTTCTATGGAATTTCCCACAATAATCACATTTGTAATATCGCTGCCCTTTTTGATAAGCGTCTGACTCATTATCATAAGCAACTTTATAAGTACAAGATCGCTGTCGCCGTCTTTTTTCTTGTGCTTGCTCAGAAAACTCACTGTACTTATTCATAATTAACCTTTCAGTCGGCTAGATAGGAATCGAACCTATAAGGAATAATCCAATTGATTTTAAGTCAATCGCGTTTGCCAATTTCGCCACTAGCCGTACAAATCTATTCTCGTCAATTTTCAACACGAAAACTTTGCACAACACCATCGAACACTGTGATTTCATTCCAGTATCTTCCGTTTACCTCTCTTTTGGTACAATACACTCGCATGTAAGCAGTCCCGTTTTCTGCGTTACTACTATCATCATTGTCATCTGCTTTGCATTCGTGAGCAATAACAGTTGTCACATCATTGTTGATTAGCGTGATTTCATAAGATAGAAGCTGGTCTTGATACTGTGCGCTCATTGCGTCTTCTGTGGCATTGATGTCTATTTCGTACCCCTGTCCATCTTGGCACGATGTTGATAAAATAATCACAAAAATTAATACCGCCATTAGTTTCTTCATAATATTCTCCAAATAAAAAAGACCATTTACTAACTGCTCAAAGTTTCCCTTGAGTGCCACCCCAAGTCAATTATCTAATACACTATTTACGGGCTTATGTATTTAGACGACTAACTTTGAAGCAGCTAGTAAATGGTCTTTTAGTATAGCACAATTCCGTAAACAATAGTGTGGCAGACTATTGCGGCTAGTTAAAAGTTAAATTGTTAAGTGTTGAGTGAGGAGATTTACAACTGTTTTATCTAAACCCTCTTGCCGAAGTACCGAATTCAGTCTCGACTTTCAATCAACAACTGTCAAAATGATACTACCATACGGCCGTTTTGTCAACCAGTACCATTATCCCAATTAAGTTCCCCTTGTGATTGACAGTCCAATAAATACCCCAATAAAAAACGCGATTACGATAATTGTTAAGATAGTTATAATGCTCATTTCACCTCATCAGACCATTGCTTTCGGTAATAGTCATAATACGGTTCTACAATTCGTTCATTAAAATTGCCTACGGTTAATTCATTAAGCCAGTCATCTTCCTCTGGCGAACCGGCCGTGTTTTTGTAGAATTCAACAAATGCTTCTGTTAATAGTTTCTCTTTGGTCGCAACTGTGTCGTATGGATACATATTCATCATATGATTGATGTGGTTTACATACCATTCAAGTGGATGAGATAGCCCACAGGCCATTCCTAATTGCGCTGTGTAGATGAATGTTTCCATTTGCTCTACGGTCATCTTTTCTTCTTCCACGATTCCTCCTATATCAATACAAATGATAAGAATAAAATAATAGATATAATAATCATGCCGATGCTAAATATTACTAAATCGTTCCAGCAATCCATTCTGTTCCAGAATTCCATGTCATCCCATCGTTCGTTCTCAGAGTCATTCATTAGTCACCAATCCGTTGTACAAATAAATATCCTCACCATCCCAGGTAAATTCGGTTATGATTGGTTGGTCATATTCCATGTGATTATACCCATCTGGCACAGTTGCATGTGGGATTACATCGTTTGGCTCAAATTCAACTCGCAACACAACACCACAGCGGCATTTCTTTGATTTGAAATTGTTTAGTTTATTCTCTTTTCCACAAATACATCTAACTACTGCATACATATTTCACCTCATACCCGAAGGTAATACTTACATTAGTGGCAAGCCGTATTTATTTGGATACCAGAGTTTGCATAATGTCTCTTTTGCAATTTGATATTCAGTGAGTAAATCGGCCGAGATTGGAACATTTTTTATAAACGCCTTTTCCCGCAATGCCTTCAATTCGCCCTTGAATAGATTTTTCTTATTTCGTTTTGTTGCCTGTTTGGCTAGCCTAGTTATTTTCATTTCGACTCCACAGGTGATTGAAGTTAATGAATTCAGGCAATTCTTCGCATTCAAAGAATTCGTCGCCAGGAACAAGCCATTCTCCATTCTTCAATTCAGGCTTTCCCTCATAGAGATAAGCAGAGCCGTTTTCGTCAAAGGCGAAATATTTATAATTCTCTGGCACGGCATCCCAATTGATGGAGATGATTGGTTGCGGCCGTTTTTCAACAGTTTGTTTCCAGTTGTCATTGCTTGGTTTGCATTTCATAAAATCTCCCGTAATATCAAGCCACCCATAATTGCCCATACTCGGTTTTTTCTTGTACCAGTACCAAGCACCACTGCCGTCCTGTGCAACATATTTCGCCCAACTCGGCGCGTCTTTCCAATTTGGCTTATTCATAATATACCTCCCAAAAATCTTGAATTAATTCTTCGTCATCAGTAAGTTGTTTCAGCACTCGTCGGAGTGCGATTTCTTCGCCAATGTATTGGTCGTAATTATCGTTGACTGAACAATATGCATAATCTTCAAGCACAGTAGTTGTGTTGTTTTCGTCAAATGCGATAGAACAACCAACGGCGCGATTTGCATATGCATCGTGACCAACTCGCATGGGTGAATCAGACATATTAAGATACTTGAATTCTACCGTATAGTCGTATACATGGAAAATCATGTCGCTTCACCGTATTGTTCATGGTACTGAATTCGCAAAACAAATTTAATATCGTCTTGTTCTTGCTTAGTTAAGAACCAATAATTTCGCAGCTTGTTTTTGAGTTTACCAAAATCCTTATCGTTCACGTTGTTCTCCTATTTGTGACCATGCCTCTCTGTATATTAATACCTTATCATCTACATCAACATCATCCCAATCTGGTAATACATCTCTGTTCTGCACCATATCAAACTCTTGTACCGCTCGTACTTTGTCACCTTCCAATAAGTACACGGTCATTTTAGCCACGTGTACTAAATCAGAAAACACTTCATTATCCATTATACATTTTCTCCCACAATTTCCATGCTTGCTCCTTTGATAATTCTGGTTTACCCAACAACGCCCTCATTCTATTTATCTCTCGTAATGTAAACTTGTGGTCGCCAGAGATATTTTTAAACGAGACTATTTTACCATTTCTTAACCAACGATAAATAGTGCGTCTGGACACGCCAAGAAATTCAGTTACATGTCCGGTATAGAATTCGTAAATGTCATCCATTACCATCTCTCCCACAGTCTGTAACTCAAACTCGTGCATATTTTAACTAGCTTCTTGTCATCTAATTTACGTGCGCTCAAGTCAGGTGCGCGACGTACTATTTTCATAACCCCGCTGTCGGTGATTGTTATCAACCCAGCATACGGAGGAAGTTCGCCAACCACAGGCCAAAAACCATGCACCACAAAATAGAACCGGCGTGGAATATTACCTGGACTTGGCGAATTAAAATAACTTCTCAATTGATTGTGTTTTGGCTTGTTGAAGTCATTCAGAAAATCTGCCCTGTTTAGCTTTATCTCATATTCATGCGCATACCCATATCTGGTCACTCCCACGAAATCGCTCTCTGCATTATTGAATAAATAGATATTCGGTATGCCGAATTTATACATGTTCCTCACAAGAACAAGTTGCTTGTATAGTATTTTCTGAATGTCCTTCTCTGTCATATTGATATTATATAATCGAATTGATTGCGATGATATAGTACAAATGTGTCATAGTTGATTTTCGCATAGCGGTGACATATAATGGCAACATGGATAAATTAAAAACATTTCCCAAGAGTACGGAAATATTAGAAGTTTCTGAACTCGGCATTGACGACGCACCCGGTGTGGTGTTTGAATTTTGGAAGAACCCCAGCAAGCCCACTGTGACGGCCGTTTTCGACGTAGTAATGGCATCTGCCGATGAACTCAGCGGGTTGTCAAAATACAAGATGGAAGATTTGGAGAAGCGATATTATTCTGCATTGTGCGAATTGATTATCGATTGCAATATCGAATCTCTTGATTTTAGTTCACCAGAAGCAGCAATGGCATCATTTGAAGCACCTGATATTCCAATTGGGTTTGTGCATCAAGTTATCGCTAGTTATCTAAGTCATTTGCTACAGTTCAATGATGCTGTAAAAAAAGCACTCGCGTTGTATTTGATAGGCTCGGCTTCTGGAAACGACAACGCGACGACAAAGGACGAAAAGTAGACGAGAGTATATTTACGCAAGCCGAGCAGGAACTTGATCCTGAATTGCGCGATACCATCTACAACATGCGAATAGCAGCGGCGTACAATCATCACACTGGGGCTGGCATTACTCATTTTGATGTGGCACAGTGGGGATGGCGAGATCAATCCCTTGCGCTTAATGCTATTGTTTTTATGAATAAAACATAATGACTATACAATTACTGATTGATAGCAAATTTAATAGTGCTGGGGTTAAGGAAGCAGAGGCCAAGGTACAGCGTCTTGCTAAGTTTATTGAGCAAGAGATGAGTACAACCAGCGGGAGTTCTGATTTTTTTGTTAATCAGATGAATGCAGTTAATAACCCCGGTACAATCGCCGCTATAGAACAACAAATAGCTAAAGTGGATGCGCTTGCCGCAGCGTTTAAGAATGCAGCTATTCAACAATTCTCTCTTGGAAACATTGCGGTTGGCGAGGGTATTCAAAAACAGGGCGAAGCACTTGAGCGCACGGCCGAGAGTATGCGCAAATTAACGGGAGCGACAGAACAGCAGAATAACGAGCAGGAAAAACAAGGCGGGGTTCTTGATTTCATTAACAACAAGTTTAATAAATTTGCTTTTGGCTTGTTTGTTGTGCAAGGTGCTATCAATACAGTAACTCGATTAATAAAAGGAATGACGGACGCACTTATCGAGGGTGCAAGTATAGCGGATCGTAGTAATTCGTTTAATGTTCTACTGGAAGACGCTGGGGTTAATGCCGAGGCGATGAGGGCTAGTTTGGTCGGTGCATCACAAGGCGCGATTACGCTTGATGCGGCAATGCGACCGACATTGCAGTTAATGAAAGCAGGTGTTCCAGAAGTCGCTGGTATGGCTGACAAGTTACTTGAAATGGCAGTTGCTTCCGCAAAACTGTCTGGTGATTTGAGCCAAACAGAGCAAATTTACACAACGCTTGTTCGTGGTATCGTTCGTGGCTCTCCCCGATTGATTGATAATGCTGATATTTATTTGAAACTCGGTGATGCAAATGAGATATACGCTGCATCTATAGGGAAAACAGTCGAGCAACTAACTGCCCAGGAGAAAATCATTGCAACAGCAAATGCCGTCGAGGCTCAAGGCGATGCGTTAATAGAACTTGCCGATAAGGTAGACAGCACGGCAATTACGTTCCAGAACTTGAAAACAGACGCGGAAGAAGCTGGTCAAGCCCTGTTGTCAGAGGCGGCAACCGGTGCGGCTGGTGCAATAGAATGGTTCACCGATCTTGTGCTTACAATGGGTGATGCAACCAGTGCGATGTATGGATTTAGCGAGGAAACGCAAGTCAAGTTGAGACAATTTCGAGAAGCATTTGCCCAAAACCCATTCACGACATTTGTTCAATCTGTCATTGTTGGCGCAACGGCCGTTAGTGAGGTTATTAAATTTGTTATTAATACCTTGATGGAATTTCAGAAAGCATTAAAAGATGCGACGATAGCTGGGGTTCAGTCTATTGGCATTCTTGTTGACGTAGCTCGTGGCGCAATGACAGCCGCAGAGGGCATGGCCCAGATAAAACAAGTGGCGTTGGATGCGGCAAATTCTATGCGTGACGGATTTGACGCATCAGAAGAATGGAATCAAGCGATGGGGCGCGTGGATGAAAAGGCTAGAGAAGCCGCAATATCGCTTGGTCTTGTTACTCCAGAGATGGATAATCTTGAACAATCGACTGATATGGCATCGGCTGCAAACGATAGGCTTAGTTCATCATTTAATAGTCTTTCTGCTGGTATCCAAGCTGCAATAGAAGCCCGTACTGGGTTAGATGCGCAATATCGAGACCGAAAAATAGACATAGAAGAAGGTCTTAGAGATAAGATCCTTGATATTAACAAAGACACGGCCGAGAAACTTGGCGACATTAGCACGGATTTGCGCGATAAGCTGATAGAAATTGGCGAAAAATACCAAGAGGATGTCACGAAATTAGCAGAAGATACGGCAGAGAAATTACAAGACATAGACACGGACTTGGCTGAGAAACTTGCTGACATTACGGAATCTTCGCAAGACGACAGAACGAATGCCATCAAGAATCGTAACAAGGGCATTGAAGATGCGGAAGAAGATCACCAACGCAAACTAACCGACATCGAGCGCAAGTACGAAGCGAGTCGGATGAAGGCATTGATTGACCGTGATGCTCGTGCGTTGTTTGAGGCTGAACAAAGTCGCAAGGATGACATCGCTAGTGCTGATGAAGATTTGCAGGACAAGTTAAAAGATGAAGAAGAAAAACTTCAAGAACAAATTGATAAAATAAATGAGCTTGAAGAAAAACGTCGCCAAGATGCCATTGATGCGGCCGAAAAACGTCGCCAGGATGCGCTAAAATCTCAAGCCGAACAACTGGACGACCTTAAAAAAGCATTGGCAAAGCAAAAAGAGGAAGAAAATAAAAATGCAGCAGAGAAACGACGTGACGCTCTGCAAGACGCACAAGAACGTCGCCAAGATGCACAGGATGGCTATCGTGACAGTTTACAGGACTTGGATGAATGGTATCGAGAACAACAGCTTCGTCAAAAAGAAGCAAACTTACAACAGAAACTAAACGAATTACAGCACTTGGAAGAAATGGGCGAATTAACTCAAGCCCATTTAGACGAACTTCGTGGTATGTGGAATGATTACAACGGATTTGTTTCAAACGCCGGGGGCAGTGGTGGTGGGGGAAGTTATGGTAGCCCATCGTCAGGTGGCGGAGGCGGAGGCGGATCGTCCAGCACTCCTGGTATCGGCGTTGGGGGCGGCACTGGTGCTGGAGTTGGCAACAACAGTCAGATTAATCAATGGCAGCAAAACAACATGAAGCTACAGATTAATAGCAATGATAAAATGTTAGAAGACGTGCTTCGTAGTAGCACATATGATTATATGATAGAGGTAGTGCAATGAGTTACGCAATAAACGGAAGCGCAACAAGCATTGGGCCAACTAGCGTTAGGTGGATACCAATCGTGTCAATAATAGATCACAATCAACAGCCTGTTATTGCCGGTTTCGATATTGAACTCGTGTTTGATGTTAGCCGCCCAGCCGATGGATACCAATGGCTAGACAACGTATCATCGACTTCCGTGAATCTAACGATCCCAGATCGATGGAAAACATCGTTTATTACACTGTCATCTGTGTATTGTGAAATAATGGAATCTCCACCTCAACTTGACATCCACTTAGAACCATTCACGTTGATGGTACACGGGGTATATGCGACGATATGAGACATGCATGGTCACAGGCAGAACTTGATTTAGTAAGTAGTAAATGCCAACGAGCGAAATGGTATCTTGCTATTCATCGGCCGCAAATACTAGCCTACTACGAAGTTGTATCTACTCCAGTAGATCATCCTGTAAGCGCAATCGATGTGCTTAATGTATCAGGTAGCCAATTTGTTGATGGCGGTCACACCGTTTGGGTAGGAACAGCAAGTGGAGCAAGTGATTTAGGTGCAGTTCGCCTACGTCGCCCACCAAGCGAATGGGATGGGCCATTTATGCCTGTCATGGAAAGCGGCAGTGGACTTGTGCGCTGGAATGAAGCAACTCACATGACTGTTGTTGATGAGTATCGACCGTGGGTGAAGCACCCTAGATATAATACAGCAACGTCACAGTGGAATTGGGACTATGACTATACTGATGCTGGGCAGTTAAAAATATATCCACCAATGGCGGTAATGGGTGCGCCTTTTGTCGGGATACTAAATAACAATCAAATCAGTGGTAGCTTTGTCGGTGAACACAGCTTGGCTTTCGATCAATCAATAAGCAGCTACACATGGACATTTCCTGACGGCCGTAACTATTCATACAACGGCACAGAAACCAGTCCACTTGTTGTTGGTTTTACTGGTGCAAGCCCATTTGGCAATTATGCAAAACTCGCCGTTGTTGATTCCGGTGCGGCTTCTCACGTTGGTAAGCGACTGATGTTTGCATTTGATGATTTGAGTTCATTGCCCCGTGTCGCATTTACTAGCATTACTGGTGGCAAAAATCAAGGTGGGTATGTTACTCAAATTCAAACATACGGTCTTGATGACACTAGCTTGCCGCCTGGAACAGAAATAATAATTTTTGAGGCAGCGAGTTATGGCAACACAGCATGTGAAATGGGTGGGAATAGCCCGTTTCGACAAAACGTTGTGTTTAGGGGATGGATAACAAACGAACAAATAACCAAAGACCCCAATACTGGTATGGCAATTATTACGGCCGAGACAATCGACGGCATAATGAAAAACCAGCCAAGTTACGACACATTTTATGTGCAAACAAGTCCAGTACCATCATCTAGCGAGATAATTGGCACATACAATTTGTCCCTTGACCGTGTTGCTTTTAATCACATGCGCTGGAGGTCTACGGTTGGCGATATTTGTGACTTCTATCCAGCAAGTGGATTGGCAATGAGTTTGCATCCTGTATACCAAAATCTTCCTCGTGGAAGTTGGTGGGAGCAACTTCGTACTAATTATTACGAACGCGGAATGCTGTGGGGTGTTGGCAGCGATATGCAGAGTAATATTTTTAGCTATGAAGATATTAATATCACCGGAACAAGTGCTAACTATACTGCATTCCCGCAATTTAACTCTCGTAACTTTGGTGGGCAAATCAGTATCGAGCGCGTTTACCACGATACGGCCGCACAGGTCAAAATGTACGCAGTTGCAAGTACAACTCCATTTGGCGCAGAATCCCCTGGTAATGTACTTGGTTACGCTGGTGGTAATGTTGAGCACACACAGGGTTTGATGGTTGACACACAAGACCGTTTGATTACATGGAGCGGCAACTGGAGAGCTAAACAAAATGCTGAATTTAAACGAGTTGTCACACCGCTGGCTGGGAATTTGCGTATTGACCCAATCCCCAATGCCATTATTCCATTCACGATTGCATCAGATAGAAATGCACGTAAGTTGAATTGGAGCAACAAGTTGTTCATCCCGCAAGATGTGACAATTAATTACAACATCGGCCGTGGTGTAACAACAGAATTAGTTTCCGAGGAAGTGGTAAACGGCAAAGGTGGTAGTTCGATAACATTTCCCGTAATAACGGCATTACCACCACCAGATCCAGAAGACAATCCACCACCACCCGGCCCGTCTGTAGGCAGTGACGTTGTGTATGTTATGGGAGCAAACCATTTAGGACGGACTCGAAACTTCGGAGCTAATCATCCAGTTTGGGACGATGTACCAATCCCATCAGTAACACGGTGTTATGATTTTATACTTGACCCGTGGAATCCCAAGAACGGGGGATGGCTATCCACAACCCAAGGCCTGTATCGCACGAGTAACCTAGACAGTGCTGTTCCAAGTTGGACACAAGTATTGTCCAAGTCTGGAATAGAATCTAGCACGGGACGCAGCGACTATGGTTCTGGATACAAGATAATTGGAAGCATTAACAAACAGGGCTACTTTGCGTTCTTCTTCCTTGTCTATACGGCTGGGGAGCAATACCTGTATTGTGCGTATACGTCAAACAACGGGACAACTTGGGGATTCTCAGAAGTGAGCAACTTTAGCCTTGGAGACTGGGGTGGTGCGGCCGACTACGTTCCTCACCTTGTTAGCAACAATGTCGTTCTTTACGCAGCCGGGATTGAAGTAATTAACTCCCCAACTTCTGCTCGTCCAGAGGTTTTTAGATCCATGAACGGGGGGGTCACTTGGAGTAGCGTTGGATCAATCGGAAGTTTTGTTACCGCTGGGAACGCTACCCCATTTTCAGTCCATTGCCCTTACAACGACAATAGCGACGGTCTTGATGTATATGTAGCCAATGTATTGGGTGTGTACAAGAGTATCAATGGCTCGACATTTAGTAGCTTGGGCATTACCCCTCAGACGAACATTAATCGAACTTCTATTGAGACATATACCCAAGATCAAAAGATTGTGTACATTTGGGACAGCAGCGACAACATACGGGTATCGACGAATAATGCCATTAGTTTTGACACACGCGGTTCCGTTCCAGGTACACTAAAAGCGGCTGGTGGGTTTCCGTTTAATTCACAACGATATTACGCAGTAAGTAATACTGGGATTTATGCGAGTTTTGATGGAGGAAACAGTTTCGTTGACAAAACAAACAACTTCCCTGTTTCAGAACTTAGTCCAAGCGCAAGTTACAACAAGGCAGTTATTGTGCCAGTGTGGGTGTCATGAAGATAGATTGCTTGTGTATTACAACCAGCCGAAGGAAGACGTTTAAGAATTGGGTTCTATGGAATTACCTAAAACAAAACTACGCAAATAAACGCCTTGTTGTAATAAGCGATGATGATGATTGGCCTGAGTGGGTTGATTTCATGTATGCACACATTGATGAGCCAATTCCGGTTAAACGCAACATGGCAATGAGTGTCGCGTCTGGTGATGTGATTACATGGTTTGACGACGACGATTGGCAGCACGTTAATAAATTAAAAATAATAGCAGAAAACATAGAGCTACTAACAATGGTGGGATGCAGTCACTCGTTCTTTTACGAGCCAATTACACAAAAAGCGACTTATGTTGACACCGGAACTGTGCCGATATTCAACAGCCTTGGCTTGATGAGGTACGGTCTACCAGCGTTTGCTGAACATATGATACAATACAGTGACACGGATTGGATTAATAAATTACTTGCGTATCGTAGTGTTGTAATAAGCGAAACAATGATGTTCTTTTGGATTACGCATCAACACAACATTAGTAATCCAATTAATAAAATAAAACCGAATGAGAAGATGAACTACTATCTTGATGGAGAATCATGGCAACAATTGAAGAAGCTCGCTCTGCGCTTGCAAACCGCTTAGGGCAATATAAAAAACAAACACCAGTTCGTGTAGCATTTTTAGGTGATGGCCGTGGGAACGCAGCTAGTAATATGGTTCCGCCTGGAGAGCCCGACAAATACTGGGCTAGAGAAAGCATCGATGGCGACAAGCCGTTCAAGGTGATTAATCGCAGTCCAAATTTTACCCCAGCATTTAATTTACCCGTTCTACTTGGCTATCCAGAGGACGATCCAGACCAAGAACAGGTTATGGGTATTCACCGTGGATTGGTTCAATTTAGTATTGGCAATGCTGGTTCGGCAATAAGTGGCACTGCCCCGCACCACACGAAGCATGAATGGGGCGGCGGTGACGAGGTGTATGTAGACCCTCGCATGTTCAAGCCTGGGTTAATCAAGCCGACTTCACCAGCCTCAATGTATGTCAAGGTACTGGCTTTTCAACACTATTATAATACATGGCAACGGTATGATGGTGGCACATCACCGAATCTAGCCCAATACGTTCCCGCATCAGATTATCGTTATGTGCTGCTTACGCTTGACCCAGACACTAATCAATTGTGCGTTCGCCCCGGTAGTGTCTTTACGCCCGATCTGAGCATTGATAGCATTATTAGCAATCAGGCGACAAATACATTTCGGCACATACCTACCCCACCTGGAAATGAAATTCCACTTGGGGTCGCATTGCTTGAGCCTGGTACGACAAAAATAGATTGGAACACCAATGGCGTAAATAACTTGCTTCCAATGCGAGTTCTGTTGAGTTCGCCAACGAGAGAAATAAACGAACGCCTCAGCTTGCTTGAATCGGCGACTGGAGTCAGTAGCTTACCATCAACAGGCGCAGCTAACTCTATTCAATCCGATTTATTACCAGCGCGTATAGATGGCAACATTACGCGAATTGTACTTAACCGCAATAGTACATCAGCCGCATTGCCGACTCTTTTTGTCGGAGAGCTTGGTTTTGTAAATAATTCTCCAGTTCAACTCGTTCTTGGCACAGCAAGCGGCAATGCTGTATTTAGCTCTGGTGGTGGGGCATCAGTGCTAGATGACTTGGCAGACGTGCGCATCGAAGACCTGCTTGGGAACCGGGCGTTTATGTTCGACAGCGGGGCAAACATTTGGACATCAACAAGCGTACTTACTGTTCCCGTTTTGTCTGGGATAGGCTATATATTCAACGAGACACAGACGGGAATATATACAAAAAACGTACCGCTTATAGTTTACGATGGTGGATTTAATGAAATACTAACCGTAGGGTACGCTGGGGAGTCAGGCCAACTGGAATATAACCCAAGTCAGGCGGATAATAGATTTATCTTTTGGAATAGCAGCGGTATATCGGCCGAATTCGATTCTAATACAAATACGGCTCGTCTAGCGACAATCAATTCGCCGTCTGCAATCGATATACAATACGATAGCGACAAGGTGTTGTTAAATTCTCAATCAGGCACAATGGCTGAATTAGATGCTACAAACGATTTGTTTAGATTTGCCACGGAAAGTTCGCCAAGTGCATTAGCAATAAACTACGCAAATAATAACATTGCATTCGCGGTTGATAACGTTCGTTTTGAAACAACGAATGCCAGTTGTGCGTTGGGTATAAACTACGCAGAAGACTCTATTATTGTGGCAAGCGGCGTTAATTTATACAAATTTGGGACAAGTAATGTAGATGGCGACAGCTTTGTGTTTTTCGCTGGTGGTCATGGGTTTCATGTTGGTGGTTCTCCAACTCCATCAAGTATAGTCGAGAGATTAACTTTACATGAGGTTGATTTGCGTGGTTTGGTTATGTCATCCCGCTCTAGACAAAGTGGCGGGGGGGAATTATTTAGATTCGTAAAATACGGGCGCAACCCAAGTCTCCCAGTCGATACGTCCTATATGATAGAAACGGTGAATCAGATAGATCCAACAACAAGTAGCGAAGATGCCGAATGGACTATTCAAACACGTGTTGCTGGCACAATGGGAAGCCGGTTGCGTATAGGCGTGTCCGAAACCGAGATAAATGGAGCAAGAGCAGACCACGATACCAAAATAGCAACAAGCGCAAATGCTAGTATGTTTGTTGTGGACAGTGGACTGGGCGCAGTTCAAATTGGAACGTCTGCTGCTGGACAGATTGCTGATTTCAGAGACCATTTGATTGAATTTAATAAGAATCAAAATGATATTGATACGGTTATTAGAACGTCTGGTAATGCCAGTATGTTTGTTGTGGATGCGGGAAATAATAGGATTGGGATTGGCACGGCAACGCCTGGTTTTGACTTAGAATTAAGAAAAGACACTAACGGACTAACTGCGTTTCAAATCACAAACAATACAGTCGGGACTGATTCGCTGGCGCAGTACAGGCTGGCGACCGGAAGCAGCGCCTATGCTATCGGCCTAGCTAGTTCTGCAATCTCTGGTGCGTTAGGAGATTATGCGGGGTACGGGTTTTTTGATGCGAATTCATTTATGACAGGATTGGCAATCGCAGCAACAGCAACAAACGGAGTAGTTGATATTAGAACGGGGGGAAGAAACCTTTCCAATAGAAAGGTAATTGTCGGCAATGGAATTCAAGTTGGCACTCCAACGGGTGGTGACAAGGGCGTTGGGACAATCAACGTATCAGGAAATGTGTATAAGAACAACTCGCTGTACAACAATCCAGATTACGCTTTTTTCAATTATTTTCACGGGCATAATGGGCCATTTTCAAACAACCCAGGAGCAAGAGAATATGCTGGGCTTTTGCCAATTGATCAATTAAAAGAGTATGTAAGCAAAACCTATCATTTGCCAGGGAGAAACGACAATGAGCCTATGGGGATTTTCGACATGGCTGACATCGCACAGCAATGGATAGAAGAACTGTCTTTGTATATAATAGAATTAAATGATCGAGTAAGACATATGGAATCTTTATTATTAGATAAGGGTATAGTTATAAACAAAAGGTAAACAACCAATGAGTAATACAAGTTTGACAAATTACAGTCTACAATCGATACTTCCAAAAGATGTGTCTGGATACAAGTTCATGGCATGGGTGAGATCGGATGCGTCCGTTGCACCGTTTACGCTGCCACGAGGAATCGGTACGTCAGTCAATGATAGTGGTTATATGTTTAGCAGCTTAGGAGTTGGGGTACATTCTGGTCTATCACCCGTAAGAAGTCTAGACCCGCTAATGACATTGGGTGGTGTTTACATAGAGAACATCAATGCCGCAACACCGGCCTCTCCTGTAGCATCTGGGCAAGCTAAATTTATCACCGCCACTGAATTGGGTGAAATTCATGCGATTCCAGCAGCGAAGACAGCCAGCCAGGTGAGTACATCAGCAAATGCGCTAAAAACAACCAGTGGTATTCTTTACGCAATCCACTTAGCGGCAAGCAATGTAAATGTTGGCAGTGTATTCCAGGCTAGGGATTTTGATCGGGATATGTTTACAATAATCGCGCCACAAAGCAGTTTTACACACGAGGTAATAATTCCTAGTGGTGGCATCGCATTTGGAACATCGTTGCTACATGCGCAAACAATCAGTGGTGGTGCGGCTAGCATGACATTTGTGTTTCGTTAAGTTATTACAAGTTCTGGGAATAGTTCTTGTATCCAAGGTTGTGTTAGAATTATATTAATCGCCTCTCTAACACAACCTTCTCCACCTTTTTTAGCCAGCACAATAATACCGTCAATTGATTTTACTTCATCTTCGGCATCGGCAGGGCAGAAGGCTAGTGTAGCATTTTGTAGTAGTTCCAAATCTGGTACGTCATCAGAAATGGCAATATACTTTGTGGGGTGTTCATGAATAAACTTCGCCTCGACCAACCATGCTATTTCTGCATATTTATTACCAACTCCCAATGAGCAAGTTATTTGCAGTTTATTTGCGCGATGTTTAATTGATTGATCGTTTTCTCCAGACATGATAAATGGGACAATATTAGTTCTTTCTTTTAGTAATTGGAATCCATGCCCATCCCTCACAGAGAACCATCTTTCTTTGTTGGGATAAGATACCGTTCCGTCCGTCATCACCCCGTCCGCGTCAACTATCATTGGAATCGTCATCATCGTTCTCCCAAATCTGCTCAAATTCATCGAATCTGCACAGTTCTATTTTTTCTTCACCGTAATGAATACCCTTGAAATACGCAAATAAACTGTGCGGAGATGATTCCCCGACCTTTTTCACTTCGGTTCCTTCATCAAAAAAAGTATGCGGCCGTGCGATATAAATTACTGTCATTTATCCTCTCAGTTTTTCACGTACTGGAATCTCACTCGGATAAACTCGCTTAACTCCATCACCAAAGATGACTGGAATCTTATTCCGTTCTCGCGCAATTAATTCCAATCCCTTTTGCTCTAACGATGCCGCCTGATCTGTTCCAGGTAACGACCGATCTAACGTAGCGTGTGCTTCAATACCCCATGCGCCCATTGCTATTCCATATATACTGGACATAGGACTCGATGAGTGATTCGAGTAACCGACTGGTAATGAATATCGTTGTCTTAGTGTATTAATTACATTAAGGTTAATTTCGTTATCAGCAACAGGATAGCTGCTCGTGCAGTGCATTAGAATAAGATTATATCCATTTGGAAACAACTTTACAGCATGATCGATTTCTTCAATGGTTGACATGCCAGTTGATAAGATAATTGGAATACCCGTATCAATCGATGCGTTCAGCAGCGCATCATTTACTAGCAATGCACTAGGGATTTTAATGAACGGGGGATGGTATTTCGCTAATTTCTCTAGACTAGGAATATCCCACACAGAAGCGAATGCTTGTCCAGCGTATTGCTTCATCCATAGATTTAGCTGGTCGTCATTGATTTCAATTCGCTCTTTATATTCGATGTATGTCATTGGCGTACCGTCGAACCATTCTCGTGGTTTATTCCATTGATCTTTTGGCACACATAGTCGCGGGGTGCGAAGCTGTATTTTAACGTAGTCAAAATTTGCATCTAATGACATATTAGATAGTTTGATTAAATTCTTAAAACTGCCGTTGTGATTCAAACCCAATTCAGAAATCAACTTAGTCATTTTATCACCTTTGCTCTAAATTCAACACGGCCGTCATCCATATCCAAATAAGCCGCCTCGTACCCCTCGTAAGAACATGCTTTGATTAACTCAAGTACCAACATCGCAGAATATGCAGTTCGCTCATCGTCTTTAAACATTTCGTTCAGCGTTGTACCAAGATCGTGCGCCCCACGAAATTCTTTCAACGTATGAACAACGTCAATGTTTTGCTCAATATCAATGGGTGTAAAATCGCCCTCTGAGATGAGTTCTGCAACATTGTGTAGGAAAGTAGGCAATTCGTCGAAAAGTCTCTGTTGTAGTGTTTCCGCGGTGTCAGATAGGCGCACAGGAACAGGATGTTGGAGATAAATATCACCACGATCTATTTTGGCCGTCATGCGGTGAGCCGTCCAGCCACTTCCTTCGCCAGTTAGAACAGCCCAGAAGTTAGGGAAACTACCACGATGGTGCGGTAATAAACTTGGGTGAATATTTATTGTGCCAAGTCTTGGAATATCAAATTCGTTGTTTTTAATAATACGATTGTAGAGCAGGGAGACAACCAAATCATATGAAGGATTTACAAGACTATGATCCTCTAGATATTGAATATCATGTCCCATTTCTCTTAATTCCTGCAAAAACGCTGCTCGTATAGCCGAGTATTTCTTTTGAGTTAATATTCCTATTTTCATTCTACCCACAATTTTCCCTGTTTCATGATAACAACACCACTCCCACCAGATGTAATCGTTGCAATAGATCCATCATCATAATATGTTTGAGTATCAGACATCCATTCTTTGCAGTTTGGGCAAATATCTATAGCAATTTCTCTTTTGTAAATTTCGTACCACACTTTTTTGCTTTCTCGTTCATTAAACATAAATGTATGGCAACATTTTCTACAGGTTATTTTATAATTGAAGTCGATCATCGCACTACCGGCCGTAGCCAGTCCTCGTCGCTTCGTCGATAATTATCTCTACAGAATTGTTCGCCCGTTGTGAATCCATCCTGATACCCGCCACGAGCTAGACGAAAACGCTCTGCCCATGTAACCATTTCTCTAAATTGAGATGGGGATAAACTATGTTCGGCCTCGTTGCCAAGTTTATCGAAAAGGTCGAAATGAGCCTCGATGGTTGTTGCGCCTAATAAAACTGAACTTGCGTTCAAAACCGGGTCTACGAAATGGCTACTCAGTCCATAATCAATGAACCCAGTTCCATCCATATCGTACGTAAACTCGCTCACAATTTCCAGCATCCGTCGCATATTAAACTCTTTTAATTGAATTGGATAGCCTGGATGACAGTGCAAAATGGTGATGTCGTCAGGGAAATCGTCACCAGGACGTAGCAATGTGATCGCTGTTTCGATTTCTTCAATTGTCGCCGCCCCAGTTGACAGAATAACCGGTTTCCCGTTTTGCGCCAGTTTGTTTAGTAACGGAATATAGGTAATGTCCCAACTAGCCACTTTCCACTCGTTAACAAATTCATCGAGAACATCAACGGCATCAACATCGAATGGCGTACACAGAAATTCGATATGATTGGTACGGCATTCAGCAGCGAGTTGTGGTAGCCATTCTCGCGGTAGAGCAACGGCATTCAGCGACTTTTGTACATTTGGATTACTGTGTAATGTATCGCCTGTAAATAGTTGGAATTTAGCATGTGTTGCTCCAGCCGCAGCAGCTTCTTCGATCAAAGCCAGTGCTCGGTTAAGTGAACGGCCGTCCTTTTTTGTAACATAATTAGAGCCGATTTCAGCGATAAATTTCATTGTATACCTTTTGTATCATCTCAAGCATGTGAGAAGTATTTTGTTTCTGCATATTACTCGCCTGTCTGGCTACCATAGATAGCGTGAAGGTATCTGTCAATACATCTGGGTTAATACCTTGTGGCATAGCAAGTTTTTGGTAAATAAAATAACTGTAGTTAACCATTTGATTTGGTGCTGTTAGTATCAAGACGGTTGGTGCGCCCTGGTAAACCATTTCTTTTGCAGTCACACCAGCGGCTGTAATTACACACCGGGCGTTACGAGAATCTTGCATAAGTAAATTATGAGGAACGTCATTTGTCACCACAAAGTCAATTCCGTGTTCTTCGCAGTAGTCCATGTAAGGCTGTGCGTTCTTCCAGTAATCAATGTAATTACTGCCGGGGATAAACATCACTGTTTCGCCGCCAATCCAACTGTTTTCCTGCACGTCTTTACTAACGGCGTAGAACATTGCATTGCCGTATGATGTGGCTTCCCAACTAAAATCCTCTGCACCACCAGATACATAAACAACTAAGTCAACGCCAGTTCCTTCATACTGAACACCAAATTCATCAGAAAGTAGTACGCTAAATACATCTGCGTCAAGTAGGTGTTCGTATTGCTGATTACCTGGGTCAATGATAATAATATCGCCATGAATATAATTTGGCTTAGTATCACCCAATGACATTATTGTATATTCGTTATCAATATATTGGGAAATAGCATTAATGCGAGAACGATTACCATTGACAGGAATTAATTCTCCGTTCAATTCAACGTGCGTGGCATAAGCAAGATATATCATAAGTAATTCAGCAACTCCGCAGCGTGAATAAAATCATCAGGCGTGTCAATATCAACTGATTTCCGTTTGTCCATTTGGAAAAACTGGTAAGGAGGATAGCGGTAAGTGCGATACAAGCTAAATTGATTAGCATTAGTAATGTAAATTGCGCCATTTTCGATAACCGGCCATTCTTCTAGCCATTGTTTACCCAATCTGAAACGGGGATCGTGGTTCAATGGCTTTGCTTCGCTCATCCCATTTATTGACCACACGAACGAATCCACTTGGTATCCAGAGAACAAACATCCTGTTCTGTCGCTTGCGTACCATTGGTTAATTGCGTTATCAATATCTTCCGCTGTGCGCAAGGGACTTGTAGGCGCGAGAAGAACAAGGTAGTCTGGTGCAACAAGTTCGCTTTTGTGCTGCAAGGTTCGCAACATATCAAGAAAGACCTCATCAGTTTGCGTAAAGTCCTGCGAGAGTTTTGGGTCTCTATTTAATACATCGAAACGCATTCCCGACTTATCGATTTGGAACGCAATATCATTTGCCATCACAGCAAGTTCTTCGTCCTCTGTGCTAAAGTAGACTTTATCAACGCTACTTTCTAACGCCGCTTTGATAGTCCAATAAATCAGCGGGTGTCCCTTGATTAGTTTTGCGTTTTTGCGCGGAACTCTCTTGCTATTTCCTCGTGCTGGAATGAATGCGTAAATTGTCATACCGCCTCCTTTTGTTTATATTTGCACCAATCTAGGTAGTCTTGTTTCGTACATGATACATGATAGCCACCCATGAATCTAACGTGAAAATCATAATGGCATTCATGACAAAGCACAATCCCGTTATCCTTTTTATACCTCATTTCTAGATAATCGCTATAATTGAACAGGTGGTGCGCAACTGTTTTGTGCCCAGAGCCACAAACCGCACAATTGTATCCGTATTTTTTTCGTACCCCTCTTCGCCAGATTAAGTACCTTTCGTCGTCTTCTCTCTTTGCCTCTCTTTCTTCATCTGTTAAATTAGGATTGTATCTTGGATTCGTTTCTCCAGTTAACCTTTCAATAAGATCCTCCGTTCTTTTGCATCCACAGCTTTCTTGCCCAGTTCTTAACGCGTTGCCGGAGACAATTATTTCTTTTCCGCAATCACACACGCATCGTCTGTATTGATACTTTCCTCCCAAGTACTCTTTAACAACGAGCCTGCCATATCGCTCTCCCGTCATGTCTATGTATCGGGAATGGGTTTCTCCAATCTTTAAGCACCCGCAACTTTTTGTTTTAAAAATCAATTGGTTTGTAGAGACTTTTGTTACCTCGCCACAATCGCATACACAAAGCCACTTTTTATCATCAACCAAATACTTCAAAACATAAAGCTTGTCAAATCTCATTCCCCTTAAATCCCTTACCATACTACACGACTTGCAGTACGTGGAGCGGATTTTTTCTAGATTTAAATATGAAACAATTCTGGTTTTTAAACACAGAGGGCATGAGACATAAACATTTTTACCTGATTTTCTGTTTTCCATTGAATCCGGATCCAGAAATATGAAAACTGGATCTGATTTCGTCATCGTCAATATATCATTCATAAGCACACACTCCGCTATTTATTGTATCAACGATGTACTGGCATTCATCATCACTTAACGAATTATGGATAGGTATGCTAAGGCTGTGATTATAGTGGTGTTCTGCGATTGGACAATTTGCGTATAAGTGACTATACAATGGTTGCATGTGTACTGGCTTGTAGTGAATTTGTGTTCTTATCTGATTTTGCAACAGATAGTCTTTGACAAAATCTCTTTGCTCTTTTGTTTTGAATGTAATTGGAAACAAGTGCAAAGAATGGTTTTTATGATAAGGCGGGAGTTTCACCAAATGATCTAATTCTGCCCGATAGAATTGAGCAATTGTGTGCCGTCTGTTATGATCTGTATCCCACCTATCAAGTTGAGATAGTAATAGAGCCGCCTGGATGTCTGTCATTCTGTAATTCGCCCCAACAAAAGAAGCATCCCCATCACTATTTCTTCCATGATTGCGGTACTCACGAGCAAATTCTACAAACTCCTTATTGTTAGTCAGGATAGTGCCTCCTTCTCCAGAATTCCCCAAGGTCTTTACGGCATGGTGCGAGGTTATTCTACATTGATAGTCACCAAACTCATTCATGTGCTCATGAAAAAAATGAGCGTCGTCAGCTATTAATCCACTACCAACAACCGGATAACCACACAAGGAGACGGATAGATCGTATGTCTGGGTTGTCAATAATTTGTCATCTGCATCGGCAAGCTTGATTGGGATTCCTAGTCTGGTAACAGAATTCGCGGTAGCCACAAATGTTAATGTGGGTACTGATACCCATTTTGGCTTTTCCATCTGATTAAAAAACCACTCAGCGGCAATGTACAAACCGGCAGTAGCATTAGATACAGCAACAGCAAAGCGATAGCCAGTAAATTCAGCTATCGCTTTTTCATATTTTTCTATTGTTGGGCCAGATGTAAGCCAATTACTTCTCAGGACTTTTTCGACTGCGCTTACGTCTTGATCCGTTATCGTCGGCTGTGCGTAATGAATCGGTAATGTCGGTGTCGTCAATTTCTTCCTCGTGTTCAACAATGGTATAAACTATTCCTTTTTCGTCGTATTCGCACCTCCGGGTGTGAAGTATGGCTTGTTCGTAACTCCACCCTAATCCAATGCCATCTTCGTGACTATCTAATTTTACTGTGTAAGTTGTCATAATTCTATAGTTCCTTAGTCCTGAGTTTTGTATGCTTGTATATCAGAAACGTCTAACACGTGCAAGGTTTGCCCGTCTACTTCTAAAGAAAGAGCATCAGAGGCGTTGTAATAAATCACAGTGCCTATTGTAATAGCTATATCTCCCAAATCGACGACTTCCCCACTAATGAGATACCCATGCTTCGTTGAGTTAACCATTACAATACCAGAGTCTAATTCTTTTTCAAATGATTTGTCGGGCTTAATTAAAACCCGATCTCCATAAGCGAAAATTGTTGCCATTAAATATCTCTCCTAATCATTTCTACTAATTCTATTTGTGTAAATCTCTCGGCTTGTTGTGACGATAACATGCCGTCATACCCGTATGGTAATTCGCCGAATCTACCTTGAGCGAGATGCAGGTACTTCCCATGTAAATCAGTAACGGCCGACATACTCAATTCTTCATCGCAAGTCATTTGTTCGTGTAATTTCTCACCGGGGCGAATACCGATTATTTTAACCGTCGCTTTTTTATTATACGCAATTTGATACGCATCTGCCAATTCCGCAATAGTACACGATTTCAAGTTGGGGATTATTTTACATCCACTGTAATCAGTTGCCATCAGCACATAATCAACTGCATCGGTAATTTGGTAAAAATAACGAGTCATAGTCGGTTCAGTTATTTCCAAAACAGAAATATCTTTCTTCATCTCACTATGCCATTTTTCAATCAGACTTCCTGTGCTTTTCCACACGTTGCCAAATCTAAGCACAGTTCCGCCTGAGTTTAGTACCATTTGTTCTGCGACTGCCTTACTTTGTCCGTATACATTAACGGGAGCAGCAGCCTTATCCGTACTGATGAAAACAAAATTACGGGTATCGTACTCAGAGAATACATCTAGTACATTTTGAGTGCCATCGATATTTACACCAATTACTTCACGGGTATTCACCTGCGCCATGCTAATATGCTTGTATGCAGCAGCGTGAATAACATCGGGCCAATTTGCTTTGCCAATTACATCTTTTACAGATTCTTTATTACGAATATCACCGTTGATCATCGTAACGTCACTGCCCCATTTGCGAGACAGCGTTTCTTGGTCTGCCCATCGTCGGCTAATACCGTAGATGTGATTATAAATGCCCCGGCGCAACACCTCGTCAACAACGTGACGGCCGAGGAACCCAGTGATACCTGTGATTACTAAATCAGTCATCGCTCGATACGGCCTCTAGGTGTGTGTTCATAATTAATGCATTAAGTTCAGGGACATACGCAACTGGGTAATCTATCTCATCTAACTCTTCAAGGTTTACCGTAAGGTAACTTAGAATATCTGAGAATACGTCCTCTAGCCATTTCATGGTTGCTTCATCAATGTTATAATTTTCGTCGCGATACCGATAAGTAATATTTCCCCATCCAATCCATCCATCAAGAATGGACTCGCGGTCGGTTCTGTAGGGAAATGTTATGGTGTTTTTTAACGCTGAAATAAATCTAAAATCGTTGCTACTAATATCAAATATCTCAGCGGCACGATTAATATTTAATCCGATATTAATTGTATCGTGCGGGCTAATCATTTACCACCAATTACCTCTGCGATATGTTGTGCATTTGATAAATTGTCATACACATCATAATACCGTTCTTTTTCGCATAGCGCGATAGTTCTATAGTCATCTAAATTCGCCGCGATTTTATCCAACGCGGCCAACCATCCTGCTTCATTTGATTTATCACACGTTGTCAAAATGCCCTGGTCAACAAATATACCAGATTTGCAATCAAAGAAATCTCGATATACTTCTGATTTTGTCGCAACGAATGGAATGCCCATTGCAATATATTCCATCACCTTGAGCCTACTTCGTCGTTGATCGTATGGCATAGCCAATGGGGCGAGTCCAATATCAAAGCTACTTAATATACGAGGCCAATCGAAGAACATTACATAGTGACGAAACCATAGCTGATCATCTGGTAATCCAAGTTGTTTAATCAATCTATTGTCGCCAACCAGCCCAAATTGCCAATCATCGTGCTTAGATAAAAACTTGTGTAACGCACGTTCAACGCCACTGCGTGAGAAGCTAGTGAGATGGCTAAGACTTCCTCCCCACCCAACAGTCAACTTGCTACCTTTAACATGGGGAATATCGTATCGGTGCGATTCGATGTAATTTGGCAAGTATTTCATTGGCGCAAACTTATTCCAGTCTGAACACAGCACACGACTTGGGGTAATGCCACCTGTAACATATTTCAATCCGTCACGAAACTGGTCAACAGGATGCTTATCTAATGTACGAACGTATTTATGCCCACCTGTGTTGACCTCTACTTCACCTTTGCCCCAGAACTTAAAGGCAGCGTTCTCTTCACCGATGTACTGATAGGCATCATCAAACGATACATAAACTTTTTTGCCTCGGCTCATCCAGTATGTAGCAACTTTGATGCTTTCATCGAGCAGTACACGTTGGATGATAATAATGTCAGTTTCGTTACACGCCAGTTTGCATCGTGCGTTATTGGTCATCCAGTCTTGAACATAAATCCAAGAAATGTCATACCCAATTGATCTCAGTGCGTTTGCGGGAACAGAAAACGTGTAATTCGACGAATTATATTCAGCGAAATTGTCTGCAAATACTAGGGCTAATTTAAATTTATTCTTGCTGGTCATTTTTTAATTCGTTATACCGCCGGTCTACCCAATTATTATCATGTTTCATTTCTAGTGCTTTCCTAAATGCAAACAGTGCTTCATTGCGGTCGCCAATAGCCAGATAGCACTCGCCGACAAATCCATAGGTTGCCCAGTTATTCGGCTCTTTTTGCAATGCCCAATTAATGCAATGATGAACAAATGCATTATTATTCGATTCTATTGCCTTGTGTGCTGAAACGATAAAAGCTGGGTATTCCGCATCATTGACGTATTTAATTGCCTGTAATTCATTTACCAGCGATTGTTTAACGCCGGTAAATGAGCAAGCCAGCATCAAAGTGACAAGTTGTTCGTCTATGTTCGCCTGTGGTACGAATTGAAGTTTTTTCAGTGTTGCGGCAAGTTCTTCTATTACAATGTTATCGCTGCCTCGTAAATCATTGGGATTAAGCAAACTCATAGCCGTTTCTGGATAACGAGTTGCCAAGAACACACGACTGCGACCTTCTTTATACTGTCGCTGCATGAACGATTCCAATGTGTGTTTATGATAATGGAGATTGATTGCCGTTGGATCAAATGAAGTTGCATACCCCTGCTTGCGTAGTTCGTGACCAAACGCAACATCTTCCCAGGCGGCTGTGGGGAACTCTTCTGGAAATCCACCGAAATTAAGGAAATCATCGCGATTCATCGAGAAGTTCGTTGTTAGCAAAAACCCAGTAGCGTCTGTTTTCCAGCCGGTGTTAGTTCGTAGATTAGACCAATTCGCTTGCATCCCCATACGATCTAGCCACTGCATGAAACGAGTATCTAGCACGTCTGGATGAAATGGGCTGTATCCTTGTAATGCCGTATGTTTATTGTAATAATGGTGGATTTGATGACGTAGAATTAAATCTCGTTGCGGGAAGCAATCGTCCCCAACAAAAAGAACAGTATCCCCAACTGCCTCACGTGCGCCTACGTTACGCGCAACTGCTGGGCCACGATTAGTTTCATTATTGATTACACGCACAAATGGAGAGTTGTATTCAATATATTCTCCGCCATCGTTTACAACAATAACCTCAAATTCTTTCGCTGTTTGATGGTCGTATTTATCTAAATGAGCGTACAAAATATGCTTGTTGTTGTATGTTGGGATAATTACACTAATCATAATGCTTACTTGCCCCCTTTCATTGCCGTTTTCACACAAAACGGAGCACATACACCATTGCTGAAATGACTCGCTGCTTCTAATGCCAGCAAAATACGAGACTGCGGCTCATTTGATGCGCTGGAAAATAAACTTCCTAGAGCAAAGTTAGCCCCGCACCCCACCGCCGCATAATCATCCATATGTATATTAACCTGATAATCAACCTCTATGTTATAAATCTCTCCACGGTATCCAACAATAAACTGTCCTCCAGATTCTTGCCCGTCCCGTATGGTCGAGAATCCCCCAGACGATAGACATTCTCTGACACAATCAACAAAAGCTGTTGCCATATATTCTGTGTCATCCATTCCATCTGGCTGATTTGGGGCGTTTAGTTTATACTGTAATAGCTGTCCCATTCTGAATGATGTGGTATACCCGATAATAAACTCTCCTTTAACAAACACCTTCTCTAATTTGGACGAAAATATTTCCCATCCATTAGCGGCAGCAGAGTCAGCACCAACATAAACTGTTCCGTTCTCTTTTATTGCAACAATGCACGTCATAATGTTCTCTTTATTTCCTTAACCACAACGGTCGTTGCCTTGCCAAGATTCTCTCCGAATTCATCACGAATAAACTTAGCCACTTGTTTTGTGTCAAATTCCGCAATGTGCTCTTGAATATTCGCCAACATATTAGGGAAAGTTTGCTGTGTTGCACTCAATGCCGCAACTGGAGCTAGTGGTTGTAGAATATCGTATCCGTTTTGCTGGTATTCAATTACAACTGCACCTAACGCAACTGCTTCTAACATAATCGTGCTATGCTGACCAACTACAATTGTGTTGCCATTACGGCATAGAATCAGATTCTCCGGCGCGTTGTATGTCGTTAGTTTCTGGGGTAAATCACCGTATGTTCCTGCTTCTAGCTCAAACGGATGTGGGCGAAACACGAAATCGAAACCAAGTTTTGTGGCAAAGTTGTGAAGGAAACTTGCATCTTGTGCTATGTTTCCAATGTATTCCTCTTGAAGTGTCGGGACAAAAAGCACGGTTTGCCGCCCACCGGATAGAGCATGTGCTTCTTCTCTACTCATGTTAACATATTTATCTAAATGGACAGGCCCAGATACAACCAGTTGGCTATTTTTCAACCCGGCAGCGATGTATTGCTTTTTAGTTGTGCTACTCCAAACAAACAGCTTGTCAACAAATTCACTTGCTGACTGTTGTTTATTCATGGTAATCTGATCTCTGTCGCGCAATACACCCTCTTGAAAAGCGAATACTGGTACACCTGTTTCTTGTGCAAGGTAAGCAAGCGGTTTAGCAAAGAAGTTGTTACTGTGGAGAATCAAAACGGCCGTTGCGCTTGAAATTACATTGCGATAGGTTACGATTAATTCAGCCGCCTCTCTAACTGAGTATACTTGCCACCAAGGAGCAACCCCAGGCAACAATGGCATGTCTCTAAGCGTTCTCTCGACAATGCTGTCAACCAATTTGTCGTCACCGGGTTTAAATGATGTATACGAATGAATGTACGGTTGACCAGACGCATTCATGTACAACAGCGGCGGGTCGATGTTGATGGCATTATTGGTTATCAACCAGCGCACATCTCGATCTGCCAATGCGTCAAATACCGGCTGTAATTTTTTCTTATGGTGTTCTCTACCACTGAATACTAAGATCAACTAATTCCTCCAATCTTATGTTCTAGATCGGCTGTAACCTCAAGCCAATTTTCCGGCACTGAATTGTTTGGCGCATATTCCCACACAATAAACTCTGTTCTGTACCCCCTGCCGCATTTTTTGCACCTGAATATTTTGTAATGCGACACAGAAATAGTTTCGCCACAAACGCAGTCAACAAAACATTGGGTATCTTCGCTGCTGTAATTAATCATAGTACCCCACTAAATACTAGTATCATAATATTTTTTCTATGAACAGCCAGCCAATATGCAATTGGTTCGATCTTTGCTTATTAAATGTTTGAGCATTTTTGAAGTGATAAAGTCTAAATTTATTTGATAAGCGAAGAACAACTTTGCCTATCTTGAAAATCTTTTTCAGTCTAAGATTGCTCATTGTAAGACTCCTGAAAAAAAACTAGCTTTCTCTGTATTTGCAATATCATAATAAGTAATCTTTACATTTTCTGGAAATTGACGAACCAAGTTTTCGTCATAAGTTGGGAGTAATACCTCCTCGCAGTTATGTAATCCAATAGCATCCTGTAATTCAATTTGTTCGTGCTGTGCTAGTTGTGGGAATGTTTTCATAAACTTACGCCATTCTGTGTTGTTAGGAAACCCGATAACCAGTTTTTTGTCACCGAGTTCAATAGACTGGAACATAACCAATGCCTTCCAATCAAATCGACTGTCGTAATACATTCCAATTGTTTTCTTTCGCAATTCAGTTGGGCGAGGACGAGTTGGCACATCAAGCCCAGCAGAAACAACTTTCTTTATTTTATTCTTCAATAGAAATTGACGCTCTTGTTCGTGACTAACAACTAGGCTTATTTTGTTATACCAACGCAGAAAATCCATATGCTGGCGGTCTAGTATACTACTGGTTTTAACGGCCGTCGCTTTACCAACGTGTTCAACTGCTTGCCAAATAACTGGATTGTGTAAATCGAACGAGACAATCAGTTCGTCAAAATTAATCATATCCAGAATGCTAGTAATATCATTGTGTGGATAATACCAAAAGCGCAGTCGATCAATACCCAGAACTTTCCACGCTGGCAATGAAGTAGTATCAATATTGATACCATCTAACACACCGGGCATAGCGATTTCATTGAATGATTTATCCCGTTCGGCCGTTGTGCTACTACGTGAAACAATTGGGATAATACTAATACCGAGTTTGGTAAATGGGTCAGAAAGTTGTGCTGACGCGATTACAATTCGCTCTGATGTTGGGGTGCGCAATATCTCAGCCAGCAGTAATTCAGACGAACGGGTTACGATGAATAACTTCAAATTCGCTCCTCCCATGTGCTAATGTAACTAGCAACGGCCGTTTTGCCCACTGCTCCGCGATTGATGTCAAGCACACTGTTGTTCCAATTGTGTTGCATAATAACGTTCTGTAACTCAGCTATGTTTTTTGTTGGCAACACGTCATTGAACTGCAACTCATCAAGTTTGCTTACAATCGCACGTGCGACTCGTTCTGTTGCAGGTGCATCTAATCCACATGCCGCAATGTACTCTACATCTGGGTCTGGCTCGAAAAACGCTGTTGTTGCATACTCTAGTAATTCACTAACACTGAGGCAACTTGGACGATTGGCGTATCCATCGTCCTCTGGTTCGCCAAATGAAACAACTGGTTTGTTTTGTAACATTGCGTCGAGTTCCGTAATACAACCAACCCGATTTACCACAGCGTCACACGCTGCAATTACATTAAACACAGTGTCTTGGGTAACGCAGACGTAGTTACGCTCGTCGCACCAGCGTTGTATTTCAATGACATCTTCCATTGGGTGCGGTTTTACAAGTATTTGCCAAGATGGATTCTCGTCGTGCAGAGCATCAACGGCCGTCATGAAGCGTTGGCGTTCTCTCATTTCGTTTTGCGCAAATACCAGCGGGTCTTCTCTTCCGCTGATTTTTGTAACGCCTAGGTCATGCCAGTCGCTTTTGTTAAACTGTGTGTCTTGAAACGCGAATTTTGCTTGTGGAAATGATGTGAATACACCAACAACCGGGTCATCTCCAAGTCCGTATTTGGCACGTACTTTGTCGCAATCGTCAATTAGATTCGTGTGGGTGTAATGCACATCGAAACGGGGGCAACCAGTTACAACTGCGTCGGTTGTAGTAAATTGTTTGGCAACGTGTTCGTTCCACGATAGGAATAAATCAATTTTTCCATCTTGACTGTTTACAAACCACTGCTCTTGTTCGACAGTGTTCGGCCGTCCTTCTGTTGGCATTACAATACTGTATGGCGCACGACGAATAATTTCTTCATTACGAAAACCAATTGCATGGTTCAGTATCACAACATGAGGCTTGAATAATTCCATTGTTTCTCGCCACAAGTCGATTGAAACAGCTATTACATCATAATTACGTAACTCAACCAAGCGTTTTTTGACCAACAAACATGGAATTGTGTCTCGATAACGACTGTCTACAAAAATTGCTACTCTCATGCAATCATGTACTCCATCAACGTAGGCAGGGGCAAAACAGTCGTATGCTTATCCCCGTGGTGTCGGCCTACAAAGATTAGACTAGCACCACTGGTTGACCACACGAACGAAACAATTGGTGTGTTGCAGTCCTTGCAGCGAAGCAATACGCTAGTTGCCATTAAGAAAAGAAAATTCGGTTCAGAGTTGCTTTTAGCTGGGACAGGAATTGACCAAGTTGTTCCTGGTTGCCAGTGTCAACATTACGGCCGTGATTCAACACGACTTCCCACACTCGTTGGGCATCTGCCAAAGACACCGGTTCTCCCTGTGCCATTTTTGCGAATGCTGCTGTTTGTAATTCTAGGTTAAGATTGTTCATAATTCTCCTTAAAATAAAAAATGCGCCACTGTGGGCGCAAATTAAAAAGCAACTAGCCCATCAGGTGGTTCTAGTTGCCATTATATCATCGTTATACGAAATGTCAACGATTGAATATTTGTTGCAATGCGTTTCCTATTTTTTGCGCAGCTTGTTGTAAATAACTATCTGCGCGAGTAACCGAATAGCGACTCTCGCCGGTTCGTCGTATATCTATTCCAATCTCAGCCCCTATTTCTGTCACGTTGCGCCAACCGTGCTGCCTATGAAATGCGGCTTGCTTTGCATTATCATGCACATATGGTGAATATGTAGCTGGATTATCGACGGTTGTAGACGATCCAAACGGAGAATTGACCGCCCAACTTGGCCCAAGATTTTGACTACGGGGGTCAACACGGCCATTTGCGTGAACTAACCCACTGCCACGTACCCAATATGGAACAGGCGGTCTGTTTCCAGCATTTTCTGGGGGGTACACACGTGCCTCTCGTACAAAGTCGTATCCAATGCGACGAGAAATATCTTGAACTTGTAATGTCGCTTCTTGTTCAACACGTGCGGCGAAAATAAGATTCGCTTTGTTCACAATATAAGCGCGTAAATCTACTGCCATTGTTCAAACAACTCGTTTAGTTCTTCTTCTGTGGCAATCGCTTTCAGGCCAGTCGTTATCTCATCAAATATATCCCTAGGAATAATATTTGTTTCAAACGGCCGTGCTAGAGCATCGCCCTGTCGTTCTAGATTGCGACGAGCCACAGTACGGTATCGTTTTAGTTCTGCCCGAACCCCCTCTTGAACTGCTTTTACGTTAACTTCATTACCGATTGCCGGTTCGTCATTTCGGCTCATTTGATTTGTTATTGATTCAGGATCTTGAAAATCGCTGAGATTACCCACTTCCGGCGGTTTTGCTTGGTCGCGCCCAGAAACATCTGCAATGCCAAAGAACTGAGCCACGAAACTACTGTTTGTCGCCAGGGGCATCGGCAAATCGCCAAGTCCTTCCATTCCCTCTGGATCAACCAACGGTGCATCACCATCGTTCTCACGCATTTCATTAACTGTTCGCCAACGACTGTAAATCATGCTCTCTTGAATATTTAGCGCACGGTCGTATGTGCGGGGGTCTTCGTACATAGCATAAACTTCGTCATTGGGATAAAACCGCTTAATGACTTGGTTTTGGATATGATCTTGGAGCATGATAAACAGGGGATAATATACCTGCTCTTTGAGAATCTTATCCATTTCCTTAAGGCCTTCTCCAGATGTCAATCCATTACTATGAATTGGGAAGCCGAAGAAAATCGTATCTATTTCATCACGATTCATCTGCTGCGCCAAGATGGTTTGTAGTTCATTTTGTGTAAAACCAAGCGACTTTGTATCAATCTGTCCCGCACGGGTTACGGCAATTGTACTTCCCTCGTCCTGCCAATCCCGTTTAATCTGTGCTTTGGCTACCTCGAAGTCTGCGGGTGAAAGGTCTGGATCTAGGCTAACTAAGGTCAGTGGCAATCCGCGATTTTCATTAAACAGCTTATCCTGAGACTTTTGTAAACCAAGTTGGATTTGCGCCGGAGCAATAGCAGCTAAAAACGGTGGCAAACTGCGCCAGTAGTCGGACGGATCGGCATATCGTATCCACAGAATATAACGACCGTCTATTATGATTGGTTTAGCATCGTTCTCTCTGGGGAAGTAGGCGAATTTGGTGACGTAGTTATTTTTATCTTTAATTGGTTCTATTTGGTGAGAATTAATAGGCCAAATTTCGACAAGTTCATCGGAGTTATCCGTGTTAGGAGCAAGAAACGCAAATGCGCCCTTGCGACTGGTTTGCAGATGACTCATTAAATAACCAAGCAAATAACTTTTGGTCATCCACGGGTTTGGGTTATGGTATATATCGAGGAACGGATGATCTAAGTCGTCAATCATCTTGCGCGACTCGCCTTTTCGTTTCATCCTGAATTTTGCTGCCCAAACATTTCTGTTTATTAGCTGAATATCAGCGTACACCCAGCCAATGATACTCAATAAACGAATAAGTTCTTCTTCTGTGTACGCATCCCAATTCACTGCCTGACTGTCATAAATGCTTACATCACTGCCAATATATCGTGGCACAGATTGTGTTAGTGCGGCTTTTGAGAACCGACTTACCATCCAATTGCCAACTGTTCCAAGAAAACTATCTGCCATTATTAATCTCCGCGATTACTCGATATGGATAAGACCAAATGAAAGAGGTACAACGCAGAACTCAATAGCAGCAAGGCACAGCACGAATGCCATAGCTAGGTCATCGTGCATCCCCTTCGGTGCTTTATTTGTTCCGCTCTCTACCACACTCATTTGATCGTAAGTTTCTTCATCGTAAAATATACAATCACCAGCCTTTAGGCGTTTTGCCGCTTCGTGAAAAGCCAGTGGTTTACTTGCGCTATTTTGTGTCCAACCCGTTTTTCTACTACGTTCAGATGCCGCCCAGCCTTTCAACAGGCGCAAGTTACTGTTGTCCTGTAGCCAATTTTTCACGGTTCTCCCATGCTCATTTAGCTCGAACAACACAGCGGCACTATTATAAAATCTTCCAATAAGGTCAATATAAAATGAAAATAAAGTTGGTTCAATGTGTTCGTTAAGAACAGCTACTTGCTCTTTTGTGCTTATTTTCATTACGCTTAATGCGCTGTCATCGCTTGCAGCTAGTCCTTCTGCTGGATCGGCCGTGACGACATACCGTTCCTCTGGAATAGGCAGTTCGTAAATACGCAATCCTGGCACAATGGGCAACTCGTTTTCTTGCCCCATTTCATCAAATTCTTCTATTCCGTCACCAACAAGGCCGTCACCGCCCACGAACACAATTGGCTTGCGGGGTTGGTAGCACTTGTCTAGCCAAGTTTTTTTAAACCGTTTATTCACGCTTTTTGGTGCAAGTGCTTCTTCTGGATGGGCAGGGAATGTTTCGTAAATATAATCCAACGTCCCGTCCATGTTTTCAGACAGTTCTTTTTGTTTCTCGTACCATTCTAATGTGCGACCTGGAACAACATCGTATGGAATAAAACTAGGCGTGTATTCCGTCTGCCCTCGCATTGCCCCTTTGTACAATTCTGTAAACGTACTTTGCGGTCTGCTCTTGTCCGTTTTACTGACAAGAAACAACTTTCCTTTTAACCCAACTGTTGGGGCAAGGTTCAGCAGCACTTGTTGAAGTGAAATATTACTGCGATACAATAGTGCGGCTTCATCAATTAGTACATGTGTTGCGGAATAAGAATCCCCTTTGTGAGAGGAAAGCGCAAAACAAACAGAACCGTTGGCTAATCTCCATTCTGTCTTTGTGTCACGTACTGTTTCGCTACGCATCCAAAACGGTAGCGATTCGTAAATCCCTTTTATCTTCTCCAGTAATTCTTGCGCCTCTATTTCACCGCGAGACAGGATTAAAATAAAAGCTTTGGGGCGAAATAACATCTCGTACACAAAATAAACCAATGCCAGTGTGGTCATGCCAACCTGTCGCGCCTTTAGGCACACAACACGATTGAGGGTATAGAATTTGCGAAGCGCATCAAGCTGGTTATCGTACTCTACATCGGTATCCCACAGCACAAACGGGACAGATCGTTTCTCGTCATTGGAAAACACATAGACATAGTTAATAATCCAGTAAACTAGACCGAATGGCGTAGTTAGACTATCTGCCATGCACCTGTCTAGTTCTCTGATTATTTCCGGCTTACCATACCCGTTTGGGTCGCCGTCTGGACGTTCCGATACGTATTTTATGCCATCGAATGCATTGTTTCGCATAACGACATAATATCACAAACGTTGTCAATAGTCTATTGGTCTACTATTTTGTACTCACCCTCTATGCTCTCGTCATTTAATTGTGGCCTTGGTGGACTCAGTTCGGCAGCGTGTTGCTTATGAACCTCAAGATAATAATCAAACGAGAACCGAGTTTGGTCTATCTCGACCTTTTTGGGAACTTCGATAGGAACCAAGCTGGCCTGTTTAGTCATCAGCCTGTCCAATGCTTTGAGCAGCGTATCTTTTGCTTTTACATAATGCCCAATGTCATTAATTGTTAGCCCATCATCATCTAAAAAATCAGCTAAGGTTCCTAATTCCTCAATATCTTCTAGCACATTGTTTATTTGTTCGTCAGTTTGGTCTAACTGTCTGACCAGAATCCCCTCTGCGAGTCTTTCTCTATTCTCTTTTGTTTCTTGTCGCACCGCGAGAAGATCTCGATAAGCAGTCATATTTGAATAAGCAGGCATATGTTCAGCAAACCACGGTAATTTACGTGCTTCTTCTGATATACGCTGGTATGTCCAGTCATCATTAGGCCGAGCCATCATCATTTCCATGATCATAGTTCGTCTTTCGTCAATTATTTTTTCACTCATTGTATTTGCGGTTGCCCCGCGTCTTTTTCTTGGCACTTTATTACTATTCCTTTTTTATTGTAATCGTCTATGATTTATTGTAATACATAACGAACACCCCTATCAAGGACAATGTATGATTAGTATACCAGAAAAGTTCTTATGCCCTAATTGTCTATCGTCACACAAGTTGGACGAAAACATGTTATTTGTTATAGACAGTCTGGAAATGCTAGACAATCCGGATTGGCATCCAATAATTTGCCCAACATGCGGCATCGATTTTATTATCACAGACGAATTTCGTTGTTTTATCCCAGATGAACCGACGATTGTTTCGGCTGAAACACAAAACGAGTTACTTGCCATGAAAACAGTTGTTGCGGTAATGGGCGTATGGCGAACAAAAAAACCGGAGGCAAATTAATGAATGTACTATCGCTTTTTGACGGAATGAGTTGTGGGCAAATCGCGCTACATCGCGCTGGGATTAAATTTGATAAATACTATGCCAGTGAAATAGATAAATATGCAATCGCCGTGACTCAGCACAACTATCCCAGCACAACCCAATTGGGTGATGTTACAAAATGGAGAGAGTGGGATATTGATTGGGAGTCGATTGGGTTAATTATTGGGGGATCTCCATGCCAAGGGCTTTCCCAATCTGGGGCTGGGGCTGGATTAAAAGACGAGCGTAGTGCATTGTTTTTTGTGTTTATGGATATACTGCGCCACGTACAATCATTAAATAGCAATGTGGTATTTTTGCTGGAAAATGTTGTGCCTCGTAAAAAAGAGTGGGCAGAGAACATGACGGAAGCATTATTTTTGGCGTATATGGGCAGCAATTGGGAAAGAGTTGACTAGTATCGGCATCTAATTTATAATTACTGGTATGATTATAACTAAGAAAGTATTCGCAACCGTATCCGGCAGAAATAAAAAGCACTATGAGGAAAAGGGATACAATCTCCCTTACAAAAAAGATAATCGGGGAAGAACCGGTATACCAAAGGGTACGCAAATCGAAGTCGATGTATTAGATATACATCCATCGAGCCAGATTAAGATACAATATAAATGCGATGATTGCGGAAACATTTCGGAAGTTCCGGCTCAATCGATTTTTTGGAGAAAAAACAGCCAGTATAACAAAACCGGAGAAACAGTATGTAGGTCATGTGCAAACAAGAGGATGTCTGGAGAAAACAGCGGAAACTATAAACACGGTAATATTCGCTATCCAGAATATGTATCAAATGCCAGAAAAAGGGGCATTGAGTTCTCGTTATCCGTAGAAGAATTCGAGGAAATAACAAGCCAAGAATGTCATTATTGCGGGGGGGTTTCTGTCGATAGAAACCCCAAGAGTCGGGGGCAGGGGATTGACAGAAGAGACAGTAATCGCGGATACGAATACTCCAACTGTGTTCCATGTTGCGCGACGTGCAATTTTGTCAAAAATTCTATGCCATACAACGAATTTATTCAATACATTAAGGACTTATACACAAAGACAAAGGACTATGAAATTCAAGAATAAAACAACCGGAGAAATGGTCGAGTGGAACTATATCGGCATAAACTCAGCATTGCTTTCCGCACAATCGAGAAAGAGGCTGTATTGGACTAATATCCCCAATGTTGAGCAACCAGAAGACAAAAATATATACTTGATTGACATCATCGAATCTGGACGGACAGATTCGATGAAAAGCTATTGCATTGATGCAAACTATTTTAAAGGTGGAAACCTAAAACAATATTTCGAGAAATCTCGCAGACAGCTTGTTTTTCAAGACAAGTCGCCCACTATTGTTTCCACAATATATAAAGAGAATCCCAAAAGTGTGCTACACAGAAAAAAGTTAGGCTTGCTAATTGGCGAACAAGTTCCAACAACATTCAGCCGACATGAAAAACTGTCTGGAAAAATATTGGATAAATCCCTTCCGTTAGAATCTAGCAATTGGAGAGGGTTAAATAGAAACCAAAGACAAACCGCAATTGCAAATATGATTGAATCTGGGGATGTTGTTATTAGAAAATTAACTCCAATTGAATGTGAAAGATTGCAGACAGTAGATGATAACCATACCCAGTTTGGTGATTTTGGCGGTAAGATCAAAAAAATAAGTAATACCCAGCGGTACAAAATGCTAGGTAACGGATTTACCGTAAGCGTTATTTCTCACATCTTATCTCTTATGATATAGTGGGTGGATATTGTTTTGTAACGAATAGATAAAGGCCGGTAGGATAATGATGGGAAAAATTTTATATATCTACAAGATAACAAATATAATAAATGGGAAAATCTATGTGGGAAAACACTCTGCAAAAAATATAGAGAATTCATATATGGGGTCTGGTATAGCTATCAGAAGAGCTATAAAAAAGTACAGACTAGATAATTTTCGCAAGGAAATTCTTTGTATTTGTGAAAACGAAAAAAAATTAAATGAAATGGAAATTTTCTGGATAGCCAAAACGGGTTCTTTTAATGATGGCTACAATATGACCAAGGGTGGCGAAGGGGCGCTTGGGTATAAACCAACAGAGGATGTCATTAAAAGAGCCGCCGAGTCCAGAGCTAGATATTACGAAGAAAATCAAAGCGCCCGTGAAATCTTATCCGAAAAAGCAAGAGAAAGAATCGGTGAGAAAAATCCGTTTTGGGGTAAGCGCCTATCTCAAGCGCATATCAAAAAAATGACTCAAGCAAGAATTAGAGCAATAACCGGAAGAAATAACCCGTCTGCCGTTAGGGTAAAATGTATAGAAAAAGATATTGTTTTTGATACAGCAAAAGAAGCGGCAGAGTATTGTGGATTAAAATATTCGACCACAATACTCAAGGCCGCAAAGGGCCAGCTAAAAACAGCAGGAGGATACAAATGGGAACTGGTCTAACCAACGGATGGACTGTTGATGTAATAGCTCATATCTTTTCGCACATGGAGAATCATGCTAATTAATTTCGCGTATAACCCCCATCTCGTTAACAAGCCACCGAAGCTACCGTATGTAGCTCATCGTGCGAATTGGCGCAGGATAAATGGTGGATTTATTAACAAACGAGGTAGGCCAGAGACATTAGCGAAATTAATTAAACAGGGATACCCGTATACATCAGCGCATCGTCGGTATCGCCACAAGCGGAACTTCATTAAAGGTCAGGTTCTTTCTCTGGATTTCGATCATGATGGATTTGATACGTTGCTCAATGATACGTTCATCAATACCTATGCTTATTTTATCTACAACACGCCTAGTAGTACGGCCGATAATCCCCGTTCTCGCGCTGTGTTTGTGCTACCCCATGCAGTTGATCAACCAATTTTGTTTGGAGCAATGGCACAGGGATTGGTGGAAATGTATGGTGATGCAGACGAGAGTTGCAAAGACCCTGCTCGTATTTTTTTCGGCAGTTTAGATTGTAACATCGTCACGATTGGAAATGTTCTACCAAACGAGTTGATGGAAGAAATCGCATCGGATGTATTGAAGCGAGAACAAGAACACCAGAGTTACGAGCCTATTGTTAATAACATCTCATCAGAAACAGTACGTGATGCTGTTATGCGTCAAATAGAAAGAATTCAATTCGCTGCCCCAGGTGAAAAACATGGCACACGGCTTGCTGTCGGAACTACCGTTGGCGGCTATGTTGCTGCTGGTTACTTGTCTTATCAAGAAGCAAGTAGCTATTTGTTACAAGCCGCTATAAGTAATACATCTGCCCCACGTCTTGCCGAGAAAGATGTACTTGATGGACTTTCTTACGGCATGTCAAATCCCCTTTGTATACCCCCAAAAACGTTCGCTGATTACGGCATCGAAATTTAGTACCCCCTAGCTCGGTTAGCAGTATTATGTTACTATGGGTAAAAAAGCTATGGTAATATAATGTGCATGGATGAAACCAAAACCAAGCTGGGGGAAATTGAGCGTCATTTAGAACAAACCGCCCAGAGACAAATAGAAATACTCAAGACAATCAGTCGCCTGGACAAGCAAAATAGCGAAACCCTCAGCGACGTTGCGCTGGTTCTCCGTGAGCAAGCGCGTAATAACCTAGATACAAGTAGGCTGTTAAACGATTTGTCCAGTGAGGTTGCTGGTCTTGCGTTTGAGATTGAGGAACTAAAAAGCTGGCGCAGATTAACAACCGGTGGTCACAGCTATGATTGGATTAGCGAAAGTCGCGCAGAACAAAGCCGTATGGCATACCGTGCGCTCAAAGATAGTTTTAACGAAACAGAATTAAGAGAAATCATTATGAATCTATCTATAGATCCGGCAGAAATTACTGGTGGCAGTTTGGCAGAGATGGCAATGTGGCTAGTTGAGCATTGCCGACGAAACGGCAAGTTCTGGAACCTTGTGAAAGAAGGACGAGTTGCTAGACCAATGGGGTTGTGGCCTGTCAGTACCGGAGAACTTGGAGGCAGCACATCATGACAACCTTTCTCGCCCAAAGCGTTGAATACGTTCGTAGAACTAATGAGTTAATAAAAATACACAATGAGAAAACAAAAATACGTGTAGAATATTTACAAAAAGACTTAAAAACAAAGGAAAAGAATGTTAACAAGAAATAAAATTGGTTTCCATGTCGGCCCAGATGCCCCAGGGAGCAACTTGACTGGAATTGGTAACTGGATGAGACAACTTCATGCCGCTGGAATACCGATGGTATTGAAATCAGTAGACAACTACGGCCCTATTTATGAAGCAGATAAAATAGTTGATCCAAACAATACTGTTGACCACACATTTGTTTTTAGACTGTCTGATTCAGACTTTTATTCATTCGACACGCCACCTTATAAAGATCCTCAGTATATAAACGATCCGGAAGGTGGGGCTGTTCTACATTGGAACATGACAAAGCAAAAACTTCCTCCTGAATTCAATAAAGAACGAGTGTGGCTTGAGCTAACTAATGAAGTTGATCGCAATTTGTGTACTTGGTTAGACGAGTTTGCCCTTAAAATAGCGCAACTAGCGAATGCCGAGGGGTATAAAGTTGCGTTATTTGGCTGGGCTGGGGGCGAACCAGAACCGCAGGGCTGGGAGGAAATGCTGGACTTCCTCCGATATTGTGGGGATAATCGCGATAAATGCGCGATTGCAATACATGAATATAGCTTTATTGTCACAGATATATTCGATCAATGGCCGTTCAAAGTTGGTAGATTCCAATATCTTTTCGCAATTTGTGATAAATTTGGGATAAATCGGCCAACTACGTTGATTACAGAATGGGGATGGACTTTAAATGACGCACCTGGGTCTACAACTGCCCTAATAGATATTGAAGCAGTTTCAAATGTGTATAATCAGTATGACAATATACTAGGGGCAGCGATCTGGTATCTTGGCCCAGGATTTAACATTGCAGATAAGGTTCAAAAACTTATCCAGCCAGTCACGGACTGGACAATTAATTCATTCGTTGAAATAGACGAAATTAATCCACCTATAGACGAATTGCCGTCAATAAATGGATGGGAGCAATATATGGAAACAAGTAAGATAGCAGTAGACGTAACTGTAGAAATAGAAGACAAGGAAACATTCATTGGATTGGTGCGCGGAATTGGAAGCGCAAATGCCACAGGTGCTCAGTACAGATGGCTATACAACGATGGAACATACAATGTATACACCGACTGGGTTGGTCTATCAGCAAGCAGCATACCACAATTAGATATACGAGGACTGGAATTCTTGGTTAGTACAAGTCGGATGTTAACCAAAACGGTTCCAGTAGAAATCGAATGCCCAAACCCTAATCCGCTCCCTGTTGTTGAGTTTCCGCTCGTTGTGGACTATTCTCACTGGCAGGGAGCAACAAACCACGTGGCTTTGAAAACAGCAGGCGTTTATAAGTTTATGTCAAAAATTACTGAACATACTGTTTATGTTGACACCGAATTTCTGTCTAGATACCAAAATGCGGTTGCTGCTGGATATAAAAAAGAAGACATCGCGCCGTATCATTTTTACCGATTCAACAAAAGCCCGGTTGATCAAGCCAATCACTTCGTCAATACATATAAATCACTTGTGGGCAATCCAGCCTGTGCATTTGTAGCAGATGTAGAAGACGTTGATAACACTGCCGTTGGCAAACAAGGCGAATTGAAGCTGTTTCTAGATATTGTAGAATACTTAACTGGGTTCAAGCCTATTATTTATACCGGTAGCTGGTGGTGGACGGCCGCTCGATGGGGTGGTGCTGTTCCTTGGGCGAAAAACTATGCAATGGTAGAAGCCGAGTACCCGCTAGACCCAGTAAATGACTTCGTTGATTTCAATGCAGCGCACAACTGGACTAAAACACACAGCCCAGCATTGTCATCTGACTTCACGATTCATAGCTTCTGGCAATTTACAAGCAAGGCAAATGGGATTGCGTTCGGTGTGAGTAGTAAATACCTCGATGTTCAATCGTTCAATGGCAATCTTGACGAACTACGTGCTGTTTATACAAAAAAAGGAACTGTGTTAACTGACCCGCGTCCAAATACCAATAAAATAGACATGCTACAGTATATTAGAGGGCAAAATGGCATTCAATACGAGATGCGCTTTCCAAATGGAAACCAAGAACGCTATCAAGTTCAGTGGGACGTTGCCAATCCGCAAATATGGTACATCGTCAAGGGCGAAAATCAAGGGCATTACGAGCGTTGGTCTTACGATGACAATTACATCTACCTAGAAATGGACACCTCTCCAGCAAACGCCCCCGATGGGCAGGCTGTGTATTACACCATTGACAAAAACGGCCGTTCGCCAAAATATCGTCGATTCATGTCTGTTGGAGAGGTATTTAATGACGGTGGACATGTCGTCACATTCAGAAACGTGTCAAATTGTGCAATAAATACCAGTGACCCCCGCAGTGGAAACGCTGCAAATAACACAACGTTTATTCGTGGGGCATATACAGATACTTTCTATAACAATATTGTACTAACGGATGTAATTGAGTGTTTGGAAAATACTGAGGGTCAATTCTGGGGTAAAGGATTTGGACGAGTTCGCTGGCAAAGTACCTGGGGAGAAGCCGAGATCAGTGAAATTCATTCACCCGGCTCTCGTCCAGATGTGTTGCGCCAGCATATTACTTGCCTTGGTCAATAAAAACCTTGCACAACTCGTACTGCGGAGATGGCAATTCGTTATCAATTCCCTGATCCCAAATCGCAAAGCACGTATCGCGTTGTTCCTCTGTATACGGCCCCATCGGAGGTAAATCTTGCAAAAACGGCCGTGTCGGCGGAACAATTGCTTGCGGTGTAGCAACGGATTGTAATTCTGTGAAGAAGGCTGTCGCCGTTGCGTTGAAATCAATCGATTGAGGTGTCCATGTCGGTAATGGCGTAATAGTTGGCACGGTAATAACATCCCCTTGGGTGTTAATCACCGATGGCGCAACAGGCTGTCTATTAACCACAACGGATAACCCATTTTGGCTCATAAGCATATACCCAACAACTAAAACAAGAATAACGAGAATTGGAGTTGATTTATTCATCTCCATATGATAATCAATTGCTTTTATTTAATAAACAGTACATTCGTGCCATTCGTATTGCGCTGAAAAGATATATAATATTGAAAACAAAGGAGATATTTATGATACTTAAAATTACAGATCAAACAGGACACAGTGTTGCAGATACAGATACGGATTACGACCTAGCCGTGGACTTGTTCAAGAAAGCAGTAGATCGCGGCATGTGGGGCAAGGGAATCAAGGACGGCCGTAGCGAATTCGTTTCTGTCACGACATTGGATGAAATTCTTGATTATGACGAAGTAATTATGTTGCCTCGTCAAGTTGGTGGATAGATTATGCAGAATTCGTATCTAGATGGACTCACGCAATGGGAGTTGATACAACTTGTCGCTACATCTACTTATCAAGAAAATTCGCTACGACAGCAAACCTTGGAAGCGTGGCGGGAGATGGCGTACTATGCCCATGACAATTTCAAAGAATTCCTAACCGGCGTACTAAGTAGTGCGATAGAAGAACGTACTTATATATCAATTAGAGTGGAAATCGTTATTCATGGCAATGCTTTTTATGATTCGTATTACATACGAAGAGTGCCTGATATTTCCTACTCATCCTCTTATCTAGAAATATTTGTTAGCTCAAATCGTTCTCGGGAATTCGCGGTTTCTTTTTCTCCGCCAAGCGAAGATATATTATTTTATCCATCGAAGATGTATGAATATATTAGTCGGGTTATCGCTGCAATTGAAGCACACATTGCAAATAATGATAATTGGCGCAGATTCGCAGAAGGGGTACATAGAACACAAAATGCGTGGCAATGGACTATTGATGACCCTGTAAAAAAAGTAAATAAACGGGCAGAAAAACTACTGCTCTCTCATTGCACGAAAAAACAGCGCAAACAATATAAGGCAAATCAGTATTTTGTTGTGATTGGTGGCGAAACTGGCACAATGTATCGAATTAGACGTGCATCCCAAATAAACATCGACGTGTTTGTTGACGGTGAAATTGAATACAAACTCTGCACCGTTGCCGATCCTAGAAAAAACAGTGGGCTACCAATAGAGGATCAGTTACTTGCACAGAAAACTATGATAGAATTACAGGAAAATCATTTTCTGGAGATAGCGAAACGATGGGAACTGTAATATTTATCATACTGTGTTTCATTTTGTTAGTTGCAAACATATTGGCAATAAATTACGCATTTAAGAGGCAATCGTGAAGCAAATTTTGATTAAATACCACCCGCTGTGGCAAGAAGTATACAACTATGAGTTCAATCAGGCTTGCCAACGGTTTAAAAACAGTCGTGGATACTGGCCTCAAGAAACGTACAATTATGTTCTCAATTCGGTTGAGGCGGAAGCGCGAAGTAACGCAGAAGCAGTTATTAGGGCGTTGAATGAAGACTCGTGAGATGGTTCTGCAATGGGTAGAAGAAAACCCGTTGTGCAACAAAGAAACTATTGTTGCACATATAAAGGGCAAGCCAAGTCTGCTTGTTCGCAATGTCATAGCAGACTTGTTTAAAGAAAATGTACTTTACTGCACTCGCGCTGGGAAAATATTTATTCCAGTGCCAATAAACTCTGCGTTTAAGGAGATTTTATGAATTCGCTCGTGCGTATGCAGAAATTAGACGAATTACACACGCGGATGAAATCAATTTTGGCCGCAAAAGGTAATGATTATGCAAATGATGACGTACTCAGTAACTTCAAACTAGCTGGAGCAATATGTCAAATGACGGCAGAAAAACAGTGTTTGTCACTTATTGCAACAAAAGTCGCTAGATTGGGTGTGCTATTAGACGGAAAGCAGGTGCATAACGAAGCAATTGACGACAGTGTGATAGATTTAATAAATTACGGCTTTTTATTACTATGTTTACTGGAGGACAATGATGAAACTGCTAATTAATACCTTAGATAATCAATGGCATGACGCAGATGAGGTGATTTTACATGCTGTTATGCAGATTTTGACAGATTTTGTTGAAAAAGAGCAACCGGACACACTAGATTTCTCAGGCGATCAGAATTACGCCCATGCCTGGAATGTCATCACAGAAGTATATGATTGGTGGAAAAACGGCCGTATTGCCCGACACGGCCCCCTTGACGACCTAGATTTGACAGATTTAGACCTAAATGACATATCTGATGACGACAGGGGCTTGTTTAGTGCTAGTAATGCCCTTCGTATGCGTTGGTATGAAGAAGATACGACAATGATACAGCGCGTTGTGTCTATCCGTGATTATTTGTGGACTTGATGTAACGCCATGACTATGACAAATGTCACTGTTTCATGTGCTAATTTAGGTTATAATAGACAAAACAAAGGAGGTAAACATGGAACTGTTGATTGAACTGATTACGTTGCTCGGTAATTATTGGGCAGGCTAGTAGAATAACAAAAAGGACTCTGTTAATAGCAGGGTCTTTTTTGTTAATAGCACTTAAGCACTATTCCCCTATCTGTCATTTATTATATAATATTCAAATGAAACGAAATAATCTAATAGCAGTAATTATTTGCACAGCAATCGGCTTTATTGGAGTTATTATTGCTGTTCTGGTGAGGTGAAATGATTAAATTGTGGTATATCAAGACATTAATCAAATGTATATTCCGGCAAATCGCTAACTCAATCAAGTTGATTACAAAGTTAATTCCGGTGAGGATGTTATGATTCCAAAGATTGATTCTGTGCAGGACGAGCTTGATTATTACATGCGCGATGACAGATGTGTGTGTTGGTCATGTACTCGTAGTAAAGAATTTGCTACCATTGTAAACAAGCTCGATAGCGATGAAGATAAAAAATGGATGATAGCGTTTTATAATTCTGTTGTCGAACAAGAAGACGCAAGTGAATTAGAAATATTATATTGGAAGACTAGAAATGCAACCGATCCATAAAATAATGATGTTCAAGGTAATCTGTAGACTGATTCTCATCATAATCGAAATGATGGACAAATCGGGCAACACGGTCGATATAATCCAAAAAGAACTTGATGAAACAGTTGATTTTTTAATGAAATACTACATGGGAGAATGGCACGACGATGAGAATAGTTAAGGATGATTCAGTAACAACCGTGTACGGATATTATCGGTGTCCAGAATGCGGCCGTACTTATTACGCTGGTGGTATTTTCTATCACAGTGATAATTGTTCTAAACACGGTTATTTAGAATGCGAGTATCATGTTGGGCCACGATGCAAGGAGTACAGTGATGCAGAAGACGAATGAAAAACGCGTTGTCACATGCCTAGTTTGCGATGGGGCAGGAGAATACGAACGAAATGGTAAAACGAGAACCTGCTGGCTTTGTAACGGAACTGGCGAGACAATTTTATTCGAGGTGAAAAGTAATGGGTGATATTACACGAGAAGAATGGGAAAATGACGTACTAAACACACGTTAGGGACGTTACGGCCGAAAAGGAAGAACAAAATGACAACTGGGATAACAATAAACAACGCAAAAGCGATAGCATACAGTCTGAGTAAGGGCAAAGACAATGGTGGGATAAGCCGCAATGCGCTTGCCGATCATTTAATTCATGCCGCAAACCAGATGGAAAAGCAAATGACTGAAATCGAATTGCTAACAAAAGCCCTTGCCATTTATGCAGACCGTGATAATTGGGCGCAAGATGCCTGTACTAGCGTATTAACTGGTGAGGTTCGCGCTGATGGTTGGGAGTTAGAAGAAGATGTGACGGTGCTTCTAGACGATTATTTTGTATGGAGTTACGATGGTTCTGCCGGGTACGATATAGCACAACGTGTCTTGAATAAAATAAAGGATAAATAAGAATGAAGAATGGAATGACAGAAATATTTAGAATATTTTGCGACGATAGACAAATAAACCATTGGCGAGAACCGTTCTGGCATTATTGCCAAGCGAACAATATACAAGACACGACTGAGGCCATGACGGCCGCATGGGACGAATTCTTACTGATGCTCTATCATTTTTAGTGACAAATGGAGAATGATATGAAAATTAATGATGTTGTAGCTACAAATGAGAATAATTTCCGTATAATATACAACAAGCCAAAAACGCGCCTGGTTATCCAAGATGGTTTGATTTATATTGACAGCAGTCAGGAGATGCCAAATGCATGGCGTAGATTATGGTACTGGGTTTTGCTTGGCTGGAAGTGGGAGTCGTTAAATCAATCAGAAGACAAGGTAATGGTGAAGGAATGAGCGACGACAAAGAAGCAGCATTTATTGTCGATGACGTAATTCAGTTGGCAGAAGCAGTCCTTAGTAATTGGTATTATAATAATCCGAATGGAGCCGATAGAGGCGATTACTGCTGGAGAAGACAGTATTTGCGTAATGGTCTCATTTTTAATGAAGACCACGATCCGAGTTGCCCAGTTATAATTGCAGACGCGGTATTAACTGGGTACAAGTAAATAGCCACACCTTTTTCAGCATGTCACGAAAAAGATGTGGCTATTTCATTACTATCAGTGGTTGTAATTAATCGAAGTTTCTCTCGCCGTGCAATCTGTCATATTCATCCATAAATCTCTGCCTTTCTTCTAAGCACTCATTGCAATAACATGGATTGTCTTCGTTATCATACCATTCGTCTTCTTCTTCATCGTATAAATAAGCTGTACAGATGTCGTGATCGTAATAATAATCAGCCGGTGTTTCAGACGATCTAGCCATTTCTAGAAATTCAGATACATAATCATGAGAGCATTGAGCGGTTTCATCGAATACAAAATTTTCGTTTATCGCTTTAATATCAAAATCCCTTTGCTTTCTGTAATACCAAGTAGACATGTCGTATTTTACAGTAGCTCCATTAGCCAGGGCATAGTCTACACTTAGATTTGCTGTAAAATCAATAAACTCTTGTAAATTATCCCATGTAACTAGGGGCTGATTCCATCGATTAACTAACCCGTCTGGTATATTTTCAAAATCATAAAACACGAAACACACAACAATATATTCTCGTTCTTTCATATACATTAGAATGGAATTCCTTGTGCTGTTAGCTCGTTATTATAATCTTCAATTGCTGCTTGTAACTCTCGCTCTTGTGCAAGTTCTTCATCAGAATAAAAAACCTCAACTAGATCGCCGAGTTGTTCGCGGCCAAGCTGCCCAACTTTTATTGCCATGTAATCCACTGGATCTGTTATGCCCATTGCCAGAGAATATAGTTCTGTATCAAAGCCATCATCCAGCACATCTTTATTGGTCATGTGGTTTCTATTGTCGTTTACAAACCATTTGCTTATTTGGTTTTCTGTAAACTCCTCTTCTTTGATATAGCTAGCATCAATGTCCAGCACATATCCGGCGCATTCTGCCATCAATTCAATGAATTTGTTCTTTTTGTATTTAACGTATTCTTGAAGGTTGTCTAGATTTACTGCCCCATGAGGCCATGTGCTTGCGAACCAACGCATTTTATTAGCTAGGCGCACATTGAATCTTTCCCCATTGGGTATTTTAAAAACTGGGTAGAATACAATAATTTTAATCCCGTTAGAGTCGTCCTCTTTTTTTGATTTAGTCAAATTCCATTCTCTGCTGGAGGTTCTTTTTCTTACAGTGAAGATGTTTTCTTTTTCTACCAGTTCTCTTATCTGCTGCTGGACATCAACCTCAACAAAACAAAAGTCACTGTGATCCGGGTCTTCTTCCGTGACTATTATTGACATTCCGTCTGTTTGCGGGACGCGCATGAAGTTTATTTTGCTTCTACGTATTTTCTTGGACAGTCGCGCCCAATCAATATCGTCGTTAATAACACATCGGAACAGTTGCCGTGCGTTCTCTAGATTTCGTCTAACCAACATGGCCCTAAAGCTCCACTGGCGTTCGTGACAAACATCACAGCCATAATTGTAATAACCACAGTATTTTGGCTTAGTGTGTTCAATACCCAGAAGATCAGTGTACTCAACGTAACTTTTCCCGCATTCTTTAATCAATTTTTCTATTTGTTCAGTAGTTTTTTCGCTTTTCATATCTTTATCCTTTTGCAAAATAGTTATGTGACTATCTTATCAATTTCGTATATCCATGTCAATAACCAAAATATACGGGATAAAAACAATTAAACTACCCACATATGGGTAAATAAAGGAGAAGACCCCCGTAATTGGGGGTCAGGATAAAGAGAGGGGGTGCTTCATAACTATTTTACTCTTTAATTGTATAGTAGCCGCCCATATTTCTTAATAGTACGTTACTACCATACAATAATTACAGTATACAGAAGTGGTTCTTTAATGTCAATAAAAAAGAAATGTGTCCGTTTTGCTTTCATTAGTAAGAGTAATAGTGAAAGCAAAACGGACACATTTCATTGTTTTAGCACTTTGTTACCATTTACACGGCCGTCGTTGTCCCTATATAATTAACCTATGTGTAAATACGGTAGTCTCAAACAAGGTCAGTCATCGTCATGAAAAGTAGAACAATAATAGAAAAGTTTTGTAAAGAACATGATATTGAGATCGTTTCGTTGGATTACACTCGTGAATACACGGCCGTTCCAGAAGAACTTGTTCCCGTTGGCTGGGTAATTGTCTGTCATCCAGTTAGTAACAAAGACGATGTATTTGAGTACAATGGTTCTTGCGATGATATTGTTTGGCAATTAAATGAATTGATTGATTATGACGACTGGTCAGATGAATTAGCTGGGCATTTGTTTGATACGTGTTTCGGTGAAATTGATGAACGATTATAAAATTTATTACGAGATTAGATAAAAGCATTAGAGCAGTTAATAACGGCCGTTGAGCAACATATGTGGCCTGTGATTGGTCAGTTTAACGATGTCGATGAGCAGATTGATGCGCTGTATAACTGGCTGTGTTCGCAATCTCGTAGTATTCGGGAGAAATGATGTTATTTAATTGGGTTATTGCCAGTGTTATATAAGCCAGTATTTCGTGAAAATGGTTTATGGCGGAATAAATCGAGTCCCTTGTATCGCTACACGAAAAACAAAGTCAAGGGGAGGCGGCTTCGCATAGCCACACAAAAACAATCTACACAATACCTGTTCACTATGCGCAATGAATTCCCCTGGTAGCACAACCCCTATGATCATAAACTTATTTTAACCGGCGAGTGATGGTCTATACATTGCCACAATCACCCACTACTGAGCACAGAACACAAACGGCCGTATAATATTCCTTCCCCATGTTGCTGCTTAACTCGCCAATTAATTAACACAATAGAATAATATTTATTATTTATTATTAAACATTGTTATTAGAATCAATTCTGCACCTTACAGGTTGATGCCAGACGGCCGTAACTTACCACACATAGGGTTACTACCACAAAGCACGTTACGGCCGTTAGAACCGCACCTATAACGGTATTAATGTGGCTATACGAATGCAACTTACTATTTCGCATAGTCACATTACCTGGCAAAAAAATAGACCATCGTTAGACAGTCTATTAAGATTCTATTCTATTGTATGTTACGGCAGCTGGTTATAATTACTCCTCATTAATTGCATTGTGCCATTGTCAAAACGTATATCGTTTGAGTATTCTATTAACTTTTCTTTAGTCAAAAACCCAGTTGTCATTACCATATGATTATGATCAACATAACGATAATATCCATTAATGAGCACAATGTTGTCGCTATTTAATACCTCAGCTTTAATATCTTTTAACGCACGTGGTGTGTAGTTTATCATCATTTACCCCTTGACCTTACGGCCGTTTATCCGAAATACATTTGGTTTAATCTCTATCCACTCCAGATAGCCAGTATGGTATAAAATGTTAGCCAGATCGTATTCGTCTTCGTTTAGTTGAGTATTTAGTTTGCCGCTTAATACCCTGGCTGAAAAAATAGAGATAGCATGACACCGTGTTTTATAATCTGTCACATGCCCCCACTTTGCAACATGCTAGAAATAGAATACTTGTAACTACGGATAGAATACAGAATGATACAAAAATGGTTAACATTATTTCACCTTATTAATTGACTGAATTATAAAACAGAATACCAACGAATTTTTACAGAGTACGCACCTTTGAACATACGGCCGTTATCGTGATATTCTGCCGGGATTGTAACGAATAAAACACTGTCATTTTCCCGCATAGCTTCAAAAACACGGACATCGAATAAATTAATTTGAGTGCCATTGTATAATTCTACTGATACTTGACCGGCTAATTTTTGGATTTTATTAAGTGTCATCTCATCACCTCATTAATTGACTGAATTATCTAACTACTGGAATAATACCATAGTTATATAACACTGTCAAGTAAATGAGGTACCATTTTCTATAGCAACTTTGTTCTAATTTACGGCCGTTCATTCTAGGTTATCAATATCTTGAGCGGCATTAATAACCATTGCCAGCAAACTATTTTGATCTAACAATGATTTATATTTTGGCGTATCTGTCATGCGGAGGACATTGTCGTAATTTTCCATTCTAACAATGTCCCTGGCAATGCTTCCCTTGCAATCTAATAACCATTTGATAAATTGTGTCTTTGTCATTATATATCCATCTCCGCGTTGAAAATGCTGTCAACGGTAGGTTGGTTAGCTACGCCGGTATATCTTTCTATTTCACCTAACATGTAGATAATATACTCTGCGTCAACCGGCCGTATGTTACCATAATTTACGCCACGCTTGATATATCTTGCTAATATATTTTTGTCTAAAATTGCATCAAATTGTTTATTGTTCATTTTTGCCCTCATTTTGCTATAAGAAACCATGTTTACATAATAGGTTTCAATTTATTCTGAACGTTCAATATGTTCAGTTTGAAATAAATTTGGAAAAGTGCCTATATAGGGGAAGAGGTTCAATCAATAACCTACTCCCCTATATAGCTATACAAGTTACCTGTTAGAAATTGACATCATTTTTAGGGTAACTGAATCCCATTGCCCGCCTAACTTTTGCAATCTTTTTATTTTGTTCCTTAACGGCCGTTTTATGATTTTGCATACCATATACTCTGGAGTCAATATAACTTGCCTTTCTAATAAGTTGCTGGGCCACATATTCCATTAAATCAGCAACATTTTGCAAATCGACAGAATTATAATTTTTAATTGTTTCTTGCAATTCTGCCAATGATGTATTTTCTAAAATTGTACATAGTTCTTTTGTGTCCATAATTCCACCTCATTTTATTATTGGTTCTATATCCTATCTTGCATTATAACATATGATAGGATCGTATTATGTCAATAAATACGGCCGTCTACGGTAAATGTCCACTCATTAGCTTGACACATATCGATAAAACTTTCTTCACTGGTGATATAATCGTACTCATTTTCTAATTGAGTATAAATCCAGCGCATAAAATCGCGTAATGTCTCAATTAAATCATTTTCGTCATTGCCGTTTACACTGCTATCATTGTCGTGATCCACGTCAACAACTGTGCATAATTCATGATAGTAATGGCCGCTATGTTTAACGCTGGCAGATAATTGGTAAAAATTACGCTTTTGAATACTCGCCAATGTCTTTACAATTCTATTTAATTCACTGTCAAGAGGTGCATAATCCGCTACCAGTTTAACGCATTGCTTTTTGTAGCTATAACCACCCTCGAAACACGCCCCATCACCTTGGGAGCAAAAACCAGAAAAGTAAATATTATCTACGTCAATTCCCATTAAACCGCCAATAGTTTTGGCATCATCATAAATACAATCATACCAGGGATAATCAATACCATTGGCGATATAATCATCTAATGCCTCGCTTTTTGCAGCGTCGCTTAATTCGCTAAATTCATAAACATTATAAGTTTTTGTAATTTTTTTCATTATTTCACCTCAATTATGATTTCACCCACGTACTCCCGCAATTTTCACAAGTCCACAATTCCACTTCATTATAAACAACATTATTATTATCATCACGCCACAAACGGCCGTCTTTACGTTCTGGTAATTTTTGCATACCAATAAAAGTATGTTTACATTTTTTATTGCATTGTGGGCAAATTGCTATCATTGTCGATCTCTCCATTCTCTAGTTGACCGTTGCGAAACATAAACAGTATAATCTGTATTGCGATAAACTAAACGATAATCCTTGATCCATTGGCGACATTCTTTATATGTTCCCTCGTCAATGGTTTCTACTTTCCCACTAGAGTCTTTAATGTTGATATATGCCATTATAACCAGCCTATTGCAATTGCTTGCCTAACAGACAATCCGCGCGGGAAATATCCCATTTTCAATTTACTAACGATCTCAACGGCCGTATTTTCATCCGTTCCAACTGCTAACAATTTTTGAAAAGTTGTCATGATGCCTTTACCTCAGATAATACGCTATCGTAAGTAAACCAGCCACTAATAAACATATGATACAAATTGCTATAATACGCTGCTTTGTTCGGGTACAATCTGATTTTAAACCGGACAATAATTTCTAACTTATTTTCTTTGGACATTGTTTCACCTCATTAATTTATATTAATACCAGAGTCTACACCCTTTCCCTCTGGTATATTATCCATTGCCCGATTATTACATGTTGCCATGTTTTGGTCGATCTAATCTTTTCAGATAGCAAGCCAATTAATTAAAATTGACACTAGACTGATTGTCTAATCAAGGGTGCAATGGTACTTATAATCTTATTATTGCCTACAATCTCCGTTATAGGCAATGTATAAAATTATAAATTATCCGTAACGATCGTACTTGCGAGTACGTGAATTTTCATAGCTTCCACCATTGTAACTAGTTGCAGTGTCACTGCTATAATCTGCCGGTTTACGCAATGCCAACATTGCCACGATTGCCAATAAAATAATCCCGCTTACAATTAATACTGCCATCTTATCACCTCATTTGTTTGTTTGTTTATTTGTTGTCTCAACTGCCAATACTATAGCAAAAGTTATATAACAACAATAGTGCCAAATGTCATATAAAATTCATGACAAAAAACACTTGACAAATTACAAAAAAGTTATCTCAAAAAATATAGACATTTGTCTGGTATATTATTAAAGTTTAAAAATGCACTCACTGATTGCGTAGTGAATAGTATCCTCCAGATAATCCCGCAAAAGGTGACGATCTGCCAAGTGATGTCCGTTATTGAATTGTAGCGTAAAATTTTCTGCCAATAGATCCAATAAAGAGTTTACGCGTTCTGTCATGCGTTCTTTACTTGGCATATGGTTATAACTTACCATTTTAGCATATGCGTCAATAACATAATCAAATAAAGTTTTGTCTAATCTAACGCTAAAATCTTGCCAACCACAATAAAATCCATTTTCATCCATACAATGAAAACTATTGCTAAAATACACATAACTGCCGTTTGTGGCGTTATAGTTCCATGATGCATCAATACCAGATCCATGAGGCAACCCATTGGTAAATTCTACAATACTGTCATTCTCAACGTTTACACTCTTCATTATTTCACCTCTTTAATTAGCTAATAAAAGTAAAGGCCTTACAAGTTTCATCGTCAAGGAGTTTTACAACAACTCCGCTAAAAAAAGTATCGTTTATATATCCATCAAATTCTAGCATATAATCTGGCGGATTAGGATTATAGAACGAATTGTGAATATTAATAAACTCATCCAAATAATGGCGAGTGCCATAATGGATAAAATACTGTCTGGTATAATCCGCATTATAGTATAATTTTTGCTCTCTATTTGCCCCATAAAAGGTAACTGTACCATTCTGCCGTTCGACTGTTTTATACGCTTTTTTGATCATTATTTCACCTCGTTGAAAATATTATCTAATACATCATTATTAATATGTTGCTGCAAACTATCGTACAATTCTGTCATAACATAGTCAATCCATACGGCCGTAACTTCATTACGCGTTACTACGTTGAGACGTTCGCAAATTGAAGAAATGTGATGCTTAACCGTGTTTACACTGATATACAATTCATTTGCTATTGTCTGATTGTCGCAACCTTTTACAATGAGAGCGACAACCTGTTTTTGTTTTGGTGTCAAGTTTAGCATTATTTTAACTCCAGTGTTCTGAGAACATTCCCATCACGATCTACCATGTGCAGGGTGCCGCCAAAGAAATCATAGCGGACATTACAAAACGGCCGTTCAAGCAACTTGATGCAATGCCATTCATTAATTGGTAGAAAATAGTAAACATGTAAAATCGCGGATTCTAGTTCATCAAAATATTTATCATCTATATTAAACATTAGTCTGACTGCCCCCCTACCATATGACGATAATCCCAACTATCGATCAGAAATACATTATTGTCATTAATGGCATAACGATATCTCCCGATCTTATAATCATAATCATCATTGGTACGATACCTTGTTTTGGGATAATTTGCCATTAGCCAAATAATATCATCCTCATTTTGAAAATACACGTCATAAGATCCATTATATTGATTAGTGGCAGATACCAGCCGCTTAATACGTTCACTAACTGGAGTTAACGTTACGCCACCAAAACGATCTTCATTAACGCGTACTTTAATTTTACCCGGCAATCTATCACATGCTGCTTTATATTCTGCGCCCATTATTTCACCTCGTTTGTTACCGTATAATTTTCATATAACAGATTATCATTACTAACAATATTATAGGTAACATTGTAATAGTTATGGAATTCCCCATTTTCTCTATCATATGGCAACGATTGTAATTCTTCACACAAATAGCTATTGCAAAATTCCAATTGTAAGGGAGTATAATCTTTAAAATACTCCTCCTCTGTATCTCCAGGACGAACGGTAAGGAAAGATAGCAAGCCTAATAAAGAGTCTAAACTTTCTGCGCTATCCATCGGGGAAGGACTATAGTCATCCCCTGAAAATAATTCTACCCCATGCAAAGTCATAGAATATTTATAATAGGATCGTTGTAGAATTCCTGTTCCTTTATAAGATGGGTAGTCAAAAATTGTTAACACGATATTATGATCTGGAATACTTAAGATTGCTAGAATGTTATTCATTATTCGCTCCAGGCTAACAAAGTTTGCAGCACGTCATTATAAAATAGATCGTTTGCAGCAACTAATAGATCCCACCATGTGCTTGGCTGGACTTCCTCCAATGCGCGATCCATATATTCGCTATATTTATCAATGATTTTGACAAGATTATGTGTATATGGATCGGTCTCTGGGTAAAAATCGTCAACGTCGTCATATTCCACATGCTCCAGCAATTGAGACAATACGCTCTCGATTGCATTATATGCATAATCGTTAGGCATTGCGTCAAAATGACACTCGAAAATAATATCTTGATACTTATCTCGTTTGTTATCTGTCAACGCGTAAAATTTAGATCCATTTTCACGCGTGCATAACTCCAGAGCATTGTACAATTTTTGCAGTCTTTTAATTTGTTTCATTTTATCACCTCATTAGAATAATACGGCCGGTTAATTTTTTGTGCCGCTATTTTCCCCATTATAATGCTCTTATATAACTTGTCAAGCGAATTGTGGCACTTTATGACCATGTTCCTAAGATTGCCAGGAGGTGATAGCAAGGGAAATATGGGGAAAATATACCAGCCTACCTATTATATAATACAAAAAATTTATGGCACAAAAGTATTAACACTTTTTCACGATATACGGCCGTGCTGCAAACTGGTAAGATAGAGACGGTTCATTAATAATTTATGGCGACGGCCGTTATAGTCCGGCACAACTTCCGGTAACTTCCGGACGGCCGTTACAATAACGCATGCGCATAGTCAACGTGTAGAATGTTTGCACAGTAGTTTGTACCTTGACTATACGAAAGTGTATTAATGACGCTATGCCAAAGGTCGCTATACGAAAATATCGTATTCTAACATAGTGTCATTAGTACACTATGTCAAAAATGGCTATGCGAAATCCGGTGATACGAAAAACTCCCTATATAGAGAAGTGGAGTCATATAAAAATAAAACATATAGAGACAAGTGCGGCGACTGAATGGCGTTGTTGAGAAATAAAAAAATCATGCGCCGTTTTTGAAATAAATAAAATAACATTTCCCCTCAGAATTTTCCCCAATAACAAAAAATTAATTGAATACAAGTTACAAACGAGCACCAGCAGACTGTTTAAGATTTATAGATTGATTTCTGACAGGTTTTTGCGTGATGTACGTGGAAGCACCCATGAATTAACCTGCGACGATCTCATGGCATTCTATGGCGATTTTACTGGATGTTTGAGATTTGGTAGCTGGGGATTTTGTGTATTAATCTGGATGAGGTGGCTGAGGCTTTGTGGCTGGTGTTGGATTTATTTGTCGGCTAATTGTGGGATAGAATTGTTGGCAATGGGGAAATAAATGAAAATAAAAAGTCTAGACTTTCTGGGTAAGTGTCTAGACTTTTTTCAATTTAATTGCCAGCCACCATCGTTTTGATTTTTAACCGAAAACGGCTATGGCTGGAAACCGTTTTTCTGAGATGGCGATATGGGTGTATATCATGTTAACTAAACCATTTCTATTTCCCATGTTGGGTGCTCAAGCGCAGTTTTTATTATGTGGCAATTGCCGCAAATGTATGCCATATTATCCAGAGTTGATAATCCCCCCTTCGATGCGGGGATTATATGATCTATATGCATTGGAAGCCGATAGCCATTCCACGTTGATATACCACATGTTGCACACTTCTCGTCTGGATTTACTTTTCTAAAAGCTCTCTTGGCAGACTTCCAATCTCTGTACACCTGCCCAGACGTTTCTTTTTTTCCGTTGCTGCCGCAAGTTTTACATCTTCCGGCACTTCTAACAAGTTTCTGATAATTTCTGTTGTCCGAAGCTCCACAATGAATGCATTTAACAACAAGCTCTATCTTCTTATAGTGACCGTTGCGTTTCTCTTCGATAATTTCTAGCGCACCAACAATTTCTCCGATCTTACTCTTCGCGCTCAGTAACTTACCGGCCCCGCACTTTGTGCATGAGGGACTTCTGCCATCTCTGAATAAGTCATGCACGTCTGTTGATTTTTGATGTCCACACTCTATGCACTCCACCATGACCCGGTGTCTCCCGGTGTTACTTCTTGTTACTGAGCTTATTACTTTTTGTACTCCAGAAATTCGATCAAGAAATCTTTTGGGGTCCAGAAATCTTTTGTCAGGCTCTGACTTAAGAAGACTTGCCTTTATCCTCTCGCAGTTACCGCACTTTTGTTTAGTTCTATAAATAAAATCAACCCCAACAATCTTTTCTTGGGAACATCGTTTGCATTTAATCGGAATTCTTATTTTCCCTTGGGTATAATCAGAGAATCCGGTAACAATAAAATCGCCAAATTCTTCTCCGGTCATATCGTGACTTTTGTATCCACTACGACAAGCCGAGCACGATCCAGAAGACCTAGGAAAAGAAGTTGGATCAGACTGAGTTACCTTGCCGCAATTCGTGCATTTTATATCAATCTTTCTCTCGCTATTGACTAGGTATGCATGAGAAATCGTCTTCTGGAACCCGACCACTGTCCCAATCTCAATGCAAGCTACACCTCCGGCACGACACTGTTTACACACCCCAGGAGTTGAAAGGAAGCCATATTTATTTCTGAGGTCATTATAACCGCAAGTTGTACACGTTACGGGCAGAAAATAAGCCCCGTCTTTTACGATGGTTTTTCCAATAACTTTTAATGGGCCAGATATTTGACCTATGTATTCTTTCATTGTTTTCTCCAATAGTTAATTTAATAATTCGACCCTTGTATTATACTAAAACAACTATGCGAAAGTCAACGACAATAGAAAAAGCCCACCATTTCTGATGAGCTTTTCCGTCTTACTATTGGAGTAGGGCGAGGTGTCGAATCATGCCCCGATTAATATTACCACCAATCGACTAATTAATCAATCTATTAATACCCCTGGAATCTCTGGAACAACCATCCAGAAACTTACTTCATCATCCACTACATAATCGTCTAGCGCAACAAATAAAACATCGGTATGTAATTTTGGCAATGACTCATTTGTATTAATCCTTATCGCTCTCCATCAGTTCCTCCCGCACAGCCCAACACTCATCTACTGTTGGTAACGCTGGGATGCGCATCCAATGTGTTACGCGACTGTCCTTAATGTTCATTTTGTTCGTCATAGAATGCCATTGTCCATCATAATACCCATGATGGACGTACTGGTTGTGAACGAGTTCCAGAAACATGATCTCATTATTGTTTTCTGGCATTTCATCGAATACATTAATCCACGTCATTACAAATAACCCTTTAGCATATTAGCTGCTGTCGATCCAACGTTAAGCACATTTTTTTGCTGCGCCTTATCTAGATGACTAATGTCGTTATCTTTCAAGAAATCAACTTGAGCATCTTCGAGTAACAGTTTGATATATTTGCCAATTTGCTTCGGAGACTCAATCTGCCCCTCTTTGCTGAAAACGGATAGCAATCGGCCGTCTGTTAGATAGGACTTGAACTCTGCATTTAAACGAGAAACTTCTGTATCGAACACTTTTTCTACTTTTATTTTCTCGCCGAACTTCGGATGCTTCTTTTTAAGAACAAACGGACTACCATATGCGTCAATATAAACAGAATCATATGGCAGGATTACGACACCTTCTGCTAGATTATCTTCTTTATCAGATAACATGGTATCAAATTCTAGGTCAACCAAGAGGGCATCGTCTAGATTATCAGCGATGAACAGCAGTGGTACACGCAAATTAACTGCCCCGTATTCTTCGAGCACCGTGTCAAAGGCGCAAAATGACAACCAATCGCCATCAATAGACATGCCGAAATAAATCAATTTTTTCTCAGACCCATAATCAATTCGCTTCTGAATACCTTGTCCATGCAGTTCACCGTATAGCCGAATTTCAATACAATCCTCTGTCGCCCATTCGAGAAGATTGCCAAGAAACTCAGCATGAGTCTCATAAAGACATTGGATATTTGCGCCTTGAAAAGATCCATTCATATCCAAATAGTTATTTCTGCTCCCCGCACGAACGGTTCCATCGGGGAAGAATGCCCATTGAAAGTTACTGCCATCAATTTTTTCGGTAATCGCATACCGTTCATCAGGCAATTGTGGGTAATACTCAATCATCTCAGAAATATATTTTTCCTGGTAACTATTTTCAATGCTGCACCATTTAATAAACTCATTCATCGTTATCCTCTAATCCACTATCGAATCCATCCCATTCGACCCGTGGCATATCGCGTTCTTCTTCAATCAATCCTTCTGTGCCATCTGCGTATTCAACACGACAACGAAATATACGCATAGTCATATCGTGGTTATATCCAATAAATCTAGCCCAGATATATCGTTTAATTCGTTTCATTTTCATCCACCATCTTTTTTAGGTTACTTGATTTGCAGAATACAATACTATCTCCAACTCGCACAGCCCAATGACCATACGAATAATGCGACACAACTCCAACGCATCCACGATAATCCTTTGTATCGTAGGTATCTGGCGGCTCGTTCACGACAACAGTATCGCCAACAGAAATCATCATTTCATTTTCTCCCCTAGTACCACGCTGCCCAACAGCAGGATAACAATCTCTACCCATGCGTCGTTGATAGCGAGGTAATAAAATCCAGATAAAATAATAATAAGTAATACAAATTGTAATACATTTCTCATACCAATTTCTCCGTAGACAACATTGCCCAATCCAGGTAATTTCTTTCAACAAGTTGGTGGATGACCCAGGCGACTTTACGATTGATTACTTGTGCAGAATACCATGATCCACCCCGCATCCAACGATAAAGAAAACCGTGTTCTAATTCAAGTAGCTGGAAAGTTGTATTCCCAATAGTATGAATAGAACTATCCAATTGGAAGAATTTCCATTTTGTCATTCGTAGCTGTTTTGTACTTGTCATATCATTCACCTATGTAAAGAGTACCGCCCTCGAATTTACAACTAACAATAGCGTTTGATCTGAAAAGGCGCAACAGGTTTTTCGCATCAGTTCTTGTTATCTCGTAGTAATACCGCTCATCATGAAACGGGTAAATTACCAGCTTTATGTCTCGTACCTGATTATCGTAAATAAACTCGCGTAAATGATCTACTCTCATTAGATTTGCACCTCGTACCGATTCTCTCCGGTTTTAACTACCTCAAATTCTACTTGTTTTTTTGACTTGATGTAATAACTACCATCACGCTCAACAACAGCCCGATTGCCATACAGAATTTTATTACTCTTAACCATCGGGATCATTGTTTGCGATTTACTGGCCGTCCAACCCAACGCATAAGCTACTTTCATTGGGACGATTACATTACCTGCGATTTTTGCGTTTACGTTGTTTGTGTTAATTGTCATTTTTATCACCTCACTTGATGCAGTTATTATATAACAATCGACATAAATCGCAATACTACTTTAGTGCTATAGCCCGTTTCTGCCTTTACCATTCCCCGTAGGTGCGTAGATGGCTTCTGCCGATGCCACCGTACCCATCCTCTGCGAACGCGCCAGACTCCGCTCGCGCATCTTTGGAGACCTGTGCCAAGATTCGCTTGTGTCGCTTCGAGTTCTCTGGAGTATGCGAAATGGTAACCCCATATTTTTCTGCCGCTGCGGACATCTCTGCTGGAATTTCCGTATCTCCCAGAATATAAATGGTCTTATTTTTGAAGCCACAGAATTCAACTACGGCTGATAATGACATAACCGACGTGCTGCTAAATGGGGCAACTTCTTCCCCTATCCCTTCTAGGGAAATCACACTTCCGATGGATTCTTGGCGACAGCGTGTCGCTTGCTGATTTAATTCATTCAGGTCTTTATCGTTCATTTCAATTTCCTTTTACCCCTTTCACCGGCTGCGAGGGCTGACCGGGCTATTTATTTTTCAGACTACCGACCAAATGCTTTTTCCCAAAATTTTTCAACACCTTGTCTTGCTGTGGCGGCGAACGGGACATCGAAATATTCTGCCTCAATATCGCCGCGCAATTGCGTAGTCTCAATTCCAAATTGGGTGTTCAATGAATCCCACACAGTCCAATCTTCGCTAGCCCTTGCGGCTTCCATTTCTGTTTTAAGGTTTTTGATACTGTCGATTTCTTTATTGTATAGACGGATGAGCAAATCGTATTTTTTCATTTCTATTTCCTTTGCCTCTCGGCTGTTTGATATGATTATTATATAACTTTCGGCATTGTTGACAATACTACTTTAGTGCTATATGCATATCGGCGACACAACTGTCATCAGCTTGACCGGATTTGCGTTACCTTCAATGATTTCCCGCGATTTGAGCGCAAATAGGTCTAATCACCCATAACGGCCGTTGCGTTCGTTAGAGGGTCGAAGTAATCAATGTTTCGTTGGTAGAATACTCGCGCAAATCCAAAACCCACCATAACAGCCATTGTGAATATTATGAGTCTCGATAGTAAATACACCTTCATTAGTTTTTATATGAAGAAATTGCTGTTCATGTACATCGTATTCATGATCGACATTTGGCGCATCAAGAATCTCCCCGCTAATTAACCGAGTGCCAACGAAAGATTGTAAATCGTCATCGGTATGCATATAACGAGTTTCGCAGCAATCTTGCCCCTCGTCACTGATTTGTAACTGTACTTCACCAAAGTTTAGAATCAACCTACTGTCATTGAAATCTATCTCAGTTATCTCTTTTCCAATGCATGAATTAAATGCGTCAACAGTTTCTTTGTTACCAGATGTCATCCCAATTAAAACACCAAATCCAAAATCACTTTTACTCATTATATCCTCCTAATCATTCTCTGGTATTACGTTCTTTGGGCATTGTACGACAGTCCATACACTGTTTATTAATTACCACCCATTCACCTTTTCGTCCAATAAAATGGCTGATGACCTTAGTTTCATTACACTTGGAACAAACGGCCGTGATACAATACTTCTCCAACAGATTGTGAACGGCATCGGCGTTACGTTTGCGACTACACTTGTTGCAGACCGGATATTTCCCATCTACGAAACCATCATGATCTGCATATTCGATACTGTAATAAGATTTCTTGCACTTTTCACAGACCTTGCTACCATCTGGCTTAACGAGTAATTTATTACTATACCATTCACCGGCTTTGTTGTACTCTACTAAATTAAATGTCATTGCTCTCTCCAGTTCCTCAGCCACTCACGGCCGAGATAACTCATTCTATCATAATCATGACCTGGATAAAATACAACCCCAGTCGCGCGTTCAAGTTTTTTGATTCTATGTTTGACAGATACACCTAAAACAAATTCGGCATGTTTGATATGAGTCTCATCGACTAATTTGATTGTTTCGACAAGTTGGTTAATTGTTAGCACAATACTCCAGTACAGCCATTAATTTATCAGCCGTTTTTGTATACTCTTTATTAATTCTACGCGCTTCTGATAAATCATTGGGACTGAACAACCGTGTTTCCATGTATTTTACAATATTGTCGTGAACATCTTGACCAAACACCGCCGCTGCTGGCTTGTTGCATTTACGGCCGTTACATTCGTTATGCGCGACGATACAGTTATTAATATCTTTTGGATCTGCACCGGCCGATCTGCATTCGTAATGGTCAATGGTGGGAGATTCGTTAATTGGCTTTCCGCACAGATGACAAACCAATTGTCCATAGTGATTGACATTAGCCATAATCACCAATAACCGGCGAGTACCTCTAATCCGATGTGTCTCTGGCATCCGCGCTGGCATATTATTCACCATTAATCACTGTATAAATTTCTTTACCAGACATACCTAGAGTAACGTACTTGATTCTATCTACAATTTGCTCTGCCGTAGTACCGTATCTATTAAGACAAATTGCAAACTCCTGCTCATCGGTAATTCCGTACTTATCGCAAATCTGCCTATGAGTTAATTTAGTTTCGTCAATAATCTGCTCAATCAATTCAATTGTAATCATATCATTCACCTAATTCATCCACACTAAACACAGCTTGAATCGCATTAGCAATATCTTGAATTGTTTTACTATCATCACCCCCACGGCGAGGATAAGCAACCATCATTAGGACATATTTCATTACCCGCAAATTATTGTACTTTTCTTCTGGAGTATCACCTGGGATACTATTTTGAATTAATGACCAATAACTTTCCATTATGCCACCTCTCGCTTTAATTCAAAGTTTGTCATTTCATCGCCTCATTTGTTTACAATCTAGTCAAATAAATCAGATTCATCAAAATCGCGCCAATCGTCGTCAACCATATCAGATAGTTGCGCAATGTGGGCAAGCCCAACATCTCGCAAAGATTCTGGCAGCACAATAGCAGTCATTACATCGACCCAATGCTCGTGTCCAGCTTCGGCATCATCGCGGCTATGGTAATTCTGAACAATAACGAATTTGCCATCGTTATAATTTGGATGAGACACGGCCGTTTCGTATGGAGCATCTGAATCAGTTACCATTGCCGTGCTTACAATCAAGTCATCTGTTTCATAACGACCAATTTTGCGCTCTTCATAATTATCCATCATGTCAAAAAAGTCAAACATTTCTACCTCACTTGTTTATTTGCTAAGATAGACATAGGATACAATACTTATATAACACTGTCTATAATACCAAAGTGCTATATTCATATCTATTTTATTGTGGATATAACTGAGCTATATCTCTTGCCATCTAAGATAATCATAGACAGTGCATGGTATTTCGTTTCCGCCCATGAAGTCAATATGAAATTCGTCGTGGCACTGAACACAAAGAGTGATACCGTTCTCTAGAATTTTTCTATACCTTGGATATTTAGCGTATGAATATAGATGATGCGCAACAAGACGCTCTCCCTTCCTGTCACATGCGCGACATGTGTACCAATCTCTCTTGAACACCCTCCTTCTCCACCTGTCATACTCCTGGCTCTTCCTATGGTTATTCCCGTAATTCCAATAAGCAGTACGATGATATTTCTGCGACAATTTATGGTCACTCCCCAATGCCTTAGTTAAAAACTCGCAGATTTCGATTTCGGCATTCCACATCTTACTGTACTCATCGTTAATACTATCTTCGAGAGATAGTAGAAGATCCTCCAGCCTGTGTTGCATATCATCTGCTTCTTGGATTAACTGATTTGCCCTATCTGCGCCAAATACACAGTCGTCATAAAACCCACACTCCTCTCTAGCCTCGTCCAGCAGCACAGGAATACCTATTATTAGCCCATTTATTCTTGATATTTCGCGTTGATATTTAATTAACATTTTCTCGTGCATGATATTTTCCTAATATGACAGAATTGCGTCTAGTTTCTGCTGATTAACTTCTGGGTAGAAAATATATGCAATACCAAGATTTTCCAATTCATCTCTGTCTAAACTATCTAGCTTCATTTGCATATAGTCGGTTGGATCTACGATGTCCATTGCAATTGAAAACAATCTAGCATCATCATTATCAAACATACCGGCCGTGTCCGTTATGTGATTATCCACACTATTTGTAGTCCATCCTGCTATTTGATTGGTAGTGAAAGTTTCTTTAGCCAAACTGCTTTTCTCGATGTCGAGCCGATAGCCAAACTCAAGTGCCAGTTCCACGTACTTGTTCTTTTTGTATCTAATGTATTCTTGTATGTTGTCTAATGTTACACGTCCTTTACTCCATGTACTAGCAAAGTATTTTAATTTGTTCATTAACTGTACGTTGAATGATCCGTCTTGCGGGGGATGAAGAAATGGGTAAAAGAAAATAACCGTTGATGATTCCGAGTTATCCTGTACCTTCTTTTTCTTTAACGGCCAATTCCGACTACTGCTGCGTTGTCCACAGGCAAACAGCATGTGTTCTTCTGTCAACTCATTTATGGCACTAATGTCAGAAACTTCAATAAAATCAATATCTGCAATCGAAGGGTCGCCACTAGAGTAAACAATAGACACATCGTTGCTAATTGGGACTTTTATGTAATTTATTCCATTCCTTCTGAAATTTTTGTGCATTCTCCCCCAGTCTGTTTTGACATTAATTTCAGCGCGGAAAAATAATCCATCATGACTATTGATCACACTTCTAACAGAACTGCCTCTCTTGTTTAGTTCTATACCATAGCACGTCCGACACTCCATATAGCCGCACAGTAATCTTTTTAGCTGTTCTACGCCATTGGTATCCGTGACAGCAGTAACTCCACGTCCACAGTTATCTATTCTTTTTTGTCTATCTATTTGGTTCATTTTAATATCCTTTTCACACAGAGTCCAGGCTGTGTAAGTTCGCTTTTCGTGTATACATTATAAAACAATTAACTATGCGAAGTCAATACAGATCGGGGATTCCGCAAAATAGTTGGCAATTTATTAGTATAACCGAATAATAATTGAATAAATGAAAAACCAGCCGAATGAATCTTGGACTGGCTGGTCTTTCTGAGGATATTATGCTAGTAGGACGAGGTAATACTGTATGCCCTACTGATGTCTATGGTATCATCTTATGCTGTCAAGGTCAAACCTCTGTCCGAAACAGTCTGTAATTAAGAGACAATACAGACTGTTTCTGACAGGTCACATTGTACTAATCGTGCGACTAATCCAAAAAAACAACACTGCTGACGACTTCGCCAATTGCATAAATATCATATAGACAGTTCTGTATCAACGATTAATTAGTAAACCGAAACGCATAACCAACCAATCCACTAAGCAGCGCCTGTATGCCGGTTGCGCCAGTAATGTAATCAACCACACATCCGCCACGGGATTCAATTTCATCTACCCATTGTCCTAGTTGAATAAGTGCAGTTTCGTAATCGTCGTCATGAACCAGTACGGCAAGACAGTTGTGTTTGTGGTACGCGTCTTTCACGGGGGCTGAATAATATTCGTCATCTGGGAAAATGGGTTTATAGACCACGGAGCCAGTTGGGTTAAAATTAACATACCCGTTACCCTTGATATACCCCACGCACGGACGACAAAAACCAACCTCGCCAGCTTCCTCAAGTATCAATTTGTGCTTCAATGCAAATCGTTCTAGTTTGTCTTTAAGTTCATCGTTCATATTTCGCCTCACTTATTTATTTGTTAAAACTTAATATCTTTTAGGTTCTGCAAAATAAAATATCTGTTACTCATCTTAAAATCCGATTACAAAATATGGCTTTGACAAATCCAATTCTTTGACATCAAAACTCACATCATCTTTATCCGCTGAACCTAACGAACGATCGCGAACAACATTATCAATAGCACCATTCTCGGATTCTGCTTGAACAATGTAGTGGGAATTGATAAAATAATTAGGGAAATGAATAATAACTTCGTAAATTTTCATAATACACCCCGTTCCATCATTTCGTCATCCTATTAATAATTCGACTCACATTAACAATCTTACTATCCACATCTGGTTGCCAGTCATTCATCCGGTCTGAATCCCAATCTAATTCCAGTCGGTAATTGGTTTGATAACCCCGTTTATTCATCTCAGATACCAATTGGCGGTGACGGTTGATTAGATAAATGCCCTTGTCGTTGAAGAACTTTACGTGACCTGTACCAAGTTTATAGTGACTGCAATTGTTACCAGCGGCTAGGTTTCTCGTTCTCAGCATCTCACGGTACTCGGCTAAAAGCAGTTTACTTGGTAATTTCTCTACTGGAATACAATTAATTCGCGTCATGATAATTTAGTAAAACTAACCGATTCAGAATAATATCCATTTGAAGTTCCGTACCAGCGAATGGTTACATATCCCTTAATTGTAGCCAGTTTGTAAAACGTCCATGTTTCGCTGTCCTCTCTGTCTTCATCGGTATCGGAATTCTCTGGTCTGTCTGCATCAGAAATTTCCTCCGCCATTAGAATTGGAGAGCCAACCAAATCATCTAAACTTCCGATAATATCTTCTACACAAACGTATTCACAACAATCTTGCTCGTGCCATAATTTGTATACCTCACCATCGGCCGTGGTGAATACGATTTCTTCGTCGTCTTTGTTTTCGACACCCACAAGGGTTTTGCCAAGTAATTCATTAAAATCGTTGTATTTGTACATTTTATTTCTCCTGCTCTAGATTTGCTACCATATTAACCCAATGGATTACTTCTTCTTTCGTTTGGTATCCAATAACAGTATCGCCATCAAATTCAATCATATTCCCAGAAGGATTAAACACGGCGATTTCATAAGGACACTCGGCAGAACTGTAGACGAATGCACCGCTAATAATAGAAATTTCGTATCCATTTTCAAAGCAAACTCTCGCACGATTAGTCCAGGTATCGGACATGTTTTTGATGTCGGTCACTTTGTCCATTACATTAGTTAGTATAATTTCCATCTTAATCTCCTATTTCACCTCACAAAATAAATTCGTAATCTAAGCCAAGCTCGTCCCAGTGTTCATCATCAAGCTTGATTAACGCATCTTGACATTTGGTTAGCATCCAGAGCGCATCAAATAGTTGCGATTCCATTTCTTCCTCACTGTGATACTCGTTAAGGAACTTTTTGAGTACACTAACCTTATCGCGTAAGTTGATTTGTTTTGGTTCTTTAATAATCATCACTGTCTCCATTCGTTTAATTAACTAATATGATGGTATTATATTATATAACCCAATTACTTGGAATAGTCCAAAAGTGCTATTTAAAACAAAGAGCTCACCTCCTATTTTAAAATGTGAGGTGAGCTAATGAGGTGAGTCGGCGGGGAGCCAACGGGGTTATTGTATATTAATCAACGCGTTCGGTCAAGTGCGCCCTAACCAATTCCCCCACTCGTGTATGTTCTGGGAATCGTGATAGGAACACATTGATGTCAGACTGGATTTGCGAACGAAATGTTGTCAGCAACTCGATGGCACGTGATTCGTGTGCAGGACGGCCGTAGTTTTCGACAAATGATAGGTAGAGCAGTATGTGATCGCTCATCGCGTTCCCTCCAGAAATAGTCGCTGTTCAATTTCGTCGAACACAATTGGTGGATTAATCAGCATCTCTAATTCAGCGATACGAGCCAATGCAATTTTATACTGCTTATAAACATACAGATCGCTCACTTGCTTGGTTCCGCTATACCAATGGGCGCACATTCTGTTTTCGTATGAATGCGTTAATTCGATGTCTTTGTCAAGTTCGTCTGCGATTACCATTTTACTAATTCCCCCTCTTCTATACCGTATTCATCAATATCATCATCGTACCAAGTAACCCATTCTCCGCTCTCCCAAATATCAAGACCATTAGCATTCGCGTAATCCGGTTTAATATTTTCTTCGAGTTGGAAAGCATCATACACACTTAGGATCTGCATTACAGAAAATCCGTCTTCAATGCTGTCTACCGAAATTCTAATTGGGGTTCCAGGAATCTGAGGAATATGCCATACACTAAGATCCCCCTCTTTAATAACTTTGTTTACTAATACATTTGAATTTTTGTTTGTCATTTTATCACCTCGTTTGATATTTGATATGCGATTATTATATAACAAATGAGGCGTGTGGCAATGGTACTAAAGTGCTATATTATAGGCCTTCTGGACGAGGTAGCGATTCCAGGTGGATTAATGCATGTGCGTACATTTCTGTTTCCCAAGTGTACAAATCTATTATCTCTTGGTCTGCCCCACTTTCTATGTACTCGGCACATTCTGTGACACTGTCGTCTACACCGGTATTTAAATAACTGTATACAAAATCACGAGCAGATCTAATAAGCCCATACGATGTATTGTCTAATTGCTTCCCGATCCACATTTCGCTTTTATCGTCATAAAGATTGGCAAACACAAATTCGCATAGTCCAATAAATTCATTTACTAATTCATTATCCATTTTTTTACGTCGCGCCTTTTTTACATTTCTCTTGCTGCTACACTTGATACAATAATATTCAGGTATACCTGTGCGCCTAATTCTAGTTGTTGCCCAGCTTCGACGAACGTATTTTTCAATGCCGCACATATCACAAACAGCCTTAATTTTCTTATGGCTTCTGTTCTTTGTATTTTCTGTCATTTCTGTGCGAAAGTCAAATGGCATAATAAATGCGTTCCTACCTCTGGTGAGTGACGTAATTAGTACAATTTTATCATATAAATGTCCAATAATGGTGTTTTATTTTACACTATAAATGAGCAACGAGTGAGCAATAAATGTCCATATGATTGATCATAATAAATGATCATTATCTCACCCAAATCTGTCCTACCGGCACATTAATATCAGCTACATCAACTTCATCAGTATCAGTCTTTTGTGCTATTGCTATTTGCTGGCACACTCGGTTATATTTCTGCACGAAATACTCTATAGCACGGCGATGGTCGTAAACAATACGGCCGTTTTCGTCAGTGGCGCATTGCCACATCATCCAAAAACCTTTGTCGAATGGAGAGTCGTCAGTAACCTCTATATAGGCATCCTGTGGTTCTTCGATATTTTCATTCAATGTGTTCATAATAATTCCTGGTTATAGAAATAAAAAATGACTTTTCTACTAAATAATTCGAGAAAAATCATTCTACTAATTTGTTGCGGTGTTGGCAAGAATGATAGATATTTTATTGATATTTTATGGCAAGATTAGCAAGTCGCAACTGAGTTCATCAGCTAGCTGTTTAGCACGAGTATAGTGAATAGATTGACGATTACGGCCGATATACACCACTGTTTTCCTGACCCCATTTTCGACAGAATTTCTAATGTTTCCCACGCCATGTACGAAGTTAATTCTCTTGCGCACTGCCCATGATTTCATCGTGTTTCTGTACGGGAAGCCGTGCTCAACAAACACATTGCTAACGAACTGATCGTAGAACAGCACCTTGTCCATCTCAACCTGAATCTGTTGCTTCGTACCGATAGTTTCATCGACAAATAGAGCTACGTTACTCAGTGGTTTAATCATCATTGCCTTGTTATTCATACGGCCTCGTAATCAATTCCATCAGACGGCGGAAGGTGGTACTAGTTTTTATACAGCCATTTTGGAATATCAGTTCTCTCACCAGTTTGAAGTTGACGAATATGCTCCAATCTGTCCTTGATTTCGTTGTCAAAAAGACCATAAAAAACGTACTTGTACAACTCCCCATTAATCTTAATGCATTGTTCGTATTCCCCAATTATTCCACCCATATCATCTCCTGTAAAAATTTAAGGTTCTGCGCTCACTTGACTGTGCAAGTGTGCAAATTGTACGATTTTGACACTTTTTTTTGAATCGTAATGCAAAAAGTTGCGTACAATTTTTACAACTTTACAGTCAAATACACTCCGTCTTCTCGCTCGTCCAATACTGCCCCATAGACAACCAGCCGGACTAGATTGCTGAAACTCATCTTCAATTTCAGCCCCTCAAGCGAATTCATTAGGCTGGTTCGTTTCTCATCGAAATGGGGTTGCTCTTTTGGTGGAACCGATATGCTACTTTTCACTGCACTGCGTTGTTTTACTACGTTCATAATATTTTCTCCTGATTTTTAATTTCGATTATTATATGACTTTTCTATATAACTTTCAATGGTGCTTAATGGCTATTTTAATACAAACAATCGCTCTATCCCTATTTTCCCACCAGTGTTCTTTGTAAGGCTGCTCTTTATTTCCATTTCCCATACACCAACAAAGTCTTTTGGCATGTTGTATTCAGACACAAATACCGTATGCCCATCGTTTGACTTATTCCTGCACCACACGTAAAAGTCATCGTGTGGAAAATTCTTGCTGTATTTTGTTGTGTTTTTGTATGGTGGATCGCAATAAATTATACTATTTGATGGGATATTCAGATTTCTAAAATCGGAGCATATCAGCTCAACGTTGTTGATCTTTGGGGATTGGGCGACCACGCTTCTATATGCCTCATTTACGTAATCGCGCTTGCCGGTACTATCCCGCCTCCAGCCTCCGAACCATTTACCACCATACGACAGGGCAAATCCATAATATCCCTTCATTCCTTTTCCAATAGAAGATACTGGAGAAAACGTTTTCATTAAATTGTATATCATCTCCTTCCCGTTAGTGTCTTTTTGGGGAAGAAGATGATAATTGTCCCTAATTAGTTTTAACGCCTCTATTAAATACTCATTTACATCAGACCCAATCCTATTCCCTGTAACCATTTCGGTTAAATTCGCACCACCAACAAACGGTTCAACAACCCATTGGTTTTCATGTCTGGCATTTAATAGTATTGGTAAGATATATTTTGCTATTCGCTTCTTACTTCCCATGTATTTCATAATTACACCTTTGTTAAGCAATCAGTAAAATGCGAACTGAAATACTTTTTAACTATTCTAAAATTGTTGTCGAGTATGCTCACGTGCTTGCGTAACGGTTGTCCGGCTTCTTCATAATGACTTGGATGACCACGACGGATACGGCCGCAAGCCTGTTCTATTGTTACGCCAGCAATCCAGCCGTACAGCCGCTTGTTTCTATTCATTATTTCTTTTCCCACGGTATCCATTGGTAAAAATGGCGTTTTTTGCACAATGTTAAACGAAACGTCCCAGGCATCTACTCCGGTGGAGAACGACCAACTTAAACAAATCGTTCCTGGTTGTTTTTTCTTTTGCAATTCCCACGCTTCTAATTTCTGTTCGGTTGTGTGTCGTACATCTGGCATCCAAATACGATCTCCATATCTAAACGATAGCATATCACCAAACCTTTTGGCCGTTTCGATGCTAACAAAGTGAATCAAACCGTTCGCATCCGGAGGAAACTGATCGATTATGTTACGCATTAACTCAACCTGTTTCCCGTATGCACTGTCGCCAGACTTATGAGACATGCGCGGTGCGTCACCATAGTAGTACACAGGTTGCGCCTCTGGGGGGAATACCGGTGGGACAATATGGCTTTCCCAATTACCTGCACCAATACCCAATAGTTGTGCGAATTCCTTGTGATTGCCCATCGTAGCACTAGCCAGCGTAATGTGTGTGTCGTCGTGTGTATCGAATAACGACCAGAAAAAAGGTGCTGGGGTTAGCGGGAAAATCTGTAATACGCCCTCTGGTGTCATATGAATAAAGAAGTCGTCTTGATTTTCGTTATACGCATTGTAAACCAATTTGGTTGATGATTGAATATTCAATGCCGCTTTTAGGCGAAATAGCTTATTCTGAGACAGCGTTTGTAGTGTCGTTAGATAAACAATTTCTTCATCCAACTTGTTTAGTATCACTTCCATCCAACCAAGCACTAGCATTTTGCGCACGACCTGTGGTTCTGGCATGTTTGGCAATGGATCTAGTCCAAATTTACTCAACGTTGCCGGTGACATTTCGTATGTCATATGAGACATAATTGCCTGTGGAAGATGGTGAGCCTCATCTGCGTACAGGTGAGTAACGGCCGCATTGTCTTTTTTGTGCCAACTGGCCTTAAAGAAATACTGATAACTCAGTGCCTGTCGCTGTGCTGCGCGGGTTTTATCCCTCTGCACAATATATTCGCAACGCCCACGAGCAGCAGATGGGCAACTCAACATATCATGGGCGAACACACAGCTATCTGCGCGAAACACACCTTGCAGAAAGTCGCAATCGTAATTGTTTAATCCATACAGCACTTCGACAGATGAATAATCACGGCCGTATTGCGCCTGTAGACCTCGTGTGAATGTCAACGCTCGTACAGATTCCCCGCGAGAACCAAGTGCAACCGCAATCCCACTCTTGCCACTGCCACACGGAGCGTCTAACAACGTCACTTTCTTCGCGCTGTTACGAATAGACTGAACAGCCTCATACTGCCCAGGTCGCCAGTCGTCATATGGTAAACCAAGTTGTTTTGGAGATGGAAATGGAATCATAACCAATCCTCTATTAGCACTCGTTTAATAATTTCAACCAACATTCGTATTTCCATCATGGCTAGTTTATCGTCTACTGCGATACGGCCGTTTGCGATCCCATCATATCTATCAGCCAGCTTCCGTAACCATCGTGCTGTTTGGCTCATTCGGTCATCCATTGCTATTACCTCCAATAGAATCAAGATAACCGGCAATTTCCTCACATGCTGTTGCTAGCTCTCTCCAGTCATTGGCATCCATATACCAGTCAATCTTGCGAGTTCCATTTTGGTCGACCCTCCAAACGAACCCTTTCATTAACGCATTATCGTCATCAATGTCAAGCTCAAATTTACCAAGTGCCTCCAACCATTGTTCGGTAACTTTATTCATTAAAACACCTTTTCGTATGGGATTTTAGCAACCTTAACACGTTGATTAAACACACGGCCGGTGCTGGTTCTTTCTGTGCTAACATCTGGTGCATCGACACCGTCCAGCAATTCTTTCCACAATGACCAGTCGCTTGTTTCGTAGATGTATCCAGAAGTACGTTCCTTATCTTTCCAACCCCAGAACTCAACAAACAGCGCATGTGGATGATCGCTACCAGCCCAACGAATTTGTTTAATGTTGGTACTACGGGGCAATGATTCTGTCCCATTTACTTCCAAGTTAAATTTAATTGCACTTGGATATTGATCTTCGATTACTTTTTTTGCTTCTTTGTTTGAAAACATATTAACCTCCGAATAAAAAATCCTTACTGAATTAATAAGGATTTTATCACAAGTTATATAATTGGTCTATAATACAAATAGGCTATTTTTTCTTGCGAAAACTACTGTATTTCATCTTGAACTTCTTTTTATCTTTGTCAACGTATTTAATGTCGGCATATGTTGTGGGCAAACCCATCGCTTTACTCGCGTGTTGCACCTCGAACAAAAACTCTGATTTACCAGCCAATCCACGAGCGATGTTTTCGTACCAATCCTCTCGTGAATAGAACAAGGTGATACGGCGAGTACCCGTGAATGCGTGATGGAATTCAGCTACGTACAGTTCCATTTAACGATGATCTCCATCGCCTTTAATAACCCCACGCTGCTGACGACTGCCAAGTTTAAGGTGTAACTCGGTTATAACTGTTTCAATATCTGTGCCAAGGTTCTGAAATTGAGTAAACATGAAATCGCGCAATACACCCAATGCAACCAACGCCCTGTCTTGTTTTTTGTATGCGCTGCTTTCTCCATCGCGCATGATTTTCTTAGCAATCCCAGCCAGTGTGCCGATTGCGATCATGGCATCTGAAATATATACTTCCTCGCCTGTCCATGACAGATGACGGTCGAATGACGAGCCATACAATAGCGAAAGCTCGTAGCTGATTTGATTGCCATACCAAAAAACATCAAGCATTTCTTCGACCATTCGGTCTCTGTCACCCCGTTGCATCTCAAAAATATACTCACTAAATAGTTCATCGACAAATCCAAGTACAGGATAAGCAAGGTTGTTACCCGCATTTTGGTACACTGCGTAATCCGTCAATCTCATTGCTTCTTCATATAAATTCATAATGTGTCAATCCTTTTTTGCCCAGCTTCACAGTAGGCCGTTACTATTTCACTACAAATGTAATTCCGTTTATTCTTAATACACATTTTTGCTGTTGTCATCCCGCCACCAAATGGGTCGTATACTAAATCACCTTCATTGCTCCAGCTAATAATATGATCCTCTGCCAGTTGCTCTGGGAATTGCGCGGTGTTTACAGTTCGGTCATCTTCGTTAATAAATCCTACACTATATTTCCAAATGTTGGTTCGTTTGGATGAGGTTGGTGATTTTTTATAAATCCGCTTATTATTCGCCCCTGATTTCCCAAGTCTCTGACCCTTGCTGTATGTGTTATTCGCTCTTTTTGGCACAATATCCTTTATAGGATTGAATGTTTTTATTTTGCCTTTTGTTAACACGAACATATATTCAAATGCCTGATTGTAACAATATCTAGACCCAGATGATCCTACACCATTTTTTTCGTAAATCATCGTGTCTAGCACATTAAATCCACACTCACTCAAATACAATACCTGTTTAAAGCTACTTAGTGTTTCGCATCCATTTATTGTCTGGTCGGCGACAACCCATACAACAGTTCCTCCGACAGAAGTTTTTTCGTACAAGAGATTTGATATATTACGAAATTCGCCCCATGTCATGTTGTGGTAATTCCTAGCGTTATCGTAATTTGGGCTAGTTAAAACAAGATCTATAAAATTATCATCCATTCTAGATAGGGTATCAATACAGTTTTCGTTGTAGAGTTTATTAATCTCGATACCAGACATTTACACCTCATCTCCCCAAGCATCCCAACCTGGATGAACCTGCCTTGCAAATAATTCAATTCTTGGCAAATCACCAGCAAGCTCAACGATTTTATCTCTAAATGCATTAGGTTTTTTAGAATGCTTATCTACTCTATGCTCAACCACGCTGCGAACGGATGCTGATACTCGTTTGGCTTTGCCTCGTGTGGCTATTAGACAATTCTCAGACCCGGCACGAGTCCAGAAGCCCATTCCAAAGAATGGCTTCCAACGAGTCGTTTTCTTAACCCAGGCAAACCCTGTCATTGTTTTTAGCTCAAATCCCCACGCATCCACAACAGCCAATGCTTCTTTTGGCATACTTGCTACCCACCACATAAACAATACACAATCATCGGCCGCGATGCTTTGTACTGGCAGGGCGCAAATTTCATCAACACCCGAAACCGTGTACTGCTGGGACGCACCACTAATCATACTACCACCAGTTCGTTTGTTATTAAATGACCAACCTGGATCTGCGTAAATAATGTTATACTTTTTATCAGGAAACATCAATCTTCCTTTGTGTAAATCATGACATCACTCGTTGCAAATAGATATAAGCCAATCCCAATCGGAACGATTAGTAACCATGCGTAATTTTTCTTATCAGGTTGCACATTATTATTATCACCAATAATCACTGTGCTATCATTGGCTTCGATGTCATGGCTAAATAATCGAATTTCGCCACCAGATGTACCGTAGGATGATACGGCCGTTAGCCCACAAAATACTAGGGCGAAACAAATTAACCCAATTAATAGATACTTTTTCAATCCCAATCCTCTATTTCCCATTCTTCGTCTTCATTGTAAAAATTAATTAAATCACTTTCGTCATAATGAAGCACATGCATACGCACTTGTAAATCTTCGTCTGACATATTACCGTCATAGGCATTTTGCAGTCTATCGTGCGCCCGTCTTCCTGTTTCCGCAAATGAGACACCTGATTTTTGTTGAATTATAATAAACACAACACCAATTACCATCAAGCAGATTACAAACAATACGCCAAGAGCAATATACTCAGCGCCAAATGAAGTGGTCATCATGGTAATTGCAATGAGCAATAAAAATACGGTGAAGAAAATCGTGGCTGTTTTCATTGTATCATTATACCAAAGTTATATACAAAAGAATACGTTACTATCGTAATGTTGCATAAAAAAATCCCCTGACCCATACGGTATCAGAGGATTAGTCGCAGTCCAGGTCGCTGTGTGTGAATCAACAAAGCTGGTAATATCGTCATATCCAGAGTTGAATCACAATACCCCTCGATGCTGCGATCTTGCGAATTCTTCCATTGGGGCTGACTTGTGGTGCAATGCATTCATCACAACGCTACCTCTCGGCATTTCGCTCAGATGTCTCTCCATCAGTCACCTTGCGTATAAACCGACACTCTCAGGTGTGGCAGCTTCACCTATTCCAATAAAGACGTATTAGTGCCAATAGGCTTATCAGTCTGAATGGCAAGAATCGAACTTGCGACATCTCGGCCCCAAACCGAGCACTCTACCTAACTGAGTTACATTCAGAAAGCATGGGTACGGACTTTTACCGTGAATCTCAACACAGCCACCCACGAGACTGTTTCGCTCTCTGAGGCAGAGATACCTCACTGTGGGCAATACAAGAATCGAACTTGCAATTCACTGCCGTATACAACAGTGCGTTGTTGCCATTACAACTAATTACCCAGAGTGCCGGTTTTAGATTAGGGACAAAACCGGCTTAAAAGAACCACATCATGGGGCGTTAGACGCTTGCCATGTGTACGCACCCCAGGAGTTGAACCTAGCTACTTACCGCTTATAAGACGGCTTGATACAACCGGTATTCTTGATGCGTAAATGAATGAATTTCCAGTCTACTCCCTGTCCGTATCATTATCGCTGTTAATTCAGCACGTCCGATGGTTTTACTTGGGTCGGGTTCAAGTTGCGATTTTATTTTTATTAAGCAGTTAGAATCACGTAACTAACTTCTGAGCGGATAGCAGGAATCGAACCCGCATGTTTCCAATTACCCTTTCGTCTGGGTAGAAACCAGAGGGGATATATCCGCTTGTAATGGGCTGGTTGCAGCCAGCCCATTCATTCTTGCCACAACTCACAGGATTTGGGCAGCACACTGGCAATTATGGCTCATGTGGCTATATAACTATTTTACGGAATTGACTTACTGTGTCAAGCGTCGATTATTCTATAGATACCACTTAATTTTACTGGGGGCTAGTCGCTACTCTAGCTTCTATGTTCGCTTTTCGTTCCTAGACCAACTGTACGTACCATTTATTGCAGGTAGTCGGGTGTCTGCGATTTTCCACGCCGTCCCAGTTTATTCGACTTACCAGTTTGAGGTTAAAAACCTTGGCAAGTTCTGTTTATTAATGGAACGCGAGGACATCCGAAGATTGTTGGCCCGTAGACTATTTTATCTCCCACTTGTTGTTTTGAGATTAGGGAGCCTCGCATAATTAATTCTATTCATATGCCGACAGGACTTTTACCTGCTATATACATCCCTCTAATTTAATCGGATGCCTTCGCTCATGCAGACTATAAACTGAGATATAGAATGACGACATAGATTTGTTAAAGATGACGGCCGGTTTATGTGGGACATTACTCCTCGTTCAGATTAGTAAGTCACCGGTCGTCTATTAGGTTATGTCTGTTATTATATATAACTTTGCGTTGATTGCAATAGTTACAAAGTGCTATTTCAAATAATCTAGAAAAAATCACACAAATTCAATGTCATCTACATCGTAAGTGTAGTGAATTTGATCTAGGTACGCCAAGAATTGAACACCACTATTATGTTTTATACCATATGATTTATGAAAATCCTTATGTTGTTTGACACACAGAGTTATTCCATTCGTTTTGTTGTATTTCATATGGGGGGTGAATGTGTACGAGTTTATATGATGGGCGTTTATTTTTCCACCAGCACTGCATACAACGCATTTGTAATCATCCCTAATAAAGATATACGATCTCCAGTCTTTATTTTCTTTGGTATCTCTCTTTGCTATACGATCTTCGTCAGTTAGTAGAGGATTCCATAATGGGTTATCTTTTCCAAACGACTTGCACCCATTCTTCTTTACAGCACACCCGCACGATGCAACAGTCCCCCTTCGTAGATTTTGCTTCTCGGCGATATGCGTGTTCCCGCAATCGCAAATGGCGTTCCAGTATGAAGATTTACTATCAGAGCGAGAAAATCCAGTAACCGTCAGCATCCCATAACGTTCTCCGGTAATATCAATTAATCGGCTTAGGTGATCTGCGCATCTTCTGCAATAACTATGCATCCTCAGAGTTATTGATGATTTTCTAATTTCGTACGATTGCCTACAGTTAGGGCATAAAACACAAATGGGTTTCCCTGACCAATTACTCAGTGAATCAAACTTTCGCCTATCAGCTTCCGTAGGGAATAATATCGTCTTGGGTAATTCGTTTCTTTTGGATGACATTACAATTCACATACGCCGCTAGGGCAATCTTGTAGCAAGCTATCTTCTTCCTTTACATCTTCAAGAACTTGAAACTGTCTGCTACCGTCACGGTAAACCGTAATCCCCTTGCATCCAGATTCCCAAGCGTAGACAAACGCATTAATAATATCTTGCACTGTCGCACTGTTTGGCATATTAATTGTTTTAGAAACGGCACTGTCGCAATTTCTTTGTACGGTAGCTTGTACATCTATGTGTTGTTTCCATGTTGGGACTTTTGCCTCGTCATCATTTAAACAAGAAACAAAAAACGGCTCATTACGAAGTGGGTGTGTAAATAAATATGTTTCGCCACGCTCGTCAGTTCGTTGGTATACTGGGGAGAATATTGGCTCAATACCATGTGAACATTCAGAAATAAATCCAATACTTCCAGTTGGTGCAATACTAACAGTTGTTATGTTTCTACGGCCAAGTTTTTGGCAATGATCTGGGATGCCGCGCTCTGCTCCCAGTTGCTCCGATGTCGAATAAGAGACCTGTTGAATGACACCCATAACCCTATCTAGAAAATCAAGGCTAGGTTGTTCGCCATATTTCATTCTTAATTTTAGTAGCGAGTCTGCATATCCCATAATTCCTATACCAATTGGGCGATGGTTTTTATACCATTCCTCAAATTTCGGAGTAGGAAAGACATTTTTACTGCCAACATTATCAAGAAAGCGCGAAATGACCGTTACGACACGAGATAAACGCGCATAATCAAAATTCCCGTTATCATCATAAAAATATTCGTGAGATATATTAATACTACCCAAATTACAGCTACCGTAGCTTGGTATAGGCTGCTCCCCGCAAGGATTTGTAGCCTCTATTTTACACCCGCATGATTGATATGGGGTATTATTATTGATAGTAGTATGGAATAACAGGCCTGGATCTCCATTGTTCCATGCGTTTTTTGCTAAGTTGATTAATTGTAATCGTTCGCCATTGTCTCCGCTTCGGGCTTCTGTCATCCATTCGTCTGTAGCCATCACTGATTGATTAAAGTTGCCAGCGAATTTTTCGTCTTTATTTTGTTTTAGATTTATAAATTTATCTAAATCCTTGTGGTCAGAGCGCAATGTATACATAAGGGCCATTCTTCTGAACCCACCCTGAGTAATCATTTCTAGATAATCACTCACACGCAATGCCCAATTATTAGGGCCATATGCAAAACCGTGCGTACTCCCAGATACAGGGCTACCCTCTGGTCTTATATTAGTTCCAGTAAAGCCACACCCTCCACCCCGTTTGCCAACAGCCGCAACGTCGCCGAGAACGCTAACATGGTTTTCTAGATTATCTTCATCTGGGCCAACAACAAAACACGCAAACAAGCCACCATTGGCTGTACCAGAGTTAACTAAACAAGGAGAGTTTGGCAACCAAATGCGCCTGGAGAGATGTTCCGTTACCTCCTGCTTGTACCAATTTGATTCCCCATCGCAAACATGATTGACAACCCGTTTTACAAGGTCGTCCCATGTCTCACCAGGGCGCAAGTATCTTTGCTCTAACAATCTTTGAACATCTTTTGAAAGTGTCATATCCTATCCTTTTGTACTGGGTATTATGGAATCGAATAGCAAATGTAATATATCTGCCAAAAAAATTCCGGTGATAAATAAACAAAACGCACCAAATCCAAAATAGGCAATAAAAAAACCAGCAGCAATTTGCAGTGGTATTGCTAGGATTTGTGCGATTACACAATGAAACAACAGACGATTTGGGTTATCATCTCTGAATTGTGGTGCTAGTAGAATAGCAGGACTGAGGATAAAAATCAACCTGACTATTGTGCCGTAAACGGCATGTGATTTGCCACGGTGCTTCATGCTAATTGCGTATGGATACCACAAAGTTTGCCAATAAACATGCAGAAACCCAGTGTATTTGCGTAAATAATACAACGAGATATTTCCATTATCTACGTCAGTATCTGGGGAACAGAATATCTGATAGAAAAATCCAGCGGCGAGTGCTAGGACATTATGAAACCCAAATATAAAGAGGGTTAGAGAGAGATACACCCCGTGAAAAACAGTTACTCTCGTGTGGGTGTGACCATCAGCCATTCATTAAATCTGTTAGAAGATTAATTCCCCATACATTTCTAAAAAAGGACAAGTTTTCTGAACCGTGACTATTATAGTAAATCTCAACAAAATCTTCTTTCAGACAAATACTACCTCGCCCGTCATCATACCTACCGTATCCCGCATTAACGATATTTAGTATGCTACTCTTGCACTTGTCTATTGGACAAATGATAGTATTACGATCAATAACATACCAATCCATCCCGCGCAAAAGGGGAATGATTCGGTTAAATCTGTCTTCTGCCGATCTTGAGTCTCGGTCTTCTTTATCTTTTAGCCTATTTAAAATATCATTTACTTTCATTGATTTTCTCTATTCTCCCACAAACTTAATCTTTTCGTCTTTGTATTTATCGATACCAGACTTAATATAAATACTAATATCGCTAACGACACTACGCTTGATCCCGGCGTAGTTTTTTGTCCTAGCCACCACTTTCCCTTCTATTGTTTCATCAAAGCACCAGTTTCCATCATTGTCCTTCACTTTCACCTTACCGGACAGCAGCATGGCTAGAACCTGCTTCTTCTCTCCATGTATGGGAATGTATTTGCGCAGTGTGTTAAAATCTCTGTCGTTTAACACGTGCGAAATATTGTTTGTCAGGCCATGAATCGTCTTTCCATATGAATAGAAGTATACAGATACGCCAGGAATGCGATAATGCCACTCGAAAAACATATTTTCAGCAACGATTGTAAAATTGACATGAGACACATTGGTTAACGAACGCAAAATTGCTTCTATACAGAACTTTGCTGATGTCCCTGTTGCTATTTCATCATCAACGAACAGTACCTCAGTTGCTTTATTTATTTCATATCTGTCGTCGTGAACCGTATTGTCTCTATAAACTGGAATTGCAATATGTGGGGGAAACGGCCGTTCTGCATACTCGTAAACCATCTTTGCTATTTCCCCCATCACCAGCCCACTATTTCCCGCCATCACAACTAAATCGAATTCACGCTTGTTAATCAATGAGTACAATCTGGCCGCATATCGCTCCAGCCTATCAACCGCAATAGAACTGCGATTATATCGTTTTGACAATTTTTTCAATCTTTTTTGATAATCACCTGGGAATTTTCTAAGCATCGTACTTTCCTTGTAAATCACTTTACACAATTGCGATAAAATAGTGCTATTATAAAACCATGTCAGAAGTAATCGCATGGTTAGGTAGACCAATAGACGGAATGACAGTGGCAACTTTGCTGCTCGTTTTATCCGTTGGAGCAAACATTGCATTCGCATCTCGCCATAGACGCTAGATAATCAACCACATATAAAACAATAATAAAAAATAAACTGTCATTAGAATTAGTATTCGCCTTAGATACGGATCATCCATCCTGTATATCATACACCATATCATTTGGTGTCTTTTTGTAATATCCATGCTCTCGCAATATGTTGTCATAGTTGTAAACTGTTGTTCTTGACACGCCCAATGATTCAGCGAATGCCGACATATTCTTTAATGCGTTTTTATCCTGTCGTAATGCGGCTAGGAATTTACGATGTTTTGCACTGGGCTTGAACGGCCGTGGTTCAGGTGCAGGCGTTGATTTCGCTTCTGCGGCTACGGTACGCTGCTCTGGCATTGTTTTGGGCTTGTGACGACCAAGTAGACCTTTTTCCTCTAAAAACCGCTCTTGCGTCGTTCTAGAAGCCACAATCACTGCGCCGGGTATTGTCATGAAGCTGAGAATAAATATGCTGAACGATATTGCGATTGGCTCGAACAGGTAGGTAACAATACTTTGCGTATCACCGGCAACGACGGCCGTATATAATATCCCAATATCAACTTTATCAACAAACGACAGTACCCCATTAACAAGCACAATAACCAGTAGATACATACCAAATGATAACACTGGGACAACTGGGCTAACTGAACCTTTTACTGTTGTTCCTGCGTACCGTTCCCGAAGATTACGAAATTCGATAAATGTGCTAATTGATGCAAAGCCAAGCACTTCGATTACGGCCGCGAACACCAGTGCCAGATACCACGGAACGCCCAGTATTCCCGACACATGCACATAGGCGAAATAAGCTGGAATGATGGCCGCAAACCACGGAACGATACCAGATGCAAAATTAACTAAATAATATTCAGCCTCACCTCGTAACTGATCTGCGGCTTTAAGAAAATCTATTAGTTTTTTCATAAAAAATTAGAATCTCATTGGAACAATACCAAATACGATATTATCATTATTACTGGGACGAACTAACATCCACATCTCATTACGATGAAGCGAAAAAACAATGTTGGGGGCAGACAATAGGTTTTTAAATATCAGCCCAATTTTCTTCACCGAATTCATATTAATAATCCAAGAGTTGGGGTCGCCACTGAATGGAATATGCAAATCAGCACTTTCTACATCGCCGTCTGCTGATTTTCCTGACAGAACAAGCATATCTTTTTCGTCGTCAAATGTAAACGATACGGCCGATATTGTGTAAATCTCGTTCTTGCCGCGATAATCAACTGTAGCGAACGCATTTAGCCTGTCCAATATCATGACTGTGTCTACGGTAGCCGAATTATCAGGGCGTACCTTTAGTTCCTCGATCATCTGCTTACCTGGGTACGAATCTTGGTCTGCCATTAAAGGGCTGAATACAAAAAAGCTATAATTAAATAACCATGCTTTGCCATCAACAATGCGTAACATCGGACTCGTGTCCCAATACAATCGCAATGCGTATGTCATAAAATCTGCCGGAGCAAGAGCGTCTATAGGTGGGTGAGAGTTATTCTCGATAGAACTATATCCCATGATATATCCATCAACTGCGACCATCTCAACCCGTTCGCCGATACTGATGTACACACCAGATAGTTTTGGATTCATCTGCATAGATCCAGATACCGCAGCATTGCACACAGACAATACGGATGAATAATTCTCAATCACAACCGCATCGGATTCAGATGGCATCTTTATGAACTTGCAGAACGAATAGTCCTCTTGGTATCTTAACGTAGTGCTATCTACCCCAACCGAGAATTTCAATGATGCGGTTGTGCTACTGATTTTAACCCGTTCGCCATTGAGGGAAACGGAAAGGAATTTATGCAGTTCACGGAGATTGATGAATTTGTTGATAATGCTCTCATAGCCGTCATCAAGTTCACATAACCGTGCGCCGCCTAGTTTGGTTTGGAAACTCCCAGATATACACCAAATGGCATGATCTATTTCAACAAAAACTCCAGTCCCGTTTCCTTTGTGGCCTTCCCCGACCAGAGGTAGTACGGATTTTACTACGCTTCGTAATGCGTCAATTTGAACACTAAACATCTAATCCTCCATGTCGTCAATCATGTTTCTAATGGTTACATTATTTTGTCGTCCACCACGGCCGTTTACTGGAATATCTCTACCAATAGGTCTCTGGCGCTGATTATTGGGTTGATTGCTTGGTTGATTCGGTCGGTGACGATTTTCTGGTTTGTTATTAGACGGAATCGGCAGATTCGATTCACGACGATTTTGCGCATTGGGTTTACCCCGATTCCGGTCATTGCTCGGTCTATTTGACTGCGGTTTAGGAGAACCGCCAACAGCGCGACCTAGTCCACTAACCATTTTTAACCATGCTGGTGGTTTTCCGCCCAATAGTGTAATCAATGCGGAGAGATTGTCAAAGAACGCACTGATGATGTGGCCTAATATTTCTTCCGCAAATACAATGCCGATGTCTAGTAGAATACCACCGCCTACCAACAAACCTGTCAATACTTTTTGATATTCCTCATTCTGAAACCCACCAGTTGGTAATTCGCCAGCAGAAGCACGATCAAATCGCGCACCTACGTTAGTAAGTGCATCAAACCCACTTACAATCCAAAAGGCGGCAAGCCACCACATGCGCTGATTTTGTTCTTCTGGTGTATCGGCATTGAATGAACTAGCCATATACAAGAAAAACGTGGGCAGAAATTGAACAGCAATACCAGCCATTACGCCAAACGTTTTATCGACCACAAGTAATTCTGTGAAGCGAATAGTTTGCCCCAAACTCCACACAAAACTACCGTAGGCGACCACGAACATCAGGACACCAATGACAATAAACCAAAACACTCTCTTAGCTGCGCTATCTCTCATGTTATCTCCTGTGAAAAAATAACCACCATGCTATTAACATGGCGGCTAAACAAAACCAAATCGCGCCAAACAGCAAAAGCTCTCTATATTACACGCTCTCGTAAGTTCCTTTCACTTTTGCGAAACTTACATCATAATTTTCTTTTACTTCATTAAACGTTTCTACCGCACTACGGCCGTCTGCTTTCAGTCGCCCAATTTCGGCAATCAGTTCTTCATTAAAATTATCACCCAGCAACAACGCTAGTTTCTGATTGTTCTGCCACACTGCTCGTTG